ATAATTACAGACATTCCACTATATTTGCCGTATAATCATTAAATCACATCACACCATGAACAGTAACATCACACTAAAGTCATTCAAATATCAGAACGGCTCAGGATACGTCAAGACGGATTATGTGCAGATATGGTTCAAGGACAGAGAGGTGGGCTTCATCGCTCCAGAGGGCATCTTTCTACGTATGTATGATCCCAAGTGTCCAGAGGGCATTCTTAGGCCAATAGGCTCCCCCAAGGTCAATGACGTGGCCGTTCTGGTGCAGTTCTTCAGGGATCACTTTGACGCCATCAATGATCGTTACATCACAGTATTCAGAAATGAACGATAGGTTGCTTTTAAGATAGGCTAAATGTATATTTGTCCAGTGAAAACGTTTCATAAGGATGAATTAGTTTAGTTTTGTTAGTGTTTTTTAGGTTAAATCGGGGTTGACATTACGACTTACAAACTTCTCTTTTCCTGTTGTTTGATTGGTTGTTATGTATTTGCTTAATTCTTTTCAATGAGCAGCCGAGGGGTACGGGCGTGACGCTTCTACTTCCTCGGCAATCCTTTTGTATATGTGTCCCTGGAAACAATCCCTACACTATCGTGAAGTCAAGATGGACATCATCCACGTCAATGAACCCCTGTTCCACAAGCAGGGTGACAATCGTGCGATTGTGTATGAATCGCACGTCAATGACTGGGTAAAGATTGGTCACAACAGTAAACGAGCCGACTTTCTCTCTATGCAGGTTATCCCACACAGGCACGACAGGCGGTCTTCTATTCTGTGTGCGTACACCGAACGTGCCGCCATCCTTGAGGATCGTTCTGGGCTGAATCAGAATCGTTTCCAGAGATCTGATATACTTGCGCTTCAGCAGACAGAAAGCAGTTCTACAGACATCTCTGTTCAGCGTGATATAGTCAGCGGACACGTGGAATTCTTCACGCACCCTGTTGCGAAAGTAGTTTGTGTCCTCCCTCTGCATATCATCAAAGTCCATACGAAGCAGATTCAACAGCCGCTCCTCTGTCTTAGCGCCACCCATGATTTCGCTATCTTATAATAAAATCATCAGCCATATCAATAAAGCCAAGCAGTCGCAGAGCATGTTGAAATTCATGTACAAATTCAACTTTTATATTCGCAACGTAAAAACAGTCATACTCTGAAACGTATTCTACTGTAAATTCTGGATCACCTACGTCCCCTATAAGATAAAGAGTGTATTCTCCATAAACAACTTTTCTCCATCCATTGGCAAGCAGTATATTAGGAGTCAACCTTATAGGCTCAGCCACTGAATCTGTAATCCACTTGCGAAGCCTACTATTGTCTGTATAACCAATAAGATTACATTTCAGATCACCCTTTAAAGCACACACCCTGTGAAGAGTGTTGTCAAAGGAGAACCAATCACCTATCATTAATTCATTAACTTTCATTGTCACACCCTTTTCTAATTATTAAAAGAACACTTTAGCATAATCTTCTTTTATCATATGCAGCACTTCTTCATGATCAAAAGTGTCATATGCATCTAAGTCATACTTGTCATCATAAACAAATTCTTTACAAAACTCAAAAACTTGAGTTCTAATTGCTACACGTCCTTCTGTTATCTTTCTTATTACATCTTTTAGTTGAGAACTGGCTCCCCTATTTCTATACTATTGGGGTAGCACATAAACCGTGCCAGCTCAAAACAAAAATTCTTTTCTCTGTTTGTCATTATTACCTCCTTCTAAATCTTACTGTAGATTTTCCATTGGTTGTTTCCAACACTGATATCGTATATGTTTTACACTTAAACTCTACCCTACCTTAACCATCATAATCATTAATTATTATCTGGCACATAAGGAGGGTATGAATCACATTCCTCCTTTGTTGCAAACACATTAGTATTACTTGGTTTTCCTACGATATTTACAATATGATTCTGGTCTTCTGTGTGGTATATGACACAGGAACTGCCATCACTATTGATTATGGCCTGATATGACTTGATTTTTGTCTGAATCGCCTCATTGGTGACAAGATTCTTATGCCACACCACATCACCAACTTCAAATTGTACTTCTATTTCGTGTTTCATAAATCGTAGTTATTGATTATCTTAACAGACTCTTCGTCTGTTATCGGACGAACATGCTCCCACCCGAGTATTTCCAGCATCCCCTGAGAAATGGGGTACTTTACCTCAATGTTATCATCCAGAGTACGATAGCACCTATGTTCATCATCACGAAACAACACAATGTCCGGATAGTTCTGTTCCCAGAATATTGGGTCAGAAAATGCCACCATTACGTCCTGCCATTCAGCTTCCAGACCATGCTGTAACTCAACATCCTTTTGAGCATCCAGCAATGACTGAAATTCGCTCGCTGTTAGCTGTTTTGTGAGTGACTGTAAGGTATTAGACTGTTGACTGTCCAAAAGTCGCTGTAATTCGGCATTCTTGGCCGTTAGCTCATCTATCAGGGTACTGGCGTTGTCAAGTTCCTTCTGTAGATCCTTAACCTCACGTTCCTTGAAATAAAGTTTTCTCTCAAGACGGTCATTCTCCGCCTTGAGAGTCTGCATATTTTGTTCCACTATTGACATTTTGTTAGTCCTTTAATGCAGTATCCTGATTTATTTCACCGATACCAAATTCCTTGTAGTCACGACCGATGAAGACAGTGTAGGTTCTTGAAGCATAAGGCCTGTCCCAGAACTGATAATTGTATCTGAATGTATGCTGGTGTTCCGTAAGATATATAATTTCCTCTCGAGGGTTGCCGTCACTATGGTATTTGTAGAGCTCACAGTTCTTTTCCAGTATCTTACAGTATTCCTCTATGGCCTGTTGTCTGTTGGAGGTTACACCATCTTCCTTGAACAGAGGTATTGTCTTTAGCATTCGTGTGTCACTCCAGATAATGTTTCTACTGTTGGCCGCAAGCATGACTTCTCCTATGGACTTTAGGCCAACATCATTGCATCTACCGAAGTTGATATAGACATGATTGTAGCCTATCACTTCATAGGATACATTTCCCTTGCGAAGTTCTGAGAGCAGAACTGTAAGATTACCGCCAACGTGCATTTCTGCAATGGAAAAGAAGTCAGTGGCATAAGCCGAGATTGATAAACAAAATGCTGCAATAGTAGCAGCGATGATTGTAATAAATCTTTTCATAATACAAAATTATTTAATGTAACAAACAAAGGCAACCAACCTGATTGCAGAACAAAGGTAGTCATTTTTCTTGAATATCCAAGGAATTTATTAGGAATTCTTCAAAACTTTTTAATTAAGCAGTACACCTCTATTTGGGTGGTTTTATGCCCCGATTTGAGGGGTTTTACTAAATCGATTTACCCTTTTACTGAGAATACAAAACACTATAAAATTAAGCCTTTTTCTTCACACCCCGATTTGGGGGTTTTATCCTGTACCTGTTTGAAAATCTCAAATTGAATGTGTGTAACAGGCTTTTGTCCGCGAGTTATAGGACGACCAGGAACTTCTCTATAAAGAGGTGTAAAAGTAAAATTCAACACTGTCTGACAATCCATAAATGCTAATCTGGAAGTATCCAACCGTTGTCTTTTTATAACATCCCAAGTTTCGTTTGTGTTTATATGTAGCAGTTCCCTTAATTTTTCTATGGAAATTACAATTTTTCCTTGCTGTTTACCTAAAGAATAGTATTTACTGATAAATTCATACACATCCATAGTTGTTGTAGAATTCAACTTACATACGGATGGGATATGAACATTACGATAATTGTCTTTAATCACTTCTAAAAAGAATCTAACGGATTCAAGACCCATAACAATTTCATTTTTAGTTCCATCTGTTTCATCCCATTTAATTTTAATAAATGGGAAAAATATACGACCACGAGTCTTAGAACTTCCCTTTTCAAGAAAATAAGCATTTTTAGCCAAGGATAATAAAGCCTTTTTATAAGAAGTTCTAATTTTATTACGCACACTTAATAGACGGATATTCACCTTACAATGAAAATAACAATAGGAATCCAAATTAAGCTCCTTTTTCAGGAACTTGATATAGGTTTCCCAGTCTTCATCAAGTTTAGTGAAGTCTATTTTACCCCAAAATGGCTGTAACTGTTGAGCAACAAGATACAAGCATTTTCGTTGAGCAACGTTCCATTCTGAAAGATCCACTTCCATAGGAAATCTTACTGTTTCTATCATAATTTCATCTATTTTACGGCAAATATAAATGTTTTATAGGTAAAGAACAAATTTATTATTCCGCACTTGGTAATTAGAAATATAGTTCATTGTGCAGAAAGTTATAGTTCATTGTGCAGAAAGTTATAGTTCATTGTGCAGAAAGTTATAGTTCATTGTTTCACACAACTTCCTGTGCCACAGGACATTATCGGGGTTTTGCGGATGGGGTTATAGTATAGGGTTATAGCTTTGAATGGTTATATTTGATAGTATTACTCCTAAAGTCGTAATACATATCATAACCATTCTTTTGGTTATAGTTTGAAGGGAAATATAGAAAAGGGAACCGAAACGCCACATCTGAAATAGAGGGCTTTGAAAGGGAGACTCCTCCCTATGGTCGGAGGTCTTGTCTTCTCCCTTTCTACCGCCCAGTAGAGGGTCGACGGAGCGACCCTATTTTCTTATAGGAGATTTCTCTATGAAAGACGTTATACAATCAGCGTTTGAAATGGATTAAATTCATGATCAGGTGTATAGATCAACGTTAGGTATATAGCATAAGGAAGTGCGCTCTCTGCCTTACGATATTTTGGCCTTGAGAAGTGGTGGTTCAATTCCACCTATACTGCTAATTTCGGCCTTGTGCCTGTAACGGTTTTATGTTTTTTGAATTGTAATTGGGTAAATTTGTCGGTTTTTAGACGATTTAAGTGATGTTTAGTGTTTCTTTAGTGTGGTCTTAGATTTGTGATTGGTTTATTCTTATATTGCGTAGAATTTTAGCTTGCATATCATATTTACGAAAAATTGAGATTTATCAGTGATTTCAGGGTTTGTAGAGTTCTTTTCTTTTTCGTTTTGTAGTTAGTCCACCGTCTGGGAAGTAAGGTTCTCCACGGTGGACATTTTATAAAAAATCGTGAAAAGTTCATTGGAAATTATAGAAAGTCCATTATATTTGCAGTATAGAAAGGTAGAACAATGGCTCTTTGGTAAATTTTTACTTGTTTATATTTGTATCATGAAAACTTTTAATTTTTTACGATATGACAACTAAAAAATTAGTTCCGATTGAGAAGTTTAGGGAGGTTGCCCTACTCAATGGCTATGAAGTATTTGATGAGGCACAGGTGGCGGACTATGCCAAGGACGCCATGATGAAGTCTCAGGCAGGTGTTCTTTCACAGAAGGACAAGGATGAGTTTGTCGTGGAAATGGCAGGCCTTATGAAGGCTATCTGCACGAATGAGGACGGCAGTCAATGCACCCTTTATTATCGCAAGCCGCTTGTTGATTGGAAGATTGACGGTAATGGTGTCGTGATGAAGGGAATCGCGGGAACGTACACTGACACTCCTGAGAACAGGAAGCTGGATCGTGTGGGTCAGGCCTATGTTTCAAGCCCTGACGTCATTAAGTCCATCTATAGTAATAATGAAGGGAGTTATGATGCAGAGCTGTCTAATAAGGCCGCTTCCATTAGAAAGTCTTGTGCTGTTGTTGTGTCTGACGCTGACAAAAGATTTGCAACGGGTGAGATTAGTGAAGAGCTTTGTAAGTCAGTGAAGACAGAGGTTGGTATGTACCTGACATCGTGGGGCGACACACTTAATGAGTGCTGTGACGTTGTGAAGTCTGAGGACTTGTCTGACGTGCGTGAGGACTTGGCTGATGCAAGGGCGGCATTCGTCGATATTGTGAAGGCCGCTCACGGTCGCTATGCTGACAATGCCAAGAACAGGCGTCTGCATCGTGTGGGTCAGGAGTACGGCAAGGCGGCTCAGGAGAAGGACAAAGACGGAAAGAAGCAGGGTGCGGCTGACGGTGAGTCAGGTGAGAAGCCGTCTCGCAACGGTGACTCCGTGAAGCGTGATATCTCCATTCTTGAGGAGAACAAGGACAAGATTGTGGAGAAGTACGGTCAGGAGGCCTATGACAAGAAGATTGAAGCCCTGAAGAAGGAGGGTGAGGACTTTGAGCAGAAGGAGACCGTGAAGCAGCTCAAGGATCGCGCTGACAAGCAGGATGCCGAGGAGGAGGAGAGTAAAAAGGCTGAAAAGAGAGCCAAGCGACAGGAAAGGCGTAGAGCTCGTCATGCAGCCAAGAGGGAGGCAGCTGAAACAAAGGCAAAGGCAGAAGCCGAGGAGAAGAAGAAACAGGAATCTTCTAAAGCGAACATTGAGGGGCTAGTTCGTGCCTTTATAAAGGATAGACCTGATGATAGTGATGAACTCAAGGCTAAAAAACTCGAAGCAAAATATAAGGAATTCAAAAGGTTGGAAGCCCTGAGAGATGGTGCAACTGCCAAGGAAGCTGAAGATTTTGCTAATAAAGTTTATGCTGACACTATAGGTCGTGCAGATAAAGGGGATAAAGACGCATTGCTTGCTTTTAGTGATGCAAAGTTTACAGTAGATGAAAATGCTCGGAAACATGTTGCACTTCTCGTAACAAAGGCTGGTGCAAAGCAGTTTTTGTCTGGGAAAGTTGGTGATGACTATTATAAGGCTGTGGCTGAGGTTTATGATGCTTTTAGACAGATTGGCAAAAATAAGAAAGTTACAACCATATTAAAGGAAGTAGGTAGTGGTAATCCGTCTAAGGATATGCAAGCCAGAAAATATGTTGAAGCTATCAATGGCGGTGCGTCTCATGAGGAAGCCAGTGAATTTGCTCAGAAGAGGTTTGAAGCTTTTAATCATGATATTGAGGTGGCTCAAGCAGCTATGAATGGTGGACATCCTCAGGATATGGTGGATTATTTGTTGAGAAAGGCTTATGATACTTTTGATAAAGCGAAGTTTACAAAAGAATGAGTCATAGACAACTAAAAGGCCAGTTAGAGTATTTTTGAAATGACTATATTTGTCGTGTGGTCAATGAATGATTAAAAATTACATAAGAGATGAAAAAGTACATTTACACCAAGGGGAGTGAATCAGTTACCGTGGAGACTGACGGTCTTGGCAGAATCGATAACTTTATGGTGACAGGTGTTATCGGAAAGAATTACAGCGGTCTTGTGCAGTCCGGATTCTGCTTCAAGATGGGTGATGCGGTGTCTATCGCTTCCATGTTGAATATGGCAAAGCTCTGCAAGGCCAAGGTTGAGTGCTTCGAGAGTGATGTTCTTGTTCAGGACGAGAGTGCTGACTATGTTGAGAACGAGCCGGAGCTTGATGGCACGATAGAGGGTCTTAATCTTGCTATTGTCAAGGACAAGGCCACCTACGAGGCCAATATGTTTCCGGAGTATGTGGCGGCTCACCCTTATGAGGAGGGGCTCACCAACAGCAACTTTCCTTGGCTTGTAGCCAGATTCAAGAAGCAGACTGAGAAGCCTGACAGCACCTATGCAGTTCAGGTTCTGGCTGATGACAGGGTTCTTGACTTTGTTGGAACGAGTGCCAATCTTGGTGAGATTTCTGTGGACAAGAAGACTCTCACCTGTAAGGCTAAGAACGGCCTGTCGTGGGAGATTGTTGCAGATCTTGGCATTGTTGAGCCTAAGAATGTGACTTGGTTCACAATTCGTATAACATACAGCGGTGTTCTCTACGAAGCGAAGCTCAATGTGATTCCAGACACAATCTAAAAATTCTTCCGTTTATGGGCAGGAAGAAGCATTCCATAAAGGGTCAGATGGGGGTTGATAAAGCAGCCCCCATAGACCGTTTAGACAGCATGTCTATTCATGAGTTGAGCCTGATGTCACAGGCCGCTCCGCTTGCTCTTCAGAATCGGCTGGAAAAGGCTCTTCGTTCAGAGAATGTTGAAGACGTGCTAAAGGCACAGGCGTTTATCGCACAGCAGGAGAGGAACGGCAGAGCCGTCAAGCCTGACATCAAGTCCATTCTATGGAACCCATCTGACATCGGGTTTAACGGTCGTGGGTATCGTGATCCGAACAATGGCATACCGTTCACCACGCTTCAGAGAATGGGTGACATCTATATCATTAAGGCCATCATTAACACTCGTATTGAGCAGATACAGAATTTTCTGCGTTATAGTGATGATGATCAGAAGCCTGGATTTCAGTTGCGATACAAGCGGATGTTCGGTGGTGACATTAAGGAGATATCCAAGAAGGATATGAAAGTCGTTGAGGGGCTTGTGCGCTTTCTTGAGGATGGCGGTGAGAATGATAAATGGTCTTCAGAGGACAACTTTCAGGATTTCACTCGCAAGACCATAAAGGATTCTCTCTGTCTGGATCAGCTCTGCTTTGAGGTGGTTCGTAGTCGGAGCATGAAAGTGAATAAGTTCAGGGCTGTTGATGCCTCCCTTATACGACAGCTTGACACGGATGACCCTCGCTATGCAAGTATGTTTGAACAATACAGATGGCACGGTTATCTTCCTCGTTATGCAATGGTGTATGATAGTCAGATTATACGCAATCCGGCCACTGACGAGCTTGTCATCTATTATCCGTGGGAGCTTGGCTATGGTATTCGTAACAAGACGACCAACGTGTTTAAGAATGGCTATGGCTGTTCGGAGCTGGAGACGCTTATAGAGGTTGTGACATGGATATTGTGGGGTATGCAGTATAATGGCAACTTCTTCAAGCAGGGGTCTCAGCCAAAGGGATTCATTAACGTCAAGAACTCCAATATTGATCAAGGCACGTTGAATGAGTTCCGCCAGGACTGGAAGCAGACGATGTCCACCGTCTATAATGCTCACAAGATTCCTGTGATACAGGGTATTGATCTTGAGTGGATAGACTTGCAGCAGTCCAATAAGGACATGGAATTTACGGAGTGGATTAAGTTCCTCTTTGTTGTGACGTGCGCTGTATATCGCATTGATCCGTCAGAGTTGGGCTTTCAGTTTCAGGATGCGGCAAGGGTATTTGGGCAGGACGGTCAGAAGGAGCGTCTCGATCACTCTCAGAAGAAAGGTCTGTTTCCTCTGTTGGTGTTCTTCCAGAACATCGTGAATCGCTATATTATATCTGAGATAGATGATCGTTTTGAGTTTGTGTTTACAGGCGTGGACATTAAGGATGAGTCCGCTCAGGTAGATATTGATAAGAAGAAGCTGGATGCAGGTGTTGTTTCTCTGGAGGATATGTTCCGCAAGTATTCAGGGCGTGATCTTGATCCAGAGAAGGATACTATTCTCAACTCTATTTATCAGACTGCACAGAGCAACAAGATGATGGGTGGGGAGGATATGAATGGAGCCGTTGATGAGATGAACGGTGAGGGTGGCAATGGTGATGACTTTGATATCGCAGATATGCTTATGCAGAAGTCACAGGGCAACCCTATTCTCGGCAAGGCACTGGAATTTATTGACAATCAGTTATCGGCTAAATAATGGCTTATAGAGAAAGAGTTCCAAGGGTGCAGAGACACGTTGACCCTATGCGGTATCCAGCAGTACAGGGGCGATATGAGCGTGAAGCGATGAAGAGCTTTGCACCTGTGGAGCTGTTTGGTAACATTGTTGAGACGATGACGAGAATAGTTAAGGAGAAGCGAGGTTGATATGCTTTTTACTGACAAGGACATACAGCGTATTCTGAAGGAAGTGGACTTGTCCACGGCCAAGCTGATAGCTCGTGTTCTTGGCAGGAACTATCTCACGAAGTATGATCTGGACATTCTGAAGAAGCGTGGTGTTGATCTATTGAAGTTGATTCCGAAGTTTCCAGTACATTATCAGTCGTTTCTGTTTGGTCGTGTTTCGGCTGCACTGGGCGATTCCATCACCAGGACGATGGGTTATTCTGACCTGTTGCAGTTTCTTCCTAAAATGGGTGATTTTGTCCCGACTGCGATGGAACTGTCCTTCTATGATGTGGCGGCTAACAAGACATATACACATATAAAGGGCTTTGGTGACAGGCTAAAGAATGACGTGCGGAATGCCATCTCGGCGGAGGAGATGTCCTATATTCAGACTGAACAGGCCGCAAGAGCGAATAAGGTCATTCACGACGAGATACTGAACGGCACTATTCAGAAGAGGACAGTGCAGAAGATTGCTTCCAACATAGCACATCAGATGGATGACTGGAACAGGGACTGGGGGCGCATTGTGGAGACGGAGTGTCAGGACGTGTTTAATCTCGGCAGGGCGCAGACGTTTATGCAGGATGAGGATGATCCCAAGGTGTTCTTTCAGGTGTACCCTGGAGCCTGTAAGCACTGCATTCGTCTCTATTTGACACACGGTGTGGGGTCACAGCCGAGGATATTCAGGCTATCGGAGCTGTTGGCCAACGGCACAAACTATGGTGTGAAGTCGAAGGAATGGAAACCGACAGTACATCCTGTGCATCCATATTGCCGCTGTTTAATAAACAGGCTTCCAGAGGGTTATGTGTGGAATGAAGAGAATCATAGGTTTGAGCCTCCTAAGAACTATGTTCGTAAGGTGCAGCGCAGAAGCAAGGTTCATATTGATATTGGTGATAAACATTATGACGTATAAAAATTATATGATTATGAGATTCAAGAAATGGCTTGGAATAATGACTCCACAGGAAAAGCTGGAGGAGTATCACGATCTTAGGAAGAGGCTTGCTCAGATAGAGGATGAGGGTAGGGAGCTTGCACATCAGTTTTCTATTCAGAAGTCCATTGTTGATAGCATCGGTGAGGGTGTGCCTGATTCCAGAAGAGCTGATGTGCTTGCGAAGCACGCTGACTTCATGAAAGGTCACACAAAGCGTGTCACAGCCTGTGTTAATGAGCGTGAGAAGATTCTGAAGGGAATTGACGTACTTGTTGAGGAGTGTCAGGAGGTGCGTGATGAGATTGAAAAGGGTCGCAAGTTGAACGGCTTGATGGAGCTTCGCAAGGCTGGCAGTTTGGATGAACGTCAGTATTTTAATCTTGTTAAGTCAGTGGACGGCAAGCCTGTTCGATACGCTGACATGGTTGTTATGCGTGAATCAGACGGTAAGATTCTTATTCTGCACCGTGTTGATGATGAGATGTGCCCTACTGGAGAAGTGTGCATTCCTGGAGGCCACGTTGAGCCTGATGAGGATTTTAAGACAGCGGCCTTGCGTGAGTTTAAGGAGGAAACCAATTTGGATCCTATTGTTTCCAGGGGTATTAGGTATCTTGGCGAACATAAGGACGAGAATGCACATATTCAGTATTATCAGGTGTACGTAGATGGTGGACAGCCTATTACCGTGGATGCGACGGAGGAGTGTTTTTCTGAATGGATTGACATAAGTGAGATTCCGTTGAAGAATTTTATTTTTGATCAGGGTAAGATTGTCCTGAATCTTATGAACAGGATATATAGAATGGATTCTGTTGAGCCGCTTGACACTGTTGTCAAGGCTGTTCAGGACGGTCGTATGTCTGTTCAGTGCTTTAAGGAAATCTGTTCCGACATTGTGAAAAAGGCACTGGCCACGGAGAACGCAGCAGCTGTCATTCCTGAAAGTATGGAGGGTGACGTGAAGAAGCTCACTATGCCTGTTCGTGACCCGATGTGTGGCGTTGAGACGCTTTTGAAGGGGATCAACGGTGTTGATGAGGTGGTTGTGAATGGCACGGAGACAATTAAGTTTGTCAAGCCATTGTTCATTCATAGTGTTTCCTATGAGGAAAATCCAGAGACAAATAGGCTTGTTCAGTGTGCAGTGAGCTATGTTGGTGAAGATTCTGATATGAGCAAGTTAATTGATGTCTTGCGGAATGGTCTGCGGAATGGTTCGGTGAATTTCAGAATTAAGGAGGAGGAATTTATCTCCGTTAATGAGAATGGCACGGACTATGTTGGTGACCCCATCTTTGCTGTTATGTAAGTTTCTGATTATTTTTGTCCATAATTATTGACGTGAATGAGTGGAATGAATGACTTCAATTTCTTTCTTCCAGCTGATCTTGTAAAGGCGGAGGATTCAACTCGGTATCCTCGTGGTGACGAAAGACGCTACGAGAATATGGTGTTTGAAGGAATTGCGAGTGATGATAGCAAGGACTATGAGGGGGAGAGTATGGAGCCGAAAGGCTTTGACTTGAGTCACTTTCTGAAGCACGGGCTGTTGAATCTTGATCATCTTACCATAAGGGCGAAGGAACTTAAATCCCGATTTTGGATCGGTGAGCCGCTGGAGGCCAAGATTGTTGACAATAAACTTTGGGTTAAGGGAAAGCTCTGGAAGGACAGCCCTGAGGCAAGGGCGTTCTGGGATAAGTGCATTGAAATGGCTGAGAGTGGCTCGACACGCAAGCCAGGAATGTCTATTGAGGGGCGTGCTCTGGAACGTGACCCTAAGAACCCGAAGCACATTCTTAAGGCTATAATCAATAACATAGCGATGACGTTCACTCCTGTGAACTTCAATTCCTATATTGAGATTGCAAAGGGCATTCAATCTCAGGATTTTTATCCTACTGATGGCTCAATGGCAATCAGTGATGATGTGATGCTGGAGATTGTGCGTGGCGGCAGGAAGTTTATCATTAAATCAGATTTTACAACGGTGGAAGAAAGCATCTAATTGGCTGCGATTTCAGTAGAATGTAAACAATAAATTTTTAGAGTTATGTTAGAATTGACAGAAAACCAGAAGAAAGATGAGCTCGTGAAGTCTCTGTTGGACAGTGGCTTTTCTGAGGAGACCATCGCAGGTTGGATCAACTCTGGTGACATTACCCTGAAGTCTGAGGAAGCCGAGGGTGACGGTGGTGAGGGAGACGAGCCACAGAATGATCCTGACAACGGTTCCGAGGGTGACGGTGGTGAGGGAGACCCTGAGGGAGAGAACGACAAGGACAAGAAGGAGAAGTCCGAGGGCTGTGGTGGTGATGGTAAGGAGGGTGAGGGTACTGACCCTGAACCACCTATTGCCAAGAGCTTTGACAAGGAGGAATTGATGAAGAGTCTTACTTCCGTGCTTGATGAGCGTGATGACGTTCTGAAGTCCATGGTGGCAGATTCCTTCAAGGATGTTCTCGCAAAAGTTGACGGACTTGCGAAGTCCATTGACGGTCTTGTTGCCAAGATTGATGCAATCGGTGATCAGGCTCCAGCGTTTAAGTCAGCCGGATTGAATCGTGCGGTGCTTGAGAAGTCCATTGGCGGTGGCGTAAAGGACGACAATGACAAGACCATTCTCAGTGTCAGCCGTGATCGTGTGGTCGTTAGAGCGCTGATTGAGAAGGCCATTGATGAGGAGAAGGATGAGGCTATTCAGAAGTCACTTCGTGATGAGACCCTGAACTATCTTATTGATCCTGTTGGTGGTGCAATCGGTGAGACAGCCGCACGCTATATGTATAACAACAAGAACGTGCGTCTTGTGAAATAATTTCGCAGTTATAAACTACTTAATTTTATAGTTCATTATGGATTTGTTCAACTACACAGGCAACGAAAATGCCAATCCGCTTGAGTCAATGTCCTCAGAGGAGATTCTCAAAGCGATGGAAGCTGGTCTGCTGACTGGAATGCAGTATGGCAATCAGTTTAACAACGGTGGCGGCTTGAAGCCGGAATCTCTGGATGGAGTTCTCAAGAATCTCGAGAACAGGCTTGATCAGCTTGTTTTCTGGAATGAACTCGGAAGACAGAGGATCGAGAACACCGTACATCAGTACAATCAGCTTTACAAGTACGGCCAGGAGGTCGGTATCTTCAACGTTGAGGGTGAGACCCCTACCGAGACTGATTCCATCTACAGACGTAAGTCGGTAGTTGTGAAGTTCACAGGTGTTACTGGACAGGTAACTCATCCTGGAATGATTGTGAAGACCGTTGTTGGCTCACTCTACACCAAGGAGGTCGAGAACAAGACTATTCTTCTTCAGACGATTCTGGACAAGAAAGTCATCGACGCTGACTCCAACAAGGTTCCGGAGGAGTTTGACGGTGTGTTCGTACAGCACGTTGCAGGTATCAATGACATCACAGGCGGTCTGCTTGGCAAGACATCAGAGCAGGTGCTTGATGCCTACTTCGGTGATGTTGCGGTTATCAATGCAAACGGTTCAGTCCTTACTGACGCTCTTGTTGAGGATGCTGCACAGGCTGTTGTCAACGACCGAAACGGTATCATCGATCGCATTGTTTCCTCCCCAGTCGTATTCAACAATTATGTCAAGCTCTTCCACGAATCAAAGCGTGTCATTGTCGGAATGCAGGGTGGCGTCGTAGGTGCTACTATGGGTCAGTCCGTTAATGATATCACGACACAGTTCGGTAAGGTTGCCATCAAGGCCGACAAGTACTTTGATTGGAATGCTCCAGTTAAACTTGGTCGTGGCAAGACCTCTGACAAGGCTCCAAACGCTCCAGTTAAGGATGGTGCAGCAGCCGTGTCAGTGGCCGTTGATGCAAAGGGTCAGTTTGGTACAATGCACGCTGGAAACTACTTCTATGCAGTTGCAGCCGTCAATAGATATGGTGAGTCAGAGCTCGTGCTTTTCAACGATGACGCACAGGCGGTAGGCGCGACACAGTCTGTGGCATTAAAGTTTACAGGGGCTGTATCATCCGCATATCCTGAGACCTGTTATGTTATCTACCGTACCGAGGCCAATCCAGCGGACAAGAATGTTGCTGACTTCTATCCTATCTTTAAGGTGTCCAAGACCGAGCTTGTAGCAGGTTGGGACGGTGCGGAGGCAGGTTCAGTTCATGACCGTAATAGGTGGATCGCTGGAACAAAGTCCGCTCTCGTTTACTTTAACGGCTCCGAGATGCTTGAATATCTTGAACTTGGTGGCACGATGAAGCTCGACTATGCCATTGTCGGGCCGAGAAGGTCATTCTCCGTGTTGAATTATGGTACTCCAGTGCTCTATCAGCCAGGAAAGATCGCTCGTATTATCAATATCGGTGAGATTGGTCTTCCTACCCTTTAGTCGGGTAATGACCGTAGAATTATCGGGGAGGGGTGAACAACTTCCTCCCCATTTTTAATTAAAACAGATTTAGTTATGAAACTTTTTGACAAGAAAATAGGCAATCAGACAGTAAATTTCAACGGAAGAAAGGTTACGTTTGTCAATTCAGTGGCTGAGGTAGATGACTTCTTTGGTGCTGAGATACTGAAGATGGGTTTTGCAGATCTCTACGAACTGGGTAAGCAGCCTGTGTACGAGACACCGAAGGAGATTCAGATGAAGACAGACTTTTCTGAGAAGGAGGAATGGTATAAGGGCGAGTGCGCTCGACTTCGCAATATAGCGGATTCTCGCAAGAAGCAGGTTGAGGATCTGGAATCGGAGGTGAAACTCTGGAAGGAGGAGTACGAGAAGGAAAAGGCGGCACGCTTGGCTCTTGTTGAGAATCTTTCGAGAGCCACCGAATCAGCACCTGAGGTTCCTGATAAAACCGAGCCAGAGCAGCCTAAAAACGACGAGCAGGGTGGTGAAGAGGAAGTCGCAGATGAAGCCGTTCCGGAGGAGACATCTGATGAGGCCTTGCGTGAAGAACTCGCCTCTCTGACGAAGGATGAGCTTCTTGTCTTTGCAAAGGACAACGGTCTGGAAATTGACGGTCTTGAGAAGAAAACAAAGGCCGACATCATAGAGTTTATTGTGGAATCTACAAAATAGTTGGAGATGGGACAGCTTGTCTTGACATTGAAAACCAGAAAGAATGACGGCATGATGTTTAATCCGTCAGAGATATTTGCGCTGTACCTGTATGGTATAACCATTCAGGGCGGTGATGGAACGTCATTCAGCAATGAGAGTATGCGCTTCTACATACAGTCAGCGCAGCAGGAGGTGGAGAGCTTCTTCAACCTCAAGCTTCTGAAGCAGTTCATCAGTCAGGAAAAGCTAACATTCTATCGTGCTGATTATTGGCAACAGTTCCCTATATTGTTTACGAATTACCCTGTCAACAAGCCTATATCGTTGACAGGGCGATTCAATAACATTGAGCAGATTTCCTATCCTACAGAGTGGCTTACCACGCATCAGAATAGTTATGGTCTTTACAAGAGGAGGGTATCTCTTGTTCCTACTGGAAGCGCCACCTGTCAGGCTAATGCTGAAGTTATTCTTTCAGGTATTACTACACAGCTTGGAAGTCAGCGATTTAGGATGATTCCAGATTACTGGTCGTTCCAATATATAACTGGTTTTGATCTTGACACGATGCCTTTGGACTTGATTAATCTGACAGGAAAATTAGCGTGTTTCGGGCCGCTTAACATTGCAGGAGACTTGATTTTGGGTGCAGGTATTGCAAGCCAGAGTCTTGGTGTTGATGGGTTGAGTCAGGGTATATCATCAACTTCCTCGGCCACGAACGCTGGTTACGGAGCTCGTATTACCGCTTATCAGAAGGAAATTGCTGATTCTGTCAAGCGTTTGAAGTTAGTATATGATGAAATAAAGATGGTTGTATGCTAACACTGACTGAAATATTCCTAAAGGCACGTTCTGGTGTATATGCCAATACATCCGAGAATCGTAGGCTTGGACGTGTTGGTCAGCGTTATGGTGTGTCTGAGCAGAGAATGCAACAGGAGCAGGATGAACGTTTGGCACGACGTAGGGCACAGGAACGTGTTTCTGATCAGCAGTACGTCAAGGCTCAGGGATTGCTTTCAGCGTTGAAGAAACGTGGTCTTGATGAATTCTATATCAGCCGTTCGATTACTGATTTTGGTGTTAGCACCTATGTTCAGGGTTATGGTCTAAAGTTTAGAATCAGTGATCATTCAGTTACGAATATACATCGTGTAATGAATGAGGATTTCTTTACCTATGATTCAGATGTGGAGAAACTTGCTGATTATGCGAAGGAACATTATGATGCTATTCAGGAGCGAGCTCGAAAGCGTGAGGAAGAAATGGATAGGCGTCGTCAGAAGGAGCAGGAACTGGATAACTACTGGGAATCAATTTCAGGTGATTTTGACGGTAAGGGATTTGGAAGAAATGAGCGCACCTATGCCAAACCTGAGGAATTTGCAGCAAAGCACCCTGAATGGACTGATATCTATGCAGTTGATTTAGGCGGTGGAGCCTATGCTTATGAATGGGCGCAGAAGAAGAATGGTTATGGCAGAACGAAGCCGTCCTATGCTTGGCTGGAATGGCATTGTAAAGAGCATGAAGTGAAGAAGTCCGTGTTCCTAAATCTTACGGAGCGATACCTGATGAAGTCCTATAAGTACATTCGTCGTGAGTGGCGTAATGGGCGGTGGAGGTATTGGTATGATACTGTGTCTCCGAAGGAACGTTGGTATAAAGGTGGGTTTAAGGATATTCATGAGGGGTATTGGCACAATATTCACGGTGCGTTTGATAAATTGATGAAGGAACAAAGGGGTCAGGTTGAGGATGTCTTTAGTATTAAATTGCCGTTTGTGTATATTGATGAAAACACTGGAAACTGGACTATTGCGAAGGATAGGAGCGGCAAGGTGATAAATCAGAAAGTCGGGGTTGATTTGGTATGGGGTGATAGACGGTTTGATGTCGGGCTTGATCATATTATTGATAAACATTTTCAGAAGTATGACCACTATCATAACATAGATGATATTGTTGATGCCTTGGATGATTCTGTAAAGGAAATGAATTCATCATTCAATGTGAACGTGGAGCCTTGTTTTGTTGATGAGAATGGTGCTAATTTAAGGAATCCAAATTTTGTTGTGACCACACCTAACGGCAATAGAATGGTGGTTGGTGTGAGGAAGTTTGATGATGGTAGCGGACATATTGCTGTGAAGCATTTTATATTGACATCATTTGTGGTTGATGAAGACTGGATGAGTAGGCGTAATGATGCTTTTGAAAGAAACAGGCGTGTAACACAACAAAGGCAGCGGATGAATGATCCACTGCCTGTTGAGTGATGAAAAAGCCTTGCCAACTCTCTGTGGCCGTCCGATAGGGGCGTTAAACCACTCGCAAACACATTCTTTGGCAAGTTTGACAAAGGAGAACCTTTTAAGGGGAGAGTTACCCTTTGACTTTCACCACCGCAAATATAACGTGATTTCTTGGAATCACAATGAACAAGATAGAAAATTCGTGAAAATTATTATAAAATATCCAGAATATGCTAAAGGATAGAAACATAATCGATGCTCCGGAGGCCTCCCTCTATGGACAGCCTCAGGTTCAGTTTAGACCGAACGACTTTGATGCGGCCATCTGGTCACACGGATATGATGTTGTCTGTGAACAGGCTGTTAGATGTCCTTGCTGTGGAAGTTCTGATGCAGCACTTCCGGACTGTGAGAACTGTCACGGATTTGGCTACTTCTTCATCAATCCAGTGCGTACCAAGGCTCTTATAACAGGCTTGAATCGTTCCACCAACTATGTTCAATGGAATCCAGAGTTGATGGGAACAGCGGCCATTACGGTTCGTGATGAGGATAAACGGCTTGTATCCTTTCTCAACAGAGTGACTGTTGAGGATGAAATTGCGACCTTTACGGAGTCACGGCTTGTTACCGAGACCGTTGATGAGAGCGTGATATGTTTCCTTTCCTATGCGCCTGTAACAATTGAAAGGGTGTATAAGTTCTATGGTTCCGATCAGAAGTTGTATCGGCTGGATGATTTTTGTTATGAGATTATGGAGGATAATCCTTATTGTCTTAGATTCACGAAGGGAAACGTTGCGCCTGACACGGCTATTTCCATAGTCTATACACATAGAGTTGAATATCATATAATAGATATGCCGCACGAGATAAGGGCTTCACTTGGCAGGGATAAGATGTCTGGACAGTTTCAGATATTGAAGATGCCTGTTCAAAGTATTGGCAGGAGAACTCATTTACTCGTGGGGAAGCCTAACTATGGCGGTGGCGGTCTGTTGATTAATGACGATATAGAGAGATGATGCCTTTGAATATAGATCTCAGTGAGGTGGTTGAGGAGTTTGCTCTTACGGCTACACAGTCAATGGAGCTGAGTGATGCTATCATTGACAGAATAGTCGTGGAGTACACTTCCAAATGGGAGAATCTTGTTGACAATAATCTAAAGGGGCTTCGCAATGTCTATAAGAATGCGATGTATGTTGACAAAAAGAGTTCCACGGAGGTTATATTTGGGTTGCGTGAGGGTGAGAATGGTCTTGCTATGGCCTTGGAGGAGGGCAAGGGGGCTTGGGATGAGAAGCCGTTCTTTAAGGCCTCTCCACGGAAGCGTCTTAAGGCTATGGGTGACGGCTGGTATTTGACAGTTCCGTTTAGACATGCCACTCCTGAAGCGGTCGCTGAATCAGGCATATTTCAAAGCGTTCTGCCGAAGGAGATTTACGATATAGCGAAGAATAATGGCGGTCGTGGAGTGTCTATGGCACAGCTTCCGGAGCAGTATAGGCAGCTTGGTAGCAGAAAGGAGATTGTTACAGCGAGGGGTGTTATACCAGAGTACACCCATAAGGCTCCGAAGTATCTCGGTTTGGTGCGTGTGAATGTTTCATCCACTGACAAGGAGAACCGAGGCAGCTATATGACATTTAGGCGTGTGAGTGATAGAAGTGATCCTAACTCGTGGATTCATCCGGGGTTTGATGCTCATAAGTTTATGGATAAGGCATTGGATCAGGCTGACATCTATATTGTGGCGGATATGGCGATTGATAATTTTTTGGCGCAATTATGATACTTGTAGCGAGAATTAAGAGACTTGTCTTAGGGCTGATTGACTATATTCAGCGAGATTATAACAGTGGAATTCCTGAGACACAGACATTTCTATATCAGATGTTCTGGGGTGCTCGGGACGGGAGCTTTGATTTCTATGAACAGGCCAGAAAGATGTTTCTGCGAACCAATGAGAGCTCTCGTAAGGTGGCTGTCACACTGGAATATCCGAAGGATAAGGTGGCTCTTCCGTGTATTGTGGTTCGAGAGCCGTCACGTCAGCAGACACAGCCCAACCCACTGGGAGGAATCGGTGATCCGGAGAGTTCGTTTGGTGCTCCTGGATACCAGAGGGAAGCATTTAGTGTGACAAGCAATTCAAAGGTGAACCTGATGTGCTTTAGTGACAATCCTATGGAATCACTGTTGATGGGGGAGGTGCTTTATGCCTTGTTGCAGGGGGCGAGGAACACTTTTGAGGATGAGTTTCTGAACTTTTCGTTCTCCACGTCTGAGCTTGTGGCTGAGAATAGTTTGTTTCCTCTGCCTGTTATTATAAAGACGGTCTCCATAGATGTTACTGAGAGTGAGGATTGTGCTTCACTTATACGTCAGGACTTGATGTCGTGTGTGAAGTTTGAGTCACCTATTCCTGTCAGTGATTTTGAAAGGCCGGAGCCGGAGCCGATTGGAAAGTATTTCTTCTTTATCAATCCATATTTGTGGCTGGACGCCTTGGTGGCAGAGGGTGATATGGGTATTTTGTCGAACACGGACTGGGTTCTGGAATATGGTGGTGAACTATTCAACTTTGGCGTGGACATTCTTTATTTGAACAATGAGAATTATGGTGAGCAGACAGTGATGGCGCAGACAACATGGACGCTTGAGTAGTGAGGAATATGTTTTATAACTATATTTGCCTTATATAAAGGAAGGAACTTTTTACAAGTTTTATTATAGTGTTTAATTAAATCTTTTTGTTCTATGGCAAAAGCAGCTTGGTTGACTCTAAGTCCTACATCAGGACAGGGTAACGCAACCGTACAGAACACAGCTACTGTCCACACTGGACGTGTGCAGAGAACTACAACTGTTACAGGTGTAGCCACTGGAGTATCTCCTAACAAGACCTACTCCGCAATTCAGAAGCCGAAGCCTGAGTTCGTGTCCTTTGACAACGGCACGGAGATTACCGTCGGCAAGGATGGTGGTTCTCTCACCATTAAGGGTAAGTCCAATTCCGCTAAACTTGCGTTCAGTCTTGTTGACAACGCAGAGGGTACGGTCAACGATCTTTCCCTTACTCTTCCTAAATCCTACACCGCAGCAGGTGCAGACACCACCAACAATGTGGACATCACAGGCGACCCAGGAGCGGCAGCAGAGTATGAGTTTAGCATTACCTTTACAGGTATCGCTGAGAACCTTACTATCAATGATCTTCAATGTGCTCTTGCTGTTACGGCAGGTGACAATGCAGCCACCGCTCAGATCACCATTAAGCAGACAGCCGGAGATCCTACCTTCAGCTTCGACAATGAAAGCATCACTATCGAGGCAAGCGGTGAGGCTGTATCTCAGGGCATCAAGTCCAACACCGCCTGGACACTCTCGTAGTGCCTTTGGGAATAGGTGTTTATTCGACAAAAATGGGGGTGGGGCATATTACCCCACCCCTTTTTAATTAAGGAGGGGAACCATGATAAATGAGGAATTTGACAGAGAGGTGAAAATCACAGGCAGATTGACTGAAGGAACTCTTCCAGCGGAGGATTCTTTTGTTGTTGTTCATCTTGGTCTGCGTGAGCCGTTTATACCTATGGGTGATGAAGATTCGATGCTTGTGGCTGATGATTCCCCCTATGGGGTGCTGAAAGAGCAGTAACACTATAATTTTTAATGAAAAATTGTTTTAATATCTTAGATTATGGCATACAAATCAAAATTTACTGGAGCTGAAGTGGATGCTGCAATTGAGCAGGTTCGCAGTTGGAAGAATAATCCTTCCAGCATTATGACCTCAGAGCAGATTCTGGCGAATCTTACAGGTCAACAGATTATTGATAAGATCAACTCTGTGTCCGGGAACATTGTTTTCACCAAGTTTGTCGATGCACAGGGTGGGGCTGGAAACACGAAGTAGCGTATGGCGGAACTTAGACCTTTCGCGACGGCCAAGCAAGCGGCTGATATCGGGGGCATCACTCCGACTGATATCGGCGTGTCTGCGACGGCCTTTGTTCGCAAGAGCGAGCTTGTCAGAACAGGCAAGTTCGACGAGACGAGCCTTGCTTCCTATCAAGGGGCTTGGTTCGTGAATCTGGATGCTGTTAAAAAGGCTTCTGGAGGATCCGTTGATACTTTGGAAGTCAGTCCTACTTCATTGAGTTTTACAGATGATCCAACTTCTGGAAAGACCATTCAAATCACGACTACTGGCAATTGGACAATAGAATAAGGGGTGTATTATGGCAAAATCATCTTGGCTTACTGTATTTCCTATGTCCGGCTCAGGGAACGCCACCTTGACGAATACTGGAACGAATCACACAGGACGTAATACACGTTCCACGAGTGTGACGGCCACCGTTAAGGGGCTTTTCGTTAGTCGTTCATATACAGTGGTGCAGAAAGCACTTGAAGAGTTTGTATCCATTACAGGTGATGCGTCTGTCTCTGTTGATAGGGAGGGGCAGACGCTTACCCTGAGTGGGTTATCGAATTCTTCCAAACTAACATTTGCTTCAAGCTCTACGGATGTTATTGTTTCGTCATCCTATACGGTCAATGGCTCGACAGCTACCAATGGGGTGGTTATCACAGGCGACCCAGGAGCGTCCTCTCAATATGAGTTCAGCATATCAGTGACAGTTCCTGTAAACACTGGAACATCAGCTCTTAGTTTCACGATTACGGCTACGACAGCAAGTGGTGCAAAGGCGACGTGGACATTGAATCAGGCCGCTTCTGTTGTCACCTATACACTTACGCTTTCACCGTCCGTGTCCACGATTGCCGCAAAGGGTGGTTCGTCCACTATTTTAGGCACGTTACGGACGTACAGAAATGGTTCGCTTATTTTAACGGATAGCGTTATTCCGACATGTACTGTGTCAGGTGCTGTGTTTAGTGTGTCATCCGGAAATGTTGTGTCAGTCGGCACGCGTGGAACTATCGTGGGTGACACTCTATCAACGACCGTGACAGGTTCATATAAGAGCTCCTCCATGGATTCAACGGTCACAGCCACTGTAATGGTATCTCAAGAAGCTAACAAGGTTGAGAGTTCCGTTGATTCAGGTGGGGAGGTCACTTATGGTGGTGTGTCCATCGGAACCATCACGAATGCCACTATTGCGGCAAGCGGTGGCACTGGAACGGCTACGGCTGGAAAGGGGTCTCAAGGTAAGACTATTGCAGCCACATATCGTACTGACACCTATACGTCAGAAGCCACCAACACAGTGCAGACGTCAGAGGCTGTGACGACAACTGAATCCATAGATCCATCAGTTTCTTCTATTTCTGGCACGGCTTCTTCCAAGGGGACGACTGTCTCTGAAATTACCTTGGTGAAGTCTCAGGCTGTTACCTGGACTGGAAATGGTGGGGAGTCAGCTTCAGGAATGATGTATGTCTATCAGGAAGCGAACGGTAAGACTTTGAAACTTAATTCACAGCCTGTTACCTATAGTGATATTGGTGCTGATGGAGGTGCGGCTATACCTACAATTAAGGACTATCCTTGTCACTGGAGTTATACATCTGGATCCTATGAGGCCATTCCTCGTGAATCTATGAGTATATCATATAGCAAGCACTGGGGTGGTGGTAGTTCGTATAGTAATGCCGTAGTTGACACGTCCAACGGTTATGTGACAGCAGATAGTCTGGGTACAAATATAAAATCCAGGAGGAATGTGATTGATGTTAAGGTGAGGTTTACCATCGAAGTTGGCGTTTACGAGACCGATGTCATTTATGTCTATCAACAGGCAAACCAGAAGACATCCATTGAGTATGACATTCCGTCTGTTTCACTTACTGTTAATGATGATATTCCAGCAAGTGGTGGTATGATTTCCAGTGGTATGGTTACTTATTCTCAAGGTCAGAATCAGTATTATACTTCTGGAGCGTCTGAAGTGCTGTCAACAATTACATCTGGAGGGGTGATTTCCTATGGAGCACCTGTGAGTGCTGACAGTCTTGGCACAACAGTAAAATTAAGGTCAAGCGTTGGAACATTAACAGCCACCGTGACGCTGAACGGCAAGTCTGGTTCTGATACCGCTGATGTTTATCAGGAGGCCAATGAGGCCACCTATGGGGATGTTTCTGTTACGGCCATAACTCCAGTCTCCATTCCAGCGTCTGGTGGTTCAAGCACGATATCACCTAATGCAAGTCAGACTGTAAGCTATACATCAGGCAGCACTCGTGCAGGAAGTGTGTCATTTGCTTATGAGATTAAGACAAGCAAGACTGGATTTAGTCTTAGCGGTGCGACGGTGACTGTGACACAGAATACGTCAACGTCCCCTCGAAATGGTTTTGTGGTTATGGTTACGGCCACTGGAGAGGGGTCAAAGTTGGCCACCACTGATGTCACGTTCAATCAGGCTGGAGCATCATTGGAAGTCACTCCGACAGAATTGTCCTTTGTAGCTAATGGAGAGGGTAAGACAATTACCATTGCATCCAATGTGGATTGGACGATTTCTTGATTCTTGCTATAAATTTATATTGAACTGGAGTGAGAATTCTCACTCCAGTTTGATTTATAGCGAGCTGATTTTGCAGGAAAGCACTACCTTTACATCGTAATAGTATGAACGTAGAATTTTTCATAAAATTATAATTACAATATGGCGACAAGTGTTTATTTCAACGGTAAGATGAGAACACTCCCTGGGGTGTACTCCACTATTACTTCCGGAGATAACACCCAGACCAGAACTCTTGACTATGGCACGGTGCTCCTCATAGACACTGGAGTTTTTGGTAGCGGTTGGGGCGGTGGCTCCGGCGTGAATGGTGTTGACAAGCAGGGGAAGGATGCCGTCTACGAGTTTGATGACTTGCAGACATTCAGAGACTTTGTTAAGGGTGGTATGTACTGGAAAGCGACTGAAGCTCTTTTCACTCCAGACCCTTATAATCAGGATGCGGCTGGCATTAGCAGACTTTTGTTTGCTCGTGCCTGTACGACAACTCCTGCGAAGATGCAGTTTGCTTCCGGAAACAGCAAGTTTATCGTTAGGACGATTGACGAGGGCTTGAATGCCAACGGTGTTCTTGACGGTGAATATTTGAAGTTCGGTTATGCTTACACGGTAGAGCAGGGTACTGATGATGAATCAGCCTTTGTGGTGAAGTTTTGGAGAGGAACCTACACAGGCGACTACACTGATCCTGTGACAGGAGTGACGCTATCCTATGACGAGCTCACTGTTGCACAGGCGGAGCCATTGCTTATCTGTCAGTCTCCGGAAGTTCGGACTATTCAGGACTTGATTGCGTGGGCTAATGTTGATGAAAACTTTGGTGCAAGGTTCATTCTTGATGCTGAATCTCGGTACACGGACGGTGATTCCATCACCAATCCAACACTGGACACCTATGTTTTTGCGGATGGTGGCACGGAAGACTACAAGCCTACTGATCTTGATGATCTTCTTAACGCCATTCCGGATGTGGACTACAACATTGTGTTCACGGATCAGATTGAGGCTAATGCTAATTCCGCTCAGCAGAAAAAAGTGATTGCTCATCGTAACACACAGGCGAAGTTTGACAAATTTGTGTATGTCGGTGCGTACAGCACAAAGGCAAAATTCAATGACTCTCTGAATGTGGCCAAGACTATGAACAATCAGTGGATTGTTGCTGTTCACGGTGGTGTGGCCACGGCTTCTGACGCCACGGCATCAGGGTTCAGGTGGTGGACAGTGTTCTACAATTTGTGTCAGATTGTTGGCAGGGTGTCTGGAAAACCACCTTACATTCCAGTGACGAACAAGACCATTGGTGGTGATAAGCTTCAGCACATTCCTACTGAAAAGGAAATGGAGAAAGCTCTTAAGTTCGGTCTTGTGGTTGTTTATCCTAATCCATATCTCCAGAGGTTCGTGGTTCTTCAGGGTGTTACTACTCTTCAGGACAATACGTTGCTCTTCAACAAAAAGGGTGCGTCATTTAGCATTCAGTTTATGCGTATCATTGCACAACTGAATAAGGAGTGTGTTGTGAACGCTTCCATTGATCTCCTTGGGGACGAGAACGGTGTGAATATCAATACACTGTCAAAGGGTGCTCTTGAGACTTGGACAGCTAATTTTCTCCAGACGAGGGTGGCCACGGATCAGCAGGACAACCTGATTCAGAGGTTCCAAAATGTTGTTGCCAAGAGGGTGGATGACTGTTATCACGTTTCCTATGAGGTTGTTCTCAACAATGAGGCGACGAAGATATTCTTTACGGGATTCCTTCTCAGAAACTAATTAAATGAGAGAATATTATGAGCAGAGGAAAAGTTTTTACGGCTCCAAAGGCGTTCATCAAGATAGATAATCAGGTTGCGGGATATGTCCGCAACCTGACATTCTCCGAGAATGTACAGAGAGCCAATGTGCAGGGTCTTGGTAGTCTTACCTATCAGGAGGCTCCGCCTGTTGTTTATACCTGTAATTGGCAGGTTGATCAGTACTTCATCTCCTTTGACACTCCAGTGATGAGGAAGATGTTGAAAAAGTTCGGCACCATTGCTGAAATTAAGAATAGTTTGGTTCTCGGCGACATTGCCTTTGACATCACCGTTTATGCCAAGACTATTCAGTCAGAGGATCAGCAGACTAAACTTGTGACAGAGGTTGATAATACTGGTCAGACGATAGCTCGTCTTCAGGGGTGCTTGCTGAATTCACAGTCCTTCCAACTGTCTGAAGCAGGGCTTGCAGGTGTGAATATTCAGGGTATTTATCTGGAGCCGATTTCGATGGCGAAGTAGCGTTATAAAAAGAAAAGAGGATTATGTTACAAGAGGAAGTAAAATTTGTCGTTAAGGGACATGAATATACGATTAAGTTTCCCACTGTGGGTCAGTATTACAGCATTGAAGCTTTGAAGCAGTCTTTGGGTCGTGGTAACTACAATATGATGGTTCAGAGTCCGCTTCGCAGTGTGCAGGATGCGTTGGATATGATTGATATCGAAGCTACCCTTACGATAATGTGTCCAGACCTTATTAAGGATTTGAAAGTTCCTATTACGGAGCTTGACATTCGGGATTATCTTGATGTTAAGTCTGCCTATATGAAGCAGGTTGCACCGTTCTTCAAGTCGGTGAATGACGTCTTGCACGGCATAACGGACGCTGAAAATGTGAAGTAATATGGAACGTTCCGAACTGGAACAGGCAATCGTCAGTTGGAATAATCGATTCCCTCTGGACAGGTGGTGGCGCAACAAGCATGAAGTCGCATTTATGTCTCCTGTTCACAGGGAATCTTCCTTCTTATATCAATTATTTGAGTTTGAGGAGGACAAACTGTTTTCCAAGGCGGTTACTGAAGCGGCCACTGTAAAGGACAACGAAGTCTATATTCCTGGAAGTGGTGACATATTTAGAACTTCAGCCACTCTGGAGGACTTTACAAAGGAGGCGCAGAGGGAAATTGATGAAATGTTAAAGGTGGAAGAAAATGGCTGACAAACAGATTAGAGTAACCACGGATACTTCCGGCATTGAGCGATTCAGGACGGAGGTAAACAATCTGTACAGAGATCTTGAGAAGATTCAACAAAGCCAGGAGCGAATTACAGGCCAGGATGCTGATAGAATATATCGGCAGTTTAATGATCTGACACGCACCTATAATGAGGTTGGTGCAGATAATAATCGACAGGCCAATGATGATTACTTTAATCTTACTCGGTTGTATTATCAGAATAGTTATAATCGAGTGGTTGAGAATCAGCGTAATCAGTATCTTGCACAACAGAGAAGTCAACAACTTGATAATCAGCGTGGGGTGGTTGATAATTCTAATGTTATTGGCAATGACTCTAATTCACGAAAGTCCATTCTTGAGCAGATTCGTGATACGCTGAATAAGATATTTAATAAGAATCAGACTGTTGGTGGAAGACCTTTACAACAGAAAGGGGGTATGCAGGGCGAGGAAGATAGTGAAAGGAGTGATTCTTTTTTAAGATCCGATGTTCAGGGTGGTCTTCAGTCTATTGCTTCCGGGGATTTTGTTGGTGGTTTTGGAAAGTTGATGGGTCTGGCTGGACTTGGTATTGCCGGAGCTGGATTGATTAAGGCTTTTCAGGATACATATCGTGCACAGACAAATGTTTATAGGGCAGGTTCTTCTATTGAACGAGAACTTGAGCGCTTGGATGTCTGGAGTTGGCTTCCGTTTAGTAGTAGGGGTCGAAATGTGGAAACTACTCGTGAAAATTTAGCTGCCTATTGGAACAATCGTAATGCTCAATATCAGGCGGCCTTGATGAATGGTATTGGTATTGATGAAGCCTTTAATTATCAAATAAGAGGGTCTCAGGTTCTTGGGAAGGATGACGATCCTAAATATTCTCGTGCAATGTCAAAAGCCATTCAATTAGCTGGATCTTTTGGTGCTGGAGGGGCTGCATTAGGTACAGCAGTGGTTCCAGGAATAGGTAGTGCAATAGGTGGTGGAATAGGTGCTTTTGCTGGATTTTTAGGTGGTGCTGGATTAGGAGCCTGGAATGAATATATGACTCACAAAGTTCCGGAGATGGAAGTTCATAATAGGGGTTCTATTGTTCTTGGAAAGAATATTTCAGAAATGGCTTCTGATCTCTATGACTACAGAAGAGCGGCTGTTTCATCAAGAAATGCTGACAATGAATCAATCTGGCAGACGATGCTTGCTGAAAAGACGTATGGTCTGGATAAAGGTGTTTTGTCAGGTGTGTATGCGGCCAATAGGTATCAGAATGGATCATTAAGCGCTGATAAGGTTGCTGGAGGGTTACTTGCATCATTGCAGAGGCAGACAAGTGATCCATTTGAAAGGTCAGTTCGTCTTCAGGAGGATCTTGGTGCATATACGCAGGTTGCGAATTCGACCATTGAACAGACAGGTGCGCTTGATTCAGAGCTGTTGCGTAACATTATTCAAGGGTTGACGGCCAGAGGTGTTCAGGGGCAGAATCTTTCTTCGATGGCTCAATCTTTTGCAGGCAATACGATGTCAGGCTCTCAGTTATCCCGTGCCTTGATTATGCAAGCGGCTACTATGTCGGGAAAAGGTGGTTCCTTGCTTGACTTACAGGCTGAACTGGAACATCCAGAAGGAGCGACAATGAAGACCTTGATAAGTAATCTATGGAATATGTCCGGAGGTAATAAGGATTTCTTCGAGACCACACTTTCATCCACACTGGGAATAAGTGCATCACAGTTGCGAACAGCCAAGCGTAATGCAGCGAGAAATGGAACCAATTTCTTATATGATAAGAATGGAAATCTTGATATAGATTCAATCTATAAGAGTGGTATTCTTGGAAAGGAATTTTTTGAGGATGAAGCGGCTGCAATGGTGACAGATCAGGAGCGGAGTGAGGCAGGAACGGCCAATAGAAACATCATTGCAGGTAAATTGCAGCAGGATGCCTATCAGAATGGTGATAGTGATTGGTTTAAGTCATTTAAGCAGATAGAAAAGAATCTGGATACATTGCTACAAATGATGTATAGCGGTGTTGATGTTAATATAAAGAGTGTATCTGCCAGAGCAGCAGGACAGGGGTCAACGTCAAGTTATGTTAGTGGTAGAGGAGCCTCGGGCTATTCTGCCGGAGGTGGTGGTAGGTAATTGAAAGATTATGGGTGATATAAGTAAGAATTATTCCTATGCCGAGTTTTCACGTTCTGGAACAGCGGCGAAAAAGGGGTGGAACAATTCCATTCCAGAGCAATATAAGTCAAATATTCAAAGGCTTTGTGTATCTACTTTGCAACCCATAAATGATGCGACAGGGTGGATTAATATAATTTCATCGGGCTATAGGTCAAAGCAGTTAAATAAGGAGGTTGGTGGGGTTGGTTCATCTCATCATCTAACAGGCTGTGCGGCTGACTGTAATTTTTATAAGATTACAAACGGGAAGAAGGAGCGAGTACCTTGTAAGGAGGTGAAAGATAAGGTCAATGAGCTTGGGCTTCCATACACTGAATTGATCGTCTATGAAAAACAGGGTTTTGTTCATATCGCCTATACTGGAATAGCGAAGAAGAAAGTGAAGATGAGTGATCCAGCTGATGGTGCGGATATTCAGGTTGAATACCCTGTGAATGAAATTGTGGGTCAGTATTGTTTTTATACGACACAGAAGATAGACGGTGCTGATGAACAGGGTAATATCACGATTGAGAATCTGAACGAAGCCTTGAAAAATCTTGGATTTACTTTTGGTGATGGCGGTAAACCGAATAAGGATTGGCTGGAGTTTACTGATGGTAATCAGACAAATCTGGAGCGTATTGTGGAGATGTTCTCTCCTACGGAAAAGGTTAAGTATAAGGATGATATTGAAAATGGTCAAGTGCCTTATATTAAGGTCGGGACACGGCTATTAGTTAAGTCTGTGGATTTGGAAGCTCAGAGGATAAAGTTTGAAAATTCTGACGTGTTTGAGGTTCCTGACAAGACGGCTGTGATGTACTGGACTGATAATATAAGGAAGATAACAAGTGACCCATTGTATCAGTCTGTGTGGAAGAACCCACTTGGAAATGTTGTGGTGCAGCAGAAGAATCTTAATGCCAAGATTTGGGTTTGGAGTAGGGCATTTGGGCGGCTTGTGGACATTTCACCCTATGTTCTTTCCATTTCCACAAATAAGAGCGGTTTTAATGGTTCATTTTCTATTCAGGTTAATCCAGTTAAGATAGCGAGAAATGTTACTGGGTTTAACTATGATGAAGTAAATAGGTTTAATGCCGATGTTGAACTTGAGGGCAGGGACAATGATTCTGATGCGGATAGAGCATTAGGCTATTCTAAGACACTGGATTGGTTTAGTGTTTTTATGCAGCAGAATGATATGGTCTGGCTTCGTTTTGAAGAGCTTCAGATGGAGGAGAAGTATCAGGCCGATGAGAATGATTCACTTGTTAAGGCCAGTACTGATTTGACGAGCTCTCTTATCTGGGATATGATTGGCTTTGTGGATAATGTTACAAGCAGTATCAATTATGATGGCACCTCCTATGCTGTATCTATAGAGGGGAGGGATTTTTCCAAACTGTTTGAGGATGATGGCATAAGTTTCATTCCGTTTAATTCCATATTTGGTTCCGCTCATAATATGATGTTGATGGCGAGTGATGAAAGTCCTTGGCTTCGCAGAAACGGTGATGGAATGATTGCCTTTGGAATGTATTTTCAGTCTATTAAGTCCAGTCTTGGGTTTATCTTTGAGAAGTGTTCTCAGATAGAGATGATCCCAATTGATTTGTTTCAGGCCTGTGACAGGTATTTAAGTTCAGATGGTGAGGGAACCTTTGATCCAAAGGGTGTCTGGCGGCTGTTTAAGATATGGTGTGATAATCAGCTTGATAACAGAATCTTCTATAATAATGCTCTTGTGAATCCTGATGGCAGTATAGCGGATTTCATTCGTTCAACGTGCAAGGAGCCGTTTGTGGAGATACTTGGTGACACTTGGGGTGCAGGGTATGATTTGATAGTTCGTAAGCCACCGTTTGACAAGTCTTCTATCCAGACAATGTATTACGCCAAGAACAGTCAGGGTGCTTCCGTTGATTCTTACATTGACATTGTTGATGAGGACTTGTTTAGCTTTAATCTGGCATTTGATAATAGGGTTTATTCTTGGTATAAGATAGTTCCGGCTGATGGTCTTATTCCGGGACTGGAGGCTAATACGGTATCTATTATTATTCCAGTTTTTTATCTGGATGCTTATGTTAAGGTTTTTGGGAACAAGCGGTGTATCGTGCAGGATCCGTATGTGCTTTCCGCCTATCTTGGTGGCAATAAGTCGGAGGAGAAGACAAATTCACTGTTCACCACTTTGGCGGCTGATTATATTTATGCGATAGAAAGTACAGCGTATCTTCCGTTTACTCGAAAGGGAACGATAACCATTAACGGTGATAGGCGCATTAAGGTGGGGACATTTGTTCGGCTTGCAGCTACAAATGAGATTTTCTACGTTACAGGTGTGCAGCAGAGTATTTCGTTTGGCGAATCCAGTGTTGATAGACAGACAGTGCTTACTGTTGAGCGAGGAATGGTGGTTGACTATATCACTAATGAGAAATATAACTATTTTAATATTGTGAATATAGATGGTCTTAAGGATGCACTTGAAAAAGCCTTGTCCTCTGGTGTAGCTAACACGGAGTTTAACACTACTCTTACTCGTGAGGGTGATGTGTTTAACTTTTTCTTAAGACGTAGACAGTTCGTGAAAAATGTATGGAACGCTTCCATATCAACTGGAGCGTTGTTTGAAGGAGAGGGGAATCTGGCTGCATTTTCATCAGATAAGATTGTGAGTCGTAAGGAGATTTAGTATGATGTTTGATCAGAAGATATATGTTGACCTTTCGGGTTATAAGGAGGGTGTTACACCTGTTACGGCTGATTTGGGTGGTCAGAGTGTGGGGCTTGCTCGTGTGATTGTTCCATCGGGTGTTGATAGGGATCAGTATGTTGCAGACTGTTATCGTACAGGTCGTATTGATCTTTATGATGAAAGTCAGGGGACATATTTGAAGCAGTGTTATGCCACCAATGAGGTTCTTGCCAATCTAAGATTTCCAAGAGGTGTCGGTGATATTGGTGATCCTGTTGTGTGGGTGGCACAGCCTATCATATTTAATAGGCCTATGGTTGTCGGTACGTTTCCGAGCGGTGATAGGATGCGTCTTGGCACTGATCAGACAATTGAGATTCACAAAGAATGGGATAAGGGGTATGTTGATGTTACGGCTGATGCCAAGGACGGTTCTTTGAATGTGGTGGTTCACGGTCAGGAAAAGAGTGGTGGAACGGTGCGTGTGTCAGTGCTTGGTGATGAGAAGTCCATCCTTGAGGTGAAGTCTGACGGTCTTGTGTCCGTTGAATCTGGAAAGGAGCTTCGAGTGCGCTCCTATGAGAAGATAGATATACAGTTGGAGAACCCTGATAATCTGGATCAGACAGGTGTTGTTGTCACAAAGGATAGTGTTGATATTGCGGCTAATTATTCCGTGGATGAGGAGAATGCTGAAAAGGTGAACTACACTAAGGCTCATATCACTAAGAATGGTGTGTCCTGTGAGGAGTACTTTTGTGAGAATGATGATGTAACGAAGTATAATGTTGACATCAACAAGGAGGGGTTTATCGCAAAATCGGCGATTAAGGATGATAAAGTGCAGTTTACTCACACAATCACTGATGAAGAGTGCAAAATCGAATTTAAGGACATTATTTTCACCCTAAAGGAAAAGCTTGCGGTTCTTCAACAGGGTGAAGACACCAAGGTAGAGCTAAAGGAGGGTAAAGTGGCGATAATTAATTCCGGTACTGGAATGAATGATATTCTTTCCTTGCTTGTTGATACGATAGAAAAGTTGACGGTGGCGACCTCTATGGGTCCGAGTGGCACACCACTTCCTCCTACTATTCAAGCTACTACGCAGTTGAAGCAGAAATTGAATCAATTTTTTAACGAATAGAATTATGGCACTTGTACCACAGAATCTGGCCACGCAGTTGTATGGGTTCTTTCAGGAGATGCGTAACGTCACTGAAGCTGACGATATGGCTATGGCTCAGAAGTTTGCTAATATCATAGACGGATACATTAAGACAGCACAGGTGGCTCCTGGAATTCCAGTGGCTACAGCCGGAACAGCAGCAGCTCAAACGGGGGCGACCACTGCACCTGGAACTTTGATATAATTTTGTATCTTTGCGTAAAAGAATGGGTGAATTATGTCAGATGTGACGGAATACTTGCAGAATCGTGGAAACACCGTGATAAATGAGGCGATGCGGCTTGCCAAGAACATTGGTCTTCAGGCTATTGCGACAATGATGCCACACGAGTTTGAGTGGTATATGGTTGCCTTGGAGCTGGCCACGGCTGACAATAAGACGATAGACTATCTTACTTTTCCTATAATGCCTAATTCATTGTCCAAGGTGGAGCAAAATCGTACGTCCATTAAGAAGTCCTTGAGTGGTGTGACTGTCTTGCAAAATTCAGCACTTCCACTCGGAGAGATTGTTCTCCAAGGTAATTTTGGGCGTGGGTTTAAGAATCTTGTAGGTATCAGTAATGATGTCTTTGGTGGTGCTCAGGCTTATAGTATGAAAGCAGGGAAGTACGATCTTTATTCCCTTCAGGAAGGAAGTGGTAGAAAGATTCCAAAGGTTAGGACATTTAATGCGGCTGTAAAGACAGGTTATGGTGTCGTAAAGATGCTTCAGGCTATGTTGAGCAAGAGCGTTGGGCACGATAATCAGGGGAGACCGTTTCGCCTATTTTTCTATAATATGGCATTTGGAGAGTGTTATCAGGTTGTGGTTCCTTCCAACGGAATGCGATTCTATCAGGATCTTTCTAACAATATGATATGGAACTACGACTTGCGATTGACTGTTGTGGCTCCGCTTGATGCAGTTGTTAAGGATTCCAGGAAGTGGAAGCAGCTTGCGGCTTCAGCCATTAAGGGGAGTGTGGATATTGTCAGCACTGAAGTTAGGGACGTTGTTGGTGATCTCGGTGAAAAGGCAAGTATGAAAATTGATGACTGGACTAATATAGGGAACTGATGAACACGAGGGTTTTTGAAAGATTTCAGACTATTACAGGATATGATATTAAGTCATATCTTGAGAACTTTGTATTGTTCTGTCGGAATTCCTTTCCTACGATTGTTCAGTATTATAACGGTAAGACTGTTGATACTAAAAAAGTGTTTAGTGAACTGGACTATCTTATACTCCAGTCTGAGACAATTGAATCTCTTTTTAGCTTGAAGGCTAATCAGATGGACACTATAGACTACTGGGAATTGCTGGATGTGTTTACAAATAGTCAGACAAAACTCTGGACTATAAACAATTCTTCCAAGTGGTTTAGAAGTGCAATTATAGGGCGGTATGGGGGCAATACTGTGGTTCAGCGTACATTGAAGTCCAGGGAGACGTTTGAAAATGTTACGGAGTCACTTGGTATTTCTGAATCAGATGATTCGTGGGTTGATATAGCGAGACCGAACCAGATTGAGGAGGAAGACTACACACCTGATGACGGCTCCCCTATGTTTAAGATTAATATTAAGACAGGCGGTGTGTCACCGATTGATAACATTGTTGATTCATTGAGTGATAAGAGCATACTTGGCAAGGATGTTGACAAGAAGTTTGCGTTTGGCGGAAATGACTTGGTGACGGTTGAATATGATAATGCAGTTCGACAGGCACTTGATACAATTCTTAACAGCATACAGGGTTCAATTCCGGAGTTTCCGGAATACGGCTTTGCTGACAGGGCGATAGGTGTGTCAATGAAAGCCCTTTCCTATCCTACCATTATAAAGAATATGATGGATATGTTTAGCAGAGATGGTCGGTGGGATGAGGTGAATATTCTTGATCTTTATGTTAAGGATGATAATGTGTTCTGCAAGATTAGCGCACGAACTGTTGTAAATAATTATATTGTAACTAATGTTCAGATATGATAACGAAGACAGATAATACAATTAATAATCTGAAGAACCTGTTTTTGGAGGTGCTTTTGAACAAGACGGATAAGGTGTCTGACATTACGGATAATTCCGTCTTGAATGGTGTTGCCTATGGTGCAGCTAAGATTGCTCAAAAGGCGATTAAGGATGTAGCTATTGTGGAGACGCAGATATTTCCAGAGACAGCATCAGGTGAGTGGCTGGATCGTTCGGCCTTGTTGTTCGGTGTTACTCCGAGGAAATCCACACACGGTTCTTCCACCTATGTCTGTGTGTTTGCCAATCCTGGAACAGTGTATGACAAGGATGTTCAGATATTTACGAATACTAATGGGGTTCGTTTTCAACCTGAGGAGACAGTTGTTGTCGGTGATTACGGTTATGCCTACATAAAGGTTCGAAGTGTTGGTGAGGGTGCTTATACCAATGTGGCGGCAAACAGTATTCTTCGTGTTGCGCCTGTTCCTACGGGACATATAGCCTGTACGAATGAATATTATGCGCAGGGCGGTCGTGATGAGGAGGACGATGACACTTTTAGGCGTAGGATTCTTAATCATCAGAATCTGTTTGCGACGGCTACTTTGGAAAAAATTACGCAGGTGTTTCAGAACTTTGATGATAGGATTCTTAAGATTCTGTGGGTTGGGGTTATGGAGGACGGTTTTCTTCATATTGAGGTTGCCACTCAGAACGGTCAGGATTTGTCGGAGAATGAACGATATACTTTGTTGGAACAGGCACGTCCATATTTTGGCTTGAGCGACTTGATTGTCAGCGGTCGGCTGATGGGCATTAAACTTGACAATGTTCAATGGTATGAGGTTGGAGGGAAAGCAGGGCTTGATTTCAGGTGTGAGCTGGAGGCAGGTTATGAGGTTGCTGACGTGCGCAGAAGAATTCAAATTGGTATCACTAAATATCTTGACTGGAGATACTGGACGGCAGGGTCAAAGGTGGAGTGGGATAATATACTGGAGATAGTTAAGGCCACAGAGGGTGTGAAGTATGTGGCTTCAGAGTGGTTCTATCCAAACGAGGACGAGTATGTGTCCGAGTTTATGCTTCCTCGTGTGAAGAGGTTTATAATGAGGAATTTGGACGGTACTGTGATGGTGGATTCATCTACTTCCATTGCGATTGAACAACGATATAACGAGCTGTTCCCGTCGTATTATGCAGCGAATAACTAATTTTGTGTATAAAATATTTTGTTATGGGACAGAATTATAATTTAGGCAATTATGCCCAGACAACAGGCACTAAATTGAAGTCTGAGGACGGTTTGCGTGATCTTACTGTGCAGATAGGTGAACTCTGGGATATTTCTGGTGACTTTATGTCGACAGAGCCGTTTGCCATCAAGAATATATCTGAGGACAATGTTACCTTGAGTGTGCGCCTTTATGGTATGATGGAGTTCATCGAGACAGTGTTTTATCCAGGATGGAACATTGAACTTGTGTGTGAGGTTAAGGCAGTTCCAGCTGGGATTATACAGGGAGGTCGTTTGTAATGAATATCATCGGAAACATACACATTATCGGTAAGAAAGCCCTGAAGATTATTCTTCGGTTTTTCTTCAGGAAGAGTGTTGTGTGGATTGATGATAATACACTGGAAGGAGATCAGGAGGTGATTTCCAACACTGATTGGAAACTTTATAAAGAAGGAGAACTTACTAATGATGAAGACACTGGAGTTGATTCTTTTGAGAACGAAGTTTAATGACAAGAGAACTATTGGGGAACTATTTGTCGATGGCGTAAAACTGGCGGACACGCTTGAGGACACGTTGCGTGAACTTCCTGAGAAGTGTCCATACACCCCTAAATTTAAGCCTTGTGCCTGTCCTGAAAAGGTTTATGGTCAGACCTGTATTCCAGCGGGACGATATAGGGTGAGATATCTTTATTCCAATCGGTTTAAGCGGAAGTATCCATGTGTTCAGGATGTTCCTCATTTTTTGGGTATTCTCATTCACGCAGGTTCTAATGAGGAACATTCAAAGGGGTGCATTCTTGTAGGCACTTTGGCTCAGGATGGACAGCATCTTGTGAACACATTTAAGGCTCGTGATAAGGTTTGTAACATTGTGGAAGACGCTGAGAAGAGTGGCGTGCAAGTGTGGATAACTATTAAAAATGAAAAGTGATTATGTGGAAAGTTGTCTGGAGATTTGTCTGTAGAAATTGGAAGTGGGTCATGATGGGGTTGCTTGTTGTGGCTTTGCTTGCTTCTATGACTTATTCCAGAAACATGCGGTTGCGGTGGCTTCGTGAAAAGGGTAATACGGAGGCACTTACCATGAAATATCGGTTGTCCGAGACAAAGCGGGGTGAAGCAGTGACCACCATTCAGGAGTTGCAATATACGGTTGATGAGTTTAAGAAGCGTCAAGCAGATGATGCTGCAACCATAAAAGAACTAAAGATTCGTGCAAGTGAGGTGCGTGAGGTGGTGAAGACGGTCGTTGAGACGAAGATTATGTATAAAGATACAGTGATTTTGATGCGACCTGATTCTATTCTACACTGGAATCGTGATACAAAGTGGTGGTCAGTGCAACAGACGATAGATTTGGCAAAAAATCCGCCTATTACGGAATTTAATCTACATACTCGGGATAGTTTGACACATTACCTGTATTGTGTCCCTAAATGTCGGTTTTTAGGTTTGCATTTTGGTGCTAAAAGGTATGAGATAAAGGTTGTGAATCACAACCCTAATTCTACGATAAGCTATGCGAGGTGGATTTCTGTGTCAAAGGATAAACAAAAAAGGTATAGAGAATAGATGGCTTCATTTGTATTGGCGGAGTTTCCGCAGGTCGGGACAGGATTCACGGTAAAGACACAGTCAATTCCATTGGCTGGACTTGTCTGTGTTATGCGTATGGCGAGAGCTAACTCCGGAAGCCTATTTAGATATTCGCTTGATGGTGGGCTGACATACACTGAATGGTTCACTGTCAATGATGAATCTCTAAAGGCGTGTCTTGATATGAAGGATACGTTTGAGGTGGTGCTTGACTATGTAACCAAGGTTAAGGGTTCAGATCCTTCAGGAAGGATAGTTTTTAATAAGGACATTTTGAATATGCCGTCCAGCGGTGCTCCAGTACAGAATGGCATATCTTCCAGTGATGAGTGGGAGATAACCATTGGTGCTGAAAGTGAATCTACCGAGCCTATTGAAGATGGAATGCAGCCTGTTGATTCAGTGGTGTATGACAGAACAGGCTTTAAAAGTTTCTTTGATGTAAATGATCTGGATGTTGTTGGGTGGGCTTGGAACGTTCTCGAAAAGATGTATATACATGGAGTTGTTCCCATCTATATTTCCAGAATTAATGCTGATGACTTTAATTCCTTCTTTTTGGCCATTACCCATTTATTTGCGATAATAGTGGTCTATGGACGAAAGTATCGCAGAATAGAGGACAGTGAGGTTTTGATGAAGACGTTTCTGGAGCAGTGGGGTATTGTATATGAGACAATATTCACTCAAGAGGAACGAACCAATATTTTCAATGATTGGATAGGGGTCTTCAGCGAGAGGGGCACTTCGCAGATTGCTGACGAGGGTGTGCCCAATAGAGAGCTTCGCAGATTGCTTGGATATGGTAGGCCAAGTGAGTTTCTATTTGCCGTTCTGGAACCTTGTAATGTTGGGTGGTGTGTCGGTTATTCCTCTCCTATGTGGTACGGCACGGAATCAGTGAATGCCGTTTCAAAAGGGTGGGACTATGGTTTGGATTGGCTTCGTGGTAGTGAGATGAGAGGTGTTGGTTCTATGCAGCACTATCCTGTTGTTGGCAGTATTTCCAGAATCAACACGACTGATGGGTATGTTTTTCAGACAGGTTCCGGACGATGCGGTCTATATTCCACTAACAAGTCCAAGGCTATTGAGGTTTATTCCGGAATGGACTATGAAGTGACTGTTTGGGTTAAGGCTTTATCAAGTGGTGCGCAGAATATTGACTTTGGTGTCAACTGTTTTGATGCCAATGGTGGAGTTTTGAAACAGGTCGGCCTTACCGATCTCCGAATCTCGGATAGCTTTTTTGATAGGGATGCTGATCATAGCCCTTGCCTTGTTCCTAACGTGTGGTATAGGTTACGGGGTGTTATTTATAACGTGCTTGCTGACAGGGATTTAAATTTAGCATTGAATTTTAAGGGTGGGAGACCTTTGAAGTTTGCCAACGGTACGGCATATCTGGCTCCATACATTATTCAAGATGGTCAGTCCAGTGTCACGATGCAGATTGGCGGTGTGACGGTGAAGCCGTTGTATCTTTTTCCAAGACACCAGACATACAATGTATCTATTGGTGATTCAGTTCCTATGCTGATGGATGGATATCCAGTGCAGGAACATTCGTGGAAGAACGGTGCTGGAAATGATATGGTTACGACCATATCTCCAGTGGGGCAGGGTTTTTTGGGGTCAAAGGATGTTGTAGCCATTTATTCGCAGATTAATTCCGCCAGAACCAAGAAGGATGTAGAGTTATTTATTAGGAATTATCTTCTCTCCTATAAGGAGGTCTTCTGGGGTGCATGGCTTGATTATATTCGTCGTTCATCCTATTATCTTACATTTGCCGTGACAAAGGCAATTAATGGGGTTCCTCTTGAGGGTGTTGTTGTTACATTAAGTAATGGTTTGTCGGGAACAACGGATGAGGAGGGTTATATTCGATTTGAGGTTGAGACAGGCGTCACAGTGAACTGGGATGCTGTGATGAAGGGTGTTCGTGAGGTTGGCACAGTACAGATGACTGATGATAGGCTGGTGGAGGTGGCCTTGAATTTGCCTGTGAATGTGAATGTTTCCATTTATCAGGACGGTTGGGGTACGGTTAAGGTTGGAGGTTCTCTTATTCCTGGATCCATTATGACGTTGACAGCTGTTGGTAAGAAAGGGTTCACGTTTAAGTCCTGGGAGGTGAACTATGAAGGGTTTACGGTTAATCCATTGAATTATCCTATTACAGGTTATGTGGATCCTATTGATGTGCTTGCCATTTTTGAGCGAAGTGGTGAGTTTGTGTTTGTTCCTCATAGGGTTGAGATTCCTTATGATGGGGGAACTGCTATTGTTCAGGCCTTATCATCCAAGAAGTGGGCTTTGGATGCTATTGATGCAGATTGGGTGTCTGTAAGTCCGAAGTCAGGAGGGGCAGGGGCGACTGAGATAAGAATTAATGTAAGTGACACTACCTATGACAAGTTCACTGTAAAGTCTGAGGGTTCTGATGGCTATGAAGCCTTTACCTGTGAGACCGGAGGAAGTATTGCTGATGAATTGTTTGTAAAAAAATAAATAGATTGCGATATGAGCAGAATTAATATTCACAGAGGAACATTCTTGGAGAAAGAGGAGCTTGTGCGAATGTTGTCATTCCTGGAGGACAGAGATGATATATCAGCGGTTCTTTCCTCCTCTTTGACATACGGCATTGTTTCTCCAGGAGCAAAGGCAGGAACGGCATTTTCTATCTCTATTTCGGCGAAGGGTAATGCGGTCGACGTTGTAGGAGGATACATTATTACATCAGCTAATAAGGCCTTTAGATTACCTGATACGACAGAGTTTGCTATTCCAGAGGACAATCAGTTCTATTGGCTGAAGATTAGTCCAAGGGAACGGAACTATGAGGATGGAACTGTTCAAGTGGATGTGTCTGGAAATGTTTCCGGAAGTGTATCCTTTAATGGTGTTGTTCGTAGTCAGTCATCGGGTGTTCCTACGTGTATTAAGTTTGTGAAGGATAATGGTTTCACACCGAAGAACAGTCAGGTTTATCAGGTTGTGGATATTGTGGATGATAATAATATCATTCTATCTGGCGGTCAGGCGTTTGTGAAGGAATCTGATCTCAAGGTTGTGGTGCTTGGTTCCATTCCGATGGGTAGGAGGTTTACTGATGAACAGTTGGAGGGTCTTTATACCTTTACTGATGTAGAGATTAGTCTTGTTGAGGAAGTGGTTACTGGGGAAGCTCCACAGAAAGACAATGATGAATACTATATTGCCAGAATAAAGAACAACGGTGGAAATATTGTGTGGAGTGATGAACGTTCTGAATTTTGGAGTCTTGGAGGTGGTGGGGGTGTTCCAGTACCACAAGGATATGAAAGTTTTCAGGTTCTTACCGAAACTGGCTTGTATGAGAACTTTGAGGTTATTGACGGGATTTTGCAGGTGGTTGAACAGTAAAGGAAGTGAATTATGCAACTCTACTATACAACGACAACAGGCTATAATGCTATTCAGACAAATCCAAGCAGGTCACTTGGAGGATTTAAGTCATCAACGCTTGTTATTAATGATGATTTTTCTAATCTTTTTGATGACGTGTCCATTATGACGGTGCGTAATGCACGTCCGGAATATAGGGCTATCATTCTGAGGAATGAATTTATGAGTCAGGTTCGCAAGGTGAAAGTGTCGGTGAAGAATGCGGCAGATTCTATATGCCGATATAAGATGGCTGTGGAATATCTTGTTACGACTGACAAGTATGGTACAAAGAAAATGAGTAACGTTCAGTCGGCTCAGAGTAGGCCGTTTGCCGCACAGTTTGTGGATATGTCAGAGGGTGTGGTGCTTGATCTTGCAGAAACGCTTAATTCGGGTCAGGAAGTTGGTATCTGGATATGTCGTGAAATTGACAAAGTAAAGGCTAAAGAGCAATATGACAATGTCTGCAAGCCTGATCCGACAGATCCTACTGGAAGACGCTATGTGGCGGTGGAACGACTAACCGAGGAAGCCGTTGATATAGTGGTTGACTGGAAAGGTTAGTCAGTCTGATTAAGTTAGAAATGATTTCGTTATGTTGTATGACACAGACATTTATCAGAACATTGTTCTGACTCTATATGATTATCTTCAACGAAGTGTGAAGAAGATGCCACGTTCCATAAAGTGGGAAAAACCGTCTCATCGAAAGACGGTTATTTCTTTTATAGAAAGTCTTCCTGATACAGCAGGGGTACAGTTTATTTGGGATTTTCTGGTTTTCCAGTTTTACATCTATAATTTTCAGGATCAAAAGTTGCGACCTCTTCCCGCTTGGTTTATGGGTAAGGAAGCGTGGGATCGGTGGAAATCTTATGATAGTGGTGCAAGGTATCACGCTTTTGAATGGGCAGGTGAACATCATATAGAAAATCCATTGAGAAATGTAAATTATAAAAATGTTGCACAGAGTGTGTTGGAAGCGGAAAGGCTGAGAATGTCTCGTATATCTGGGCCGAATTATTGTGGTTTGAAGTATGATAACCCCTATGATGGATCCAGTAGAATGTGCATGTCATGTCCATTTGTATGGGACTGTGATACTCTTTATGGAGGGAAATGATATGGGTGTAAAGGGAGTTTGTCGTAAGTGTGGACGTGAGACAGTGATAGTTAATAAGACGCACTGTTTGTGTAGTGGCTGTAATTATAGGCGACTGCATAATGGTCTGTCACGGTTTGAATATAAGTTTATGACGATGAAGTTTCCGGAGCGAGCACGGAAAAAGCGTACTGGGGAGGCGGAGCTTTTTAGGGAGATATGGGCGGAGCGACCACACATTTGTTCACATTGTGGCCGACAGCTTCCTCCTCCTATGCGAGCAGGTTATTTCAGCCATATTCATTCCAAGGGGGCAAGACCTGACTTGCGGCTTTGCAAGGATAATATAGAATTGTTATGTCTGGAGTGTCATTCACGGCACGAATTTGGATTTAATTATGAAAGAGATTCTCATTAAGTTAAAGTTACTGGCTGACTCCTTAGGAATAGGTGCTGTGTCAGCGGAGGTTGAAAAGATTATGCTTCAGGAACAGCAGGTGTCAACGGAAACGGTTCTTCGTCTGCTTGGCGAGTTGCTGTCAATGCTGTCCACTATGGGCAGAAGGATGATGCACTTTAGGGACAGGACAGGCCAGATTCTTTCCAAGGGCTTTATCATTATGTTCCGTAAGAGTGAGACAGTTGAGGGTGAGCCTACTATTGTTATCAATGACTTTGGTGCAGGACTAAAGGCGGAGAACAACCCTGTTATAGAACTGGAGCTTGTTTATGACGATGTTGACGTGCGTGATGAGGACTTTGACACGTTATTATTAATGAAAAACTAAAAATGATTTTGTTATGAATTCCACGATTAGGTACATAATTGTTGGTGACAGTGAGACTGGAGGGCTTCCTAATAAGGGCAAACAGGCTTTCTATGACATTGCACTGTGTGAATTTGCCTTTGTCGTTATAGATATTCAGGAAATGAAAGTGGTGGAGGAATGGAGTACACTCTTTAGACCCTATAAGGACAATCTTGAGTATAACCCCCAGGCACTTGAGGTCAATGGTCTTACGGTTGAACAGTTGCAGAAAAGCGGTGATGACCTGAAGAACATCTATAAGGAAATGATCATGTTGTTTAAGAAGTATAAGAATCCTCGTATAGGAGCGGTACTTGCAGGACATAATTTTCAGCCGTTTGATATGCCTTTTCTCACTAATATGTTTGAGTTTTGCGGTGATAGCATCTGGAATTATGTCACGTTCGTGGAGGACACCATGAAGCTGGCTTGGTATCGTGCCAAGGAGCAGGAAAATTACAAGCTCGGAACGTGCTGTCGTATGGAGGGTGTTGATTTGGTTAACGCTCATCGTGCGCTTGCTGACACAAAGGCGAACGCCCTGTTGCTTTTGAAATACATTTCCTATATGCGTGGCTCTGGAGAGGGTTCGAGCGTTGCGATTCCAAGAATGAAGCCGTCTTCCTTTAGAGAGACCTTTCAACTTGTGTAGTGATGATTGAGTTTAATGAGAATAACAGTCTTTCTTTTCGGCAGCTGGATAGTATTATAGACACCACAACGAGAATAGTGCAGAATCTCCCTGTAAAAGCCATAAATCAGCTTATGGAGGGGTATAGGGGGGATCAGGATGCTATGTTGTCAGAGATGTTTCGTCAGACAGAGAATGTTCTGAAGTTGAACACTACATTGGAAACTGAACGTCTTTCCTATGTCGATCAGCTTATTGAGAGCATGGATGAGTCCTTGAAGATAATGTCATACAATTACTTCAAGACTACAATGCTTCCTAATTTTAGACAGGGGTGGAGAAATCTTGAGTGGGGTAATATGATTCAGCTGTACCCGAATAGTGCTTATCTTGCGGCTCGTTCTCATGGGAAGTGCTTTTTGGCTGGAACTCACATCTTGATGGCTGATTGGACAGTGAAGAATGTGGAGGACATCTATCCTGGGATGGAGGTGATGGGTATGGACTTTACCCCAAGAAAGGTTTTCACACGGCATATTGGTCGGTCACAGATGTTTACGGTGCACCAGGAGAATGGCATTTCCTATACCGTGAATAGATTCCACATTCTCTGCCTATGGGATACAAAGAGGAAACACTATGTTGAGGTTCCGATGGGAAATTTTCTGAAATATCCTCAAGAAAAACAGAATAGGTTTAGAGGGTACAGAGTGTTTTCGAGCGACAACCCTATACTGGAATATTCTCCTATAGCGGTTGAACCGTATGGTGATGGATCCTACTATGGTTTTGCCTGTGACGGTGATCATAAGTTTCTTCTGGAGGACAATACTGTTGTTCATAATTCGTATGAATTTTGTATGGGGCTTCCTCTGTGGAGGATGTACTCCTATCGTAGACCAAATTTTATGAAGCCTGATATTCCGGACAATAGGAATAGAAAGGAAACTTGCATTATAACCAACACGGAGACACTCGGTAAGGAGCATCTGGATAAGATTAAGGAGGAGATTCATACCAATGAAGCACTTTCAGCGGTGCTTAATCCGAACGGCAAGGCTTCGCTTGGAGCTACTGGCTTTGAGTGTGAGAATGGATCCAAACTGCATCTTAGAGGGAAGGACGGATTCATTCGAGGTCTTCACGTGGGTGCGGCTGTGTCTGATGACCTCCCTGATGATAGCTCCATCTATAGTCTGGAGCAGAGAGAGAAGTTGAGAGACCTGTTTAAGGGTGCTATCACCCCTATTGTAGAGCCGTATGGATATAATATCGTGGATGGCACACCGTATCAGGCACAGGATCTTTATTATGAGTTGAAGCAGGATCCGAAATTTATGGTGTTTGAGTATCCAGCCATATTTCCTGACGGCAGACTTTTGGCACCTGATCGTTTTACGTTTGACAAGTTGATGGAGGAAAAGAAGTCCGTGGGTACGCTTGTGTTTAGCCGTGAGTATCTTGTTGTTCCTATTTCTGACGATTCCACCATTTTTCCTATGGAGATATTAATGCGAAGCACGATAGGAATGGAGAATGTGCGACTTGTAGATAATATTGAATCGTTTCCATTCAAGTTGTCCAGAGTGGTTGTAGGGTGTGATTTTGCCGTGTCAGGAAATGTGGGTGCTGACTACACTTGTTATACGGTATGGGGGAAGGATTTGAATGGTTCCTATTATCTTCTGTACATCTATCGGGAAAAAGGTTTGTCACATAATGAGCAGATAAACAAGATAGAGTACTTGAACACGGTGTTTAAGCCGAATGAGATTGTGGTGGAGAATAACGGTTTTCAGTCCATTCTTGCTGATATGTGTGTACAGAGAGGAATCAAAAATATATATCCGTTTACCACTACTTCAGGAAACAAGAAGGACTTGCGAACAGGGTGGGCGTCGCTTGCAGCTCTATTTGAGAGAGGTGATATACGATGTCCGTATCATCCTGACACACGACAGAGGATAGACACTATGTTTGGGGAGTTTACATCTATTGCGTTTCGTTCTGATAAAGGTACACTGGAATCCATTAGCGGTCACGATGACACAGTATCATCCTCGTTTATGGCAATAAATAGATTACGTGAATCAGCTGTTCAGATAAAGGTTGATGCAGTATAATAAAATAGAAATGATTTTGTATGCAGACAAAGAAATTTGATGCGGTCTTGAGTCCGACATTTGTTGAAGAAATGCTTCGGCTCGCATATTCCAACAAGACATTCGCAGGGCTTGTGGTTGAGAATGTTAATGTAAGCAATTTTCCTCGTGAGCTTGGTGCGTGTAAGGCAATGCTCAAGGTACTGGCTGATAACTATCGTAATGGAGTATTTGCCACCTTGGGAATGGTTGAGATGGCCTTTCCGAAGAGTGATGAAGTAGCCAAGAAGATTTCTGAAATTAAGAATATGCCTGTTCCTCCCTATGATGGGATGGTTAAGCAGTTGGAAACATTCATTCGTCGGCAGACATTTGTGGCTGTGCAGCATGAAGTGAGTGATATGTATAATGAGGGTAAGCCTGACGAAGCGATGGACTTGTTGGGGCGCAGGATGTCTGAAATACTGTCCTTTTCTTTGAAGCAGGGTGCAAAGGGGAAATTTTCCAGAATATATAGGGACTTTGTGCGTAACATAGCGATTGCACAGCAGAAGCAGGATGATGAGGTTAAGCGTCCAAAGATTCCTCTTGGCATCACGTCTTTGGATGATTTAACTGACGGTGGTGTTCCTCGGCAGGATACTGTTCTTTGGATTATGCGTTCCGGAGTGGGAAAATCCACGGCCTTGAAATATCATGCTTGGTACAATACGTCAATATCACATAATCACTGTCTTCACATCCAGCTGGAGGGTGGTGAGCAGGAGGCAGTGGTGAAGTTTGATCAGATGCTTGCACAGACAACCTATGCAAAGGTTTTGCGAGGTGATATTACGTCTGACACTCAGAAGCGTGTGCAGTCACTTATCAGAAGGGCTGTTACGGTGAATTCTGATATAGACGTGTATGCTTCCGAGGAGATGATGGAAATGACGATAGCTGACATTGTCAAGGTGGTGGAGGATTATTATCTGGAGTATGGCTATTATCCTGATCTGATAACAGTTGATTCCATTGATCTTTTGCTTACAGGGCAGAACAGCAAGATAGACTATGATCCTAACTTTATTAAGTATAGACTACAGAAGTGTGCACAGCGGTTAAAGGATCTTGCCACGAAGTATGATTGTGTCGTGATGACAGCCACTCAGACCTGTGATGTTCCTATGGAACTATGGAACGATCCATCTCGTGTCATAACACGTCAGCACACAGAGGGTGATAGAACACTGGTCAAGCCGTTTTCCTTTGTGTTTACAGGTAATGTAACCATTGAGGAGGGTGCTCAGAACGTTATGCGTATATTCTGTGATAAGTTTCGAAATTATCGAAATAACGGAATAATTGTGAAGATACCGACCAACTATGAGAACGGCTTCTTTTACGACCTAAAACGTTCCGTAAAGGAGGAACAGGTACTTGATATGAACGCTATGCTGAAGATGGATGGCGCTCCTACACGCAGAAGACGCACAAGTGATGGCAGACAGACGGAGACAAAGACGGTTGAGGTGTCAAGCGGTGTGTTCGTGACTCAGAATGTTGAGAAGAAGAAAGTGCCGCAGAAAAGGGGTGTCTGATGAAGTACGATAAGGAGAATATTATTGACGAGCTTGGGCTTGTTCCGTTCGGTTCTCAGGGGTGGTTATCGAACAAGGAGATGGTCTGTCCGTTTTGTGGTAAGTCCGGAAAATGGGGTGTTATATTTAATGATACTGGAGGGGCGACATTTCATTGCTGGAAGTGTCCACGTAAGACTTCTTTGTATGAATTTCTTAAAAAGATAGGTAGAACGGATCTTGCAAGGGTTACATACACGGCCAAGCCTGATGAGGTGTGCCCAAGGATAGGTGAGGAGCAGACGGAGGAATCACAGTGGATGACCTCCATGGAGTTGCAGCCTTTGGAGTTGCAGCCTGTTGCGCTTCCATTGCGACTGAAACCACTTGTGGGGGATGAGTATCTTGAAAGCAGGGGGTTCAATGACTATCACTATAGACTATTTGAACCATCCTACACAAATACACCACTGGAGCCGAAGTTGAAAAACTATATTGTGTTTAAGATGAAGATGAACGGTGTGTGTGTGGCTTGGTGGGCGAGAAGTCGTTATTCAAAGGAATGGCATAAGGAGAATCTGGAACTTTATAAGCAGCATAAGGCTGAGCTTGTGCTTCGGTATAGGAACTCAGAAAGCAATTTTCAGGACTTGCTTGGTGGTTATGATCAACTTGTTGAGGGTGTTACACAGACAGTGATTCTGGTGGAAGGCATTTTTGATATGATTAATATCACGAACATTCTTGGACTTGCTGATGTGAATGATGTTAAGTGCTGTTTTACATTCGGTAATAGCATAGGAAAGGGACAGATAGAGTCATTGTTGAGGAAAAAAGTTAGGAATATAGTACTTTTGTATGATGATGGGACAATAGACGAAAGTCGTGAAGCGGCCTTGCGGATGAGGGAACTGTTTGATACTGTGATGGTGGCGGCTATACGACGCAGAGGTGTTGATCCTGGAAACATAGACATAGACTATCTGATGGAGGTGTTGGAGTCAGCGTGTGATTCTCTAACATTCTCTTACAATAGGCTTGAAATGAAGATTTGAGGTATGAGCAAGGAAATGATTAGGTCTCAGAAGGAATTTATTCACAAGTTGGAAATGGAGTATCTTACACACAAGTTGAGATCACTTGTGTATCGTAAGATGAAGTACATAAAGCTCTCCAGAGATATGGCTGTGAAGAAGAAGGAAAAGATTCAGGCACTCGGCATGAAGTTTGGCATTTCTACAATGTTTGATACAGGTGTAGAGAAGTTCGTGAATGAGCATTTCTGGAATAAGTGTGGGCTTCCAAATTTTTCCTATAAGGATAGTGAGCAGAAGCGTGTGCAGGGTAATTATGACGCTTGGTATCTTCTCTATCGTGGGGTTGTGATAATGTATAATGGTGAGCCTTATACTGTTGTAAGCAACAACCCTTCGACAAGGACAGTTCAGGTGCTTGATGGTTGTTTTGCAATGAGTTATGATGAGATATCTCTTGTGAACGATTATGACTGGGAATAACGTTTTACTAAAAAGACAAAATAAAAGATGATTAAGGTAAGGATTTTTAATGAAAGTAAGTTTCTGGGGTCGGAGTATTTTCCAGAATATAAGAGTTTGGGTGCGTCAGGCGTGGATCTTAGGGCTGACATCGGTGAGGATATTGTGCTTCATCCAATGCAGCGAATGTTGATTTCAACAGGTCTGCGAATAGCTATTCCTCAGAATTATGAGGCACAGGTTCGCTCTCGTTCAGGGCTTACAGTGAAGAACGGTGTTATTGTTCTTTCTCCAGGTACCATAGATAGTGATTATAGAGGGGTTATTGGTGTTCCTTTGGCCAATCTGGGTGATGAGGATTTTGTAATTCATAGAGGGGATTGTATTGCACAGCTTGTTTTTCAGAAAGTGGAAAGAGTTTGGTTTGAGGGTGTCAGCTCTATTGAAGCACTTGGTCTAACTGATCGCGGTGAAGGAGGCTTTGGTCATACAGGCGTGAAATAGAAATTTTCAAGAATATTCTTTGGATATCTAAGATAAGTGACTATATTTGCACTGTGAAATTTTAACAATTAAATCAAAAACGTTTATGGAACAGAAAGAATTGTCCGTAAGGATGAAAATTCGTAAGTTTAAGAATGACGCTGCCAAGCTGTCAGAAATCATTGAGTCAGAGGCTTCCACCGAACTGGAAAAGAAAGTGGCTTCGGAGTATCTTGCCAAGTTGCAGGAACTCCCGCAGTCTGAACAGCCAGAAGCACCGCAAGCTCCGGAGGAGACGACACTTTTTCCTGAGGAAGAGGAGAAGTCAGCCCCTAAGAAGGAAGAGTCTATCAGTTCCGAGCTTACTCCTGAGGAAGTCGCTCGTCTTGATGCAGCGGAGAAGAAGTTCGATGAGCGTCAGGCCAGTCGTAAGACACCATCAAAGGGTGACAAGAATATGCGTGAGGAGCGTAAGAAGAAAAGTTCAACGGCTAATCTGCATGAGGGCAAACGTGAGAATCTTGAAGAATCCACGGAGGTTCCTGGTCTGAAGGTTGGTTCTACTGTAAAGGTGGGTAATGAGGAAGGCTCTGTCATTCGTGTCTATCGTAGCACCGACGGCAAGGAGAAGTGTATGGTCAAGATCGGAGACGGCAAGCCTGTCAAGAAGCGTGTTACTTCCGTGGAACTTGTAAAATAGTCGGGATTTATGGTTACGGATTCAGGAACCATAATTCTTATCAAGGGGGTCAGTGGAAGCGGTAAATCCACAAGGGTTTATTGCTTCCTTGATTTCCTGGAAAGCATTGGAATGAAACTGAAGCCATATCAGTTTGTGAATATACTTGGACAGACACAGGAGATAGGCTTGTATTCAGAGGAGTTGAATATGCTTTTTCTGGGAAAGTTCTATGACGACAATGGTGTTCGTAGGTGGCAGGGGTTGGATGCTGTTACAGGGCGATTGCACACGGCTGAGGGTCTTTCCTATTTCCTGAAGTGGGCTGGTCAGCGGAAGTTGAATGTTGTGCTGGAGGGGGCTGGAACGTCCGTGACGTGGCGATTGCGTCCGATGGAGATATGTGCCGAGTATGAGTATCTAAATATTCTCTATTTGGTCTATACGTTCAAACTGGAGCAGTATGATGACTATATCAGGAGAATAGAGTATCGCTCGGGCAAGGCTCCGAAAAGCGACGCTATGTGGCGGAAGCGCAAGGGGTTTGAATCAGACTATACTCAGACTGTTGCGGAAGCGAAGGACTTGAATGCAGCAGGAGCGGACATTGTCATCAAGTACAATCTTTTCGATGTTGAAGCATGGGATCTCGGTGTAAGCATTATGCAGTATTTCGGTCTTGACGAGTTGTGCGATGAGTTCAAGCTGTTTGTGGAGGGTGGTGGTTATATTGGGCAGAATTCCTATGAAAACATTGGTAGATGAGTAAAATAGTTCCAAATGACAATTTGACGTACCTCTTCTATTGGTGCTGTGAACGAATGAACATATTCTGGAAGCGGTATAATGGAGAGCAGTATCCATGGACTGATGATGAGATATTACAGCAGTATAAGTTCACAAATGTGTATCGGGTGCTGGATAGGTCAAGTCAGTATATGCTTCGTAACGTTATCTATAATGGTAAGCAGTATTCTCCGGAGGATATGTTTTTTCGTATTTTACTTTATAAGCATTTTAATCTTCCTGACACGTGGGGTGCCCTGATTAAGGAGTTTGGTGATATTACATACGACACCGGATGGGAGAACATTGCACGTTTTCTGGATGATAGAGGTAGACAGGACATCACCATCTATTCTAATGCCTTTATGTTGACAGGGTGGTTTTATTCTCTTCCGGAGTATGCTAATATTCGTGGGACTTCAAAACATCGTGGATATTTTGAGGTGTTTAAGCGTCGAATTTTTGATAATGGTAAGATTGATGCTTTTCTCAGTGCTGCAAGTTTTGAAGAGCTTTTTGGTATGTTTAAGGAGCTTGAACCATTTAGCGACTTCATGTCACAGCAGTATTGTCTTGACATGAATTATTCCCCTTTATACAACTTTACTGAGAATGACTTTGTGGTTGTCGGCCCTGGAAGTAAAAGGGGGATTCAATTTGCATTTAAGGGGGATCATAGAGATGACGGTGAAGTTGTTATCAGGTGGATGCAGGAGCACTTTGAGGAACTGATGACAAAGTTCTGTCAGGATTCAGGTATGATTTGGAATCCATTGCCGTGGGAGCCAGTGCCTACACTGACGAACATTCAAAATTGTTTTTGTGAGCTATCAAAGTATGCTAAATGTATGGGTGTGCAGTTTAAGAAGAATACTAAAGGTAGGATGAAAAATCTTTATACTACACCAAAATCAGAAATTTCTTATATGTTTCCACGGAAATGGAATGTTAAGATGCCGTTAAAAGGGCAGATAGAAACTTATAAATAAAAAACGATTATGGATTTTGTATTTGATAATCTTAGTCAGGCTTTTGTTGGGCTTTTAAGGGATCTTAAGGCTTTTGGTACTTGGACACAGAGGGGAACCAATTCAGCAGGAAATATGTGCTTGGAATTTCCAGAGCCAGTGCTTATAAAGATATATAATCCACTGAATAGATATGTTTTTGTTCCGGAGCGCAAGTGGAACAAGACGTTGGGGTGGATTGAATCACTCTGGATTGCCAGAGGTGACAACTCGCTTGAAATGCCGTCAGCCTATGTCAAGAACCTGTTGACGTTCTCCGATGACGGTGAGACAATGCGTGCAGGATACGGCCCGAGGATTCGTGCCTTTGGTGGTCATCTGTGGAAGAAAGGTGTTCGATTTGAAGAGGGTTCACCGCTATACTGGATGAAGCAGCAGTATGATTCCAGATATGGGAATGGTACGGTTGCCGTTGTGGATCAGTTGAAATTTGTGATTGACAAATTTAAGCAGGATCCAACCACGAGGGAGGCTGTCATTACGATTCATGACCCTATGGCTGATGACTTCAGTGGCAAGGAGATTCTTAGAACGAAGGACACCCCTTGCACACGCTCCATTCACTTTATGATCGTAGATGGCAAGATGAACTGTTACGTGGATATGAGATCTAATGATCTGTTCTGGGGCTTCAGTGCTGTCAATGTCTTCAATTTCACTTTGATGCAGGAGTATGTCGCCGCGATGGTGGGTGTGCCTGTGGGGGTATATTATCACAAAGTTGATAATTTGCACATGTACGAAGGATCTTTGCCTATGGCTAGGAATATTACTTCTATTTATGGAACAATGGCAGCAGTTGAAAAATGGTCTGACTTATATAGTTTTGATGAGGAATTAGATTGGCACGGTTATAAACATACATTTACCACATTGGAGGTCTTTGACAATCTAATAGCGTTGCTATCTGAGTTTGAGCGTGGGATGCGTGGTGTCGATGATTTGCCGTACAGCAAGGATGAAGCTCTGGAAACAATGAACATGATGTTTGGGGGTGAGCCGATGTTTATGGACTGGGCAAAGGTTATCTATCGTAAGTGGTCAAAGGACACGACCGTGACATTTGACAATCCGTATCTGACAAAGTTATTTGTCTGAAGTTACTTTGTAGAAACCATAAGAACAGCCGTGCAACCTCTGGTCGGGAAGCCTGTGATAGGTAAGGAGGAAGTTCGAGACTTCTCACGGCTGCAAGAACTAAATAAAAATGATTTCGTTATGAACTACAAAAAGATTGACTATCTACTTCAGATGAAGCAGATACAGAGACTTCCAAATGTCCCCCATCATAGAAGTTATAATATTCTTGAGCACAGCTTTGTAGTCGGTATGCTTTTCAGGTGGTTTGCTTCCGCCTGTGATGTCTCCTACGATATAAATGTGTGGGATAAGGTGCTTATGCACGACTATCTTGAAGCATTTACAGGGGATTTGAACTTTGTTGTTAAGAATTTGACAGAGAAGACATCAAGTGCGTGGGCGACGATAGAGAAGGAGGTCTGTGATCATGACACTGTTTTGAATCATTATTCTGATGAAGCCATAAAGTCCGCCATGACGGAGGAGCAGCGCATTCTCTTTAAGGTGTGTGACTATCTTGATTTGTGGATTTTCTGCAAGCAGGAGGAGGCACTTGGTAATACCACGATTGGAAACAAGACCGTTATAGATAACTGTAAGAAGCTCATCTATGGTCTCTGTGGGCAGGATAGAAAGTGGTTTCCTATCTTTGATTTTATGTGCAAATATACAGCGTAGCTATGGATGAAAGAACCCCAGTTGAGATATATGCCTTTGTCGGGGTGATTGGCTCCGGCAAGAGCTATCGGCTTGAGCAGATGAAGAGAGAATACAATGGTGTCGGTCAGGTTGTCATTACCGCTGACTTTTCAGATGGTATTCGAGATCTAACACGTCAGCTTTTGGGGTATGGTGCTAACTTCGGTGATGTGAATTCACAGGAATATCGTGACTGGAAGGAGAACGTGGCCTGTGTGACAGTTCACAATGGAGCGGTGGTGAATTCTTTCACTGGACGTGATGTGTTGCGTAATGTGGGAGAGTCCACGAAGTGTATTGCAGGTCAGAACGTGTGGGCGAGATATACGACACAGTCCTTATATTCACGCATAGCGTATCAGGCATTTCGCTCTGATTTATGTGTGAGTGGTGTTCGGGTGCTTATAGGGTCAGTGCGATTCAAGTGCGAGGCTCGGAGCATATTTGAGCTCTTTAGCGATGTAGCAGCCAATATGGATAGCTTTATGAATCCGTCCTTGCACTTTATATTCTGCGACTATCACTCGTCGAGCTATGATGCGGCAAGTGGTCACGTCAGTGAGGCACTTGCACAGATCGTGTTGAATACAGGCAAGTACAAGGATGGTGATGATATCACCGAACTGATAGACACAATGGTATGAGACAGGAATTTGAACAGTATCTACAGAGGAACCTGATGTCATATACGGAGGTCAGTCCTTATGTGTATGAAATAGATGGTAGGACATTCGAACTCTATAAGCCTGACAATGATGGCGCATTGTTTGACGATGACTTCAGGTTTACAGGCATTCCGGCCAATTTAGCGAGATACACCTCCACTGAGAAAACGGTGGACACACAGTGTGACTTTTATGCCTATAAGTTTGGAGGAGTGTGGTATATGCTTCCAAGGGATGATAGAGACAAGGTTAAGTTGAAGCGCCTGAAATATCTTGGGGAAGCGGTGCAGGAGATTCCAACACCTGTCTTTATGGGTGTTCATGGTCAGTATGAGATTATGTCGGGCTCCGGAACGTATGCTGATTGGTGTGCAAAGGCGAAGTTCTACGGTGTTACGACACTTGGTATCTGTGAGAAGAACACTTTGTCGGGTGTCTTGAAATTTCAGGTGGAATGTCAGAAGAACGGCCTGAAGCCTGTTATCGGGATGGAATGCACTGTATATGATATTGTCAAGGACTTTAGGTTCACGGCCAAGGTGTTTGTCAGAAATGAGGTGGGTTGGCAGAGCATCCTCACTATGTCGGAAGCCATTAACTGTGATAATCCTGGGTATATTCTCATTGACCAGTTTAGAGAGGAAATAAGCCGAAATGCGGAAGGATTGGTGGTGGTTGCAGACCCCAAGACGACTGACTATGACAAGTTCGCTGAAATCGGTCTAAAAATAGATTACTATCAACTTGACCCTGTTAGATATGCGGAAGAATCTCGTGATGAAGTGTATTTGAAGAACCTGAGAAAATTTTATCATAGTGGTATGCTTGCTCTTCCTATGGCTGATGCTTGGTATCTGGACGAGGAGTATAGCTGTATCAGATCGAGACTTGCAAGCATAGGTGGATCTAACTTTTATGACAGTGATGATCAGTGGTTTAAGCCGAATGATGTATTGTTCTGTCAGCTTGCTGACATGTTTCCAAGCACGGATGATGGTCTGGGGCTTGCGTACCAGGACTTTTTAGATGGGCTTGAAAGGTTGATGGATCTTGCTGATAGCATTGGCTTTATCGTGGACACAACCAAACGCCATCTTCTACGCTACATTATGACAGAGGATGAAGCCGCTAAGTATGTCACCAATGAGGATATGTTCTGGGGGCTTATTGACGAGGGACTTCAGCGGCATCCTGAGCTGATTGAACAGTACGGTGAGGATGTGGTGATGGAACGCATTGATAGAGAAGTTGGTGTAATTAAGTTGGGGGATACAATCGATTACTTCCTAATTACGAGGGATATTGTGAATTGGTGTCATCATAATGATATTATGACAGGTATATCCAGAGGTTCGGCAGGAGGGTGTCTTATCTCGTATCTTCTTGGGATCACAAAGTTGGATCCAATAGGCTATAATCTACTTTTTGAGAGGTTTTTGAACGAGGGTCGTGTAAAGAAAAGTCTTCCTGATATAGATACGGATTTCCCTGGAGAAGACCGAGGAAAAGTCAAGCAGTATATGGAACAACGATTTGGGGAGGTTAATGTCTGTTCTGTGGGTACTTATTCCGCCTTGCAGCTGAGAGCGGCTATCAAGGACATGTCTCGTGTGTATGGGCTGGAGTTTCAAGAGGTGAATGATATGATGAAACTCTTTGCCGTGGATGATCGTAAGCCTGAAGACCTGTTTAGGATAGCGTGTGCACAGCCACGTGTGAAGAAGTTTGTTAGAGAGCATTCTGACTTGGTGAATGAGGTGATGCTGATTATGCCAGCCCCCAAGGCACGTTCCGTTCACGCCTGTGCCACTATGATATTTCCGAAGGAGCACGATATGTTTCACTGGACACCTATTCGCAAACAGAACGGAGAGTATGTGACTGAGTGGGAGGGTGGTGAAATGGACGGTGCAGGATTTCTGAAGAATGATATCTTGGGTATTAAGCAGCTTGATAAATTTCAGAATATGGTGCGTCTTGTCAAGGAGAACGAGGGTGTTGATGTGGATATTTTCAATGTGCCGCTTGACGATTCAGAGGTGTATCGTTACTTTCAGAACGGCTGGACGGAGGATAATTTTCACTTCGGCTCTCGTGGTTTGACAGGCTACTGTAAGGAGATGAAGCCTGAAAACATAGAGGACTTGATTGTGGCCATCGCCCTGTATCGTCCTGGAGCAATGGAGAACGGCTTCCATACGGAGTATGTTAAGCGTAAGGAGGGTGCGCCTGTAAGTTACTTTGTAGGTTCCGAGGAAATTCTTTCCAATACTTATGGGATTTTCTGTTTTCAGGAACAGATCATGGAGTTGTGTAAGCATCTTGGGGGGCTTTCACTTGTGGAAGCTGATGACGTGCGAAAGGCGATGGTGAAGAAGAAGTACGAAGCACTTCATCAGTATCATCCAAGATTTGTTGACAACTATGTGACACAGTTCGGTGTCACGAATGAATATGCTGAAAGTGTGTGGGATGCTATTGACAAGGCTTCCACTTACCTGTTTAACCGTTCTCATGCTGTCGCCTATGCTCTTACTGGCTATATCTCGCAGTGGATGAAAGTACACTACCCAATAGAATACTGGAGTGTTGCGTTCAAGGAAGCGATGACGGAGGATTACCCTCGCTATATTGCTGAGATTAACAAGACAGGTGTCTGCACGGTGAGGTCTGTGGATATCAATCTGTCGGGAACAGGCGTGTATATTGACTTTGCGGCCAGAACGCTCTATTGGTCTGTCACAGGCGTTAAGCAGGTGGCTGAAAAGGCGGCTACACAGATACTCAAGGAACGTGATGAGAATGGTAGGTATTGGTCTTTGGATGACTTTGTGACACGACATAAGTGGAAAGGGTCAGCGGTGAACACGAGGGTTGTGCAGAATCTTATTCTCGCAGGGGCATTTGATGACGTGGAGAACATCACTGATGCCTCTCAGAGGGTGGAACTATTGATATCCTATCTTGCTTCCACAAAAAACAAGTTGAATGAGACTGATCCTATTATAGCAGGGTTTGACATTCACAGGAATGATGCTTGGTGGTGGCAGCTTATGCAGAAGAAACTTTCAGGGCTTGCATTCTTTGACTATGCAGGTCTTTATGACAAGGTGAAGCAGTTTTTCCCTGTTGACTATGAGTATTATACCTTTGAGGAATGTAGTGACGTGGAATATCGTCCTAACAGGGGATATGTCATTGTTGGTGGGTATGTGTCAGCGATAGACCTGAAAAAAACCAAGAAAGGAGACATTCTATGCCGTATAACACTGGAGAACAACTATGAGTTTCTGGACTTGGTTGTATTCCAGACGGAATATGAGCGGCTTCAGGAGGAGATTGCTGCAAGCAAGGATAATATCGTGCTTTTGAATGCAACACTTTACTATGACGCACGGAATGATAAAAACGCCTTGCGTGCTGATATGGAGACATCCATTGTGACATTTAAGTTATAACTAATACACACGAATTATGATAATTACAACACACTTTGCGAATGTTCCGGTGGAACTGGAGACAAACGGCTTTGACGGTCGAATAGACATAGACCGCCTGACAAGTATTGACTATCAGAATCTGTTCGGAGAGGCCGTCACCGTAAGTGCCCTCCTTAACAAGGTGGGTCTCCTGAGAGCGGAAGCCGAAAAGGCTGTGGCTGAGAAGAAACTGGAGAAGGACATCTATGAAGCCGACAGGAAGAAATTCTATCGTAGACAGGCGCAGAAGAACGGTGGTAAGTTCTTCTTTGACAATGACGAGATAAAGATGTCAGAAAAGGCTCTTGAGGAGGTTATTCTCCTTGATGAGGACTATCAGCAGCTGTCCTGTGAACTTATAGAAGCCCAGAAGAACTTCGCCATTCTGGACACGTTACAGTGGTCAGTGCAGGACAAGAGCCGCAAGCTGAACAATCTCCTGAAGCCTGTCACTCCAGCGGAGTTTCTGCAGGAGCTTGTGGAGGGTGAAGTGAACTCCTTCCTAATACGTAAGAAAGGATTTTGAAGAATTCCTGATAAACTTCTTGGATATTCAAGAAAATTGACTACCTTTGCAGTGTAATCATTAAATCACACGTTATGAAAACACTTACAAGCAAAGAAATTGCACAGTTGATTCAGGAAAAGGTTCAGGATCGCAAGATTGAGTTAGGTGTTAACTTTACATATTACGATAAGATTCTTAAAAAGGATCGTTCAGATGTTCTTTGTGCAGTAGATTATTTATATAGAGGTAATTGCTGTCATGTCGGTGTTCAATTATTGAATGAAGGGTGGGTTAATTATAGGGACTTCAACTATTCAGATAGAAGACAGCTTGAACTGTTCATTAGGAATGCTTAATGAGAAATCGTTTATTTATTAACAAATTCATAACAACGAATTATGGCAAGTTTTAACAGAGACAGATTTAGGGCTACTCCCCTGTCAACGGTGAATTCAACTGTCACCGAGACGAAGCAGTACGACACCTTTTACGGTGGAAACAGTGATTATGCACCGTTCTTTAAGAATGTGGAGGGCGTGACCGTCAAGAGGGTGCTTCCAGCGCACGAGCCTGGAGACAGCCCGTATGTTCCTATGATGACCTCAATGCTTGAGTGTGAGGTTGAGGACAAGAAGGACGGTGTGGTTATTGGCAAGAAGATTGCCAAGAAGAAGATCTTCATCGCCACGCTTCATGCAGGGTCAAAGTATGACATCATTGATGAGTACATCAAGAGGGTCTATGCCCTTGCAGAGCAGTATCAGGACAAGGACGAGCGTAGCCGCTTCCTTAACCCCATAACTGGGTATCGTATGGGCAAGCAGTGGGTGTCAGGAATTCGTCCACAGCTGGAGTACGTTTACTATGCGCTTATCAACGGTCAGATCTATAGGGACAGCCTGAAGCCGAAGCAGATGGAAGCCCTCAACAAGGAATCCGCTGAGATGTGTGCTCAGGATGACACAGCCGCAATCGACATCTTCAGTGACCCTACGACTGGATATCCTATTCAGTGGTCACGTGAAAAGGATGAGAACGGCAAGACGGTTGAGGTGCTCAAGGCATTGCCGCTCCCTCGTACAATGTCCTGGGATCAGTACTTTGAGAAGTATGCCGTTCCTGACAGGGTGCTGGAGGATCTTCTCAAGCTTCCTTCCCTGAAAAGCCTGTATGTCGGCTCCTATCGCAAGAAGGACTTTGAGTATGCACTGGATGGTCTGAAGAGGTTTGATCAGAACAATAACTACAACATCTTCGCTGATGAGGACTATCTGGACTACATCGAGCGAGCGGAAGCCGAGCTTTCCAAGAAGTGGGGGTCAGAGGGTGATGATTCAGCCTCACAGCCACAGGCAACATCTCAGGTGGAAACTTCAGTGAAGCCGAAGCCTCTTGCAAAGAAGCCGACGGCTAAAAAGGCCGCTCCGGAGGAGACGAAGGAGCCGACGCTGGAGGAGAAGTTGAAAGTAATCAACGAGGAGTTCGTTAGGCAGTACGGCAACGAGTATGAGGACATCACCGCTGATGTCCTTGGTGATGACCTTGATTCCACCTATGCTCTTGCAGTCAAGAAGGAGGATCTCGGTTACGACCTTGACCATGTTCCTGGATGGGACGCAAAGCCTGAAGTTCCTGCAAAGCCGAAGCCAAAGGCAGCACCAAAGGTGGAGGAACCGAAGTCGGAACCTGAAGCAGCCCCAGAACCACAGCCGCAGACAGCAGCCGCTCCACAGCCATCAGGCAACGCAACGGCACAGTCCGCTCTTGAACGAATCAAGGCTATGCGTGAGAGAGCCAAGCAGAACAAGCAGTAACAAAGTGATGGTATGATTGAGGGGTGGCTGAAACCACCCCTTTATTTCAATTCTTATGAAACAACCTTTAGCGATAATCAGCACCGATTGGCATCTCAAGACTGACAACAAGGAATCTATTTTGAGCATTGCGAAGCAGGAGATTCAGTCGGCTCAGGATCGTGGTGTGGACACGGTTATATGGCTTGGTGATATGTTTGACAGCAGAACAAGCCAGAGTCAGGAACTTCTTACCTTTATGGATAGCATTCTGAATATGTACTATCTTGCAGGGTTGACCGTACACTGCATTCCTGGAAACCACGATAAGACAGACTATGGGGATGACAGAAGTTTTTTGACAGTGTTCAAGTATCATCCTGACTTTCATCTTCATGAAACGCCTGATATGGTGGATTTTGGTGGCGTGAAGTTCTGGTTTATGCCGTTTTATCGGCAGGATGTGTATCTGGATAGATTTCAGATGTGTATGCCGTTGGGTCGATGTGTTCTGTTTAGTCATACGGCTATCTCAGGTTCAATTAACAATGACGGCAGTAAGGTGGAATCACCTATCAATGCTTCACTGTTTAAGGGGTTTGAAAAGGTCTTTCTTGGGCACTATCATAATAGACAGCAGCCAGCGAAGAATATCTTTCATCTACCGAGTGTTCAGCAGAACAATTTTGGGGAGGATGAGGATAAGGGTTTTACCGTGCTATATGATGACTTATCCTTTGAACTTGTAAGGTCGGTTTTTAAGCCTTACAAAGAGATTGTGGTTGATGCACGGACAGTCACCTCGGAGGAACTTGTGGAACTCTCTAAATCGTCCGTTGATGGGGTGAACTTGCGTCTTACATTCACGGGAGATCAACAGGCGGTGAAGAAGATTGATCGTAAGAAGTTTACAGCCGTCGGCATAAGTGTGCAGGTCAAGTATGATGATGTTGATGTGGATGAAGTGGATAGACAGCAGGACATTGTTGCTATGACTGGAACAAATATTGCAGAGAAATTTGAGGAATTCTGTAAGGAAAAAGGTTATGATTATGTAAGGGGCTATGAATTATTAAAGGAGGTAATGAAATGGCAGGAATAGAAGAACTTGTATCAACATTGCAGAAGAAGTTCGGCAAGGAGATTGTGGCTGGAAACACTTCACAGGAGGTAACTTTCATATCATCAGGCAGTATGGGTCTTGACTTGGCTCTGGGTGGTGGATACCCTCTCGGCAGAATAGTGGAACTCAGAGGGTATGAATCCAGTGGCAAGACAACGCTTGCTCTGACAGCTTGTGCAAGCATACAGAAACAGACAGGCAAGGCGATTGTCTATGTGGACAGAGAGAACGCCATTGATATGGACTATGTTAAGGCACTGGGTGTGGATATTTCACCACAGATGTTCATTCTTACACAGGCCGGAACGGCTGAGGAGTGTCTGGAGATTATACGTGAATCAGCGAAGTCTGATGCAGTGGGTGGCATCGTTATGGATTCAGTGGCCGCTATGTTTCCACGATGCTATCTGGAAGCGGAGGTGGGGGATGCCAAGATGGGTGTTCTGGCACGTCTGATGTCAGCGTGGCTTCCAGGGATTGTGGGTGACTTGAAAAGAAACAACATTATCGCTTTATTTATCAATCAGTATCGTGAAAAGATAGGTGTGATGTATGGTTCGCCTAAGACAACCCCAGGAGGAAAGAGTTTGGGTTTTTACGCAAGTCAGATTCTGGATATTGCCAAGTCAGGTGTTATTGGTGACAAGGGTGAGGAATCAGCCATTCACGTTAAGGTGCGTGTGGAAAAGAACAAGGTTGCTCCACCGTTGCGTAAGGCGGAGTTTGATATTCGCTTCGGTGAGGGTGTGGACAGAGCGTCCGAGGTGCTTGACCTTGCCGTTGAATATGGTGTTGTGGACAAGAAAGGATCGTTCTTCCGTTATAACGGTGACTTAATCGGTCAGGGTTCGGAAAAGGCAAGGACTTTTCTTGCTGACAATCTTGAACTGATGCAGGAGATAGAAGCAAAGGTGACTGAAAAGATTTAGGCTTATGAGGCTGGAAACGTTAAGATTAAAGAATTTTCTCTCTTTTAAGGAATTGAACCATACATTTCGTAATGGGGCAATCCTTATACAGGGGCGCAACCTTACGGAGGACAGTAAGGAGACAAACGGTGCAGGAAAGTCAACGATGGAAGCAGGAATCTCCTATGCGTTGATGGCCACACCACTTCGTAAGCAGACACTTGATAGAGATTTGATAAGGTGGGGTGAGGATGAAGCGGAGATTGAACTGACGGTGTTCTGTCCAGTGCGTAGTCAGCGACTACGTATATTTAGGAGGATACGTGTTAAGGGGTCAGCGACACTGGAACTGTACCTGAATGAACAGTCTGTGCAGTTTGCTTCCGTGCTGGAGGGTAATAGGTATATTCTGGACTGGATAGCGATAACACCTGAGGACTTGAAGTCCTTTTACATCCTGAACAAGGAGAACTACAAGTCATTTTTGAGCGCATCCAACACGGACAAGCTCGCTTTGATCAATCGTTTTATGAAAGCGGAGCGACTGGAGGCGGCTGATGATGTCATAAAGGAGCAAAGTGCTCCTTATGTTGAGAAGCGTGATGCGGCTCAGAGAAAGGTCTTTTCCATTGAAGGCGAATTAAACGCCTATAAGGGTCAGTTGGTCTATGAGCAGTCCCGTAACCTTGATGAGGAGCTGGAGCAGCAGGTGGCGACGATTAACGAGCAAATAGAGCAGTATGGGCGGAAGATTCAGGCATGTGATGATGATAGTAGGCGAGTGGAGAAATCCAGGGGTGAAGTTGAAGCCGATATCACGCAGAGGAGGGAAAGCCTGGACACGGTGAAGCGGTCACTCGAAGCGATGGTCGCCGACAACAGCCTTGAACGGCAGAAGGAATCCATTAGGCAGGAGCGTCAAGGGTTGGACAATGCCGCCTTTGAAGCCAGAAACTTTCGCAGTGAGGAACATAGACAACTTGATGAAACGAACAGAAAGTTGGCTGAACTAAACAAAATGCTTGCAGGTGTGGTCACGTGTCCACACTGTCATCACAGATTCCTACTTAATGATACGGAACGTTCTGTTGCTGAACTGGAGAATGAGAAAGTTGCTGTAACATACGATGTGGACGCTCACAGTAGTGCAATAGAGGAGGTTAATGCGGTGCTTGATGAACTTGCGGCTGATCTTTCCACTTATGACTGCAAGGAAAAGGAGCTTGCTGAAGCGATGAACAGGCGTGATGCTGAGATGTCAACATTGCGTAGGCAGGTGGCTGACGCCGAGCGTGTTATCTATGCCAAGGAGGCCGTATTGGGTCAGTGCAGTGAAACTGTTAGGCGTAATAACTCCACCATTGAAAGTCTGCGGAAGGACATTCAGCAGGAACAGCAAAGGATTGCTGTGCTTATGGAGGATGGTATTCAGACCAAGGTCGAGGATTATAAGGGACTGATAACCCTGACAGAGAAGAAGCTGGATCGTGCTCAGAAGGAACTTGAAAAGGCGGAGGGTGAGCTTGGAGAACTTCAGCAGTGGGGTCAGCGGTTTAAGGACTTCAGAATGTCACTTGCCTGTGGACAGTTAAAGGTTATTCAGGATGTGGCCAATCTGTCCCTGGAAAGGCAGAAGTCTGAGCTTCGTGTGTCCATTGACGGCTTTAAGGTGAACGCCAAGGGTCAGATCAAGAGTGAGATTACGGTGCTTGTTATTAACGGTGAGGGTGAGTATAAGAGTTTCTGGTCGTACAGTGGCGGTGAGCGTGCCAGAGTGGAGATGGCTATGATTCAGGCCTTTCAGGAAATGCTGAATGCTACCAATCCTTATGGTGGGCTGGATTTTTTGATGATTGATGAAGTGCTGGAGGGGACTGACCCTCTTGGCTTGAACCTACTTATTGAATCGTTGAAGGATGTTGAAAATCCAGTTTATATCATTAGTCACGTGATGAACATTAAGGCTGGAGTGCCGACCTTGACTATCACGAAGGAAAACGGTATAAGCAGAATAGAATGAGTGGTGTTAAAACTATAATAGGGGTGGATCCTGGAAAGGAGGGGTATATTACATTGATGATAGGTGCTTGCTTTAGACACTATCCTATTCCTATGATAGGAAACAAGGAACTGGATATGGTGGCACTTTCATCATTGATTGTTGAGATAGCGAGCCTATGTGATCCAAGCAAAACACAGGTTGTCATAGAGGACGTTCACGCAATATATGGAAGTTCCGCTGGAGCGACCTTTACATTCGGTGGAATAGCGTATGCGTTGCGAATGGGATTCCTTATGGTGGGGCTTCCTGTTGTGCTTGTGTCACCGAAGAAGTGGCAGAAGGAGATGTTTGAGGGGATAAAACCTGATCCAGACAAGAAAGTGATGTCCATTGCAGCAGCAAAGCGTCTGTGTCCGACAGCGGACTTGCGACGCACGCCACGATGCACCAAGCCTGATAACAACCTCACGGATTCACTCCTCATAGCGATATACGGATCAAGACACTATGTACTATGAAATGGGTTTTGAAGTGTTCAAATAGAGCGAATTGTAAATTTGCTCAGGATGACAGGTGGCTGGAATCAGGTCACTATGTGCTGAAGTATGACAGGAAGCGTAAGCGAATGTTTCCAGCCTCAGATGAGGAAGTGAGGTGTCCAGTGTGCGGTGAGCCGCTTCGATGGGAGGAACAGACGGTTCCTATATCGGACTTTGGTGTCAGCACGTTTAACGGCCTTTCAGATGAAGCGAAGAAAAAGGTGTTACGGGAGCGCTTTGATGCTGACAATAGACGCACTGGGGATGACATTAAGGCAAACAACCATCGTAGAGCGGTGGAAAAGATGATAGGTTATGACAAGCAATGAAATGTTTTTGGATGCCTGTCAGGGCATCGTGATGAACTGCAACAGGCAGATTCTTGTGATTAGGATTATGGATGAGTGGCGTGCAGTGCTCACGCAGTATGTTCGTCTTCCTAACAGGGAGGTTCGCTATTCAGAGGTGTCAGGTCAGGACATAACTCGAATTGTGAAGAATGTTCAGAGTAATTTCCAGAGCATGACGGAACAGCGTCTGGATGAGTTGGTGCAGTCAATATGTGTTCAGACATTTAAGTTTGAAACGAAGGATTATATCTGGCTGACCAAGGTGGATTTGAATCGAGGCTGATATAATCGATGTGAAATGATTAAATTTGGGTCGTATATTAATGCTTTATGATGATGAATACGACACAGATTGTAAGTTCGGCGATTGATACAGGCAAGGCGATTGGCGACGTTGGTATGATGGCCGTTACGGCTGGATTTTTTCTTGTTCTTTCCGGGATTTTGATGGTGGTGTGCTTTAAGTGGTTCATTCGCCTGATTAATAGCATGCTTCAGGATCAGAAACGAACGATGGAAGAACTCTTGAAGGAGACACGAGATCAAAATTCAAAACTTGCGGAACTATCAGAATGTCTTGCTCCTGGAAATCAGTTAAAGACAAAAGTGATTTCAAATGCTTTCTTTGATTTAGGTGTCGAAAAGGTTTGCCGTGTTATCAAAAAGGTTAGGGCAGAAAATCACATTGTTGACAGGGAAACAACAACGGCAAAGGTTCATAAATTGCTGAAGAATTTGCATGATGACAGGAATAGTAAACTGGATTCATTTACTTATTTAGGCCGACCTCTTTCAAGTTACACTGATGAAAAATGGGTTGTTAAGGTTGCGGAAGTCGTTCTTAGCGAAATTTATAATGAAAATGGAGCTAATGATGAAAGAGCCTGTACAAATGTTACAGCCGTGTATGATCAAATAAAGTTGGATTTTTATAGTAATATGATGCAGAGATAGTTATGGGTCTTTTTGAATTTATAGCTAAATCACGTTCTGGAGTTTATAAGAATACTTCAGAAAATCGTAGACTCCATCGTGTGGGGCAAAGATATGGTGAGCAGAGGCAACTGGCGGATGAGGGTGAACTGATTCCAGGAATGCCTAATTTCACCAAGGTGAATCTGAAGAAGTATTTGTCTGACAAGATAAAGAAACAGGTGGATGACTATATTGTTAATGTCTCAACCACTCCAGGATGGAATAATCCTGAGCAGGTCTCCCTTATGGTAAAAGTTGTGCAGAAGCACTTCAATGAAGCTTTTGATGATATGACCAAGGCGCAGAGAGCCTACTGGGTGGAATTGGCAAAGCGGCTTTTGGGGCGAATGGAATCTCTTAATGCAGGTGGCGACAAGGAGGAATCCGTTAAGCCTGAAGAGACACCAAAGCCTACATTGAAGGAACGTGTTGACAATTTTGAACAGAAGGAAAAAGCGAAGAATATCTTTGAACAGGCAGCACAGAAGTACGGAATTGAACATGGTAAGCCGATGTCCATTGATAGAGCTGATCGTAAGCACGCCAACCCGAAATTTCTGACGCTTGTAGATGGAAGTTTTCGTCCATACACTTCAAACTGTCAGACCTGTGTGGTTGCCTATGAACTTCGTAAGAGGGGTTATGACGTTGAAGCAAAGGGTGTTGGTGTTAAGCCGAAGTCCTATGTAAATAATTTTCAAAGAGAAATGGCCTATGATAGTACCTTTGCTTTTGCTGATAAGGATATAGATCTTATTAGGCCGAACTTTACAGGTGAGATTAAGTTCAATACGGATAAGGGTCGTAGGCAGTTTCGAATGAAAATTTTTGACGCCATAAAAGAGCAGGGAACTTATTTCTTATCTTTTAAGAACAAGGGGCGTCAGAGTGGTCATATTGTGGTGCTTGAACACACGACTAATAATTTTTTGTTGATAGATCCACAGTCCAATAGAAGAATTGATCTTAAATCTGACGAATTCATGCAGTATCTTGCTGGAGTGGATGTTACACATAAAAATAATAGACTATTTAGGGTGAATGACTTGACATTCAAACCTGAGGTATTTTCTGTGATGGAAAAGGCAAATACAGAACCAGATATATATGATTAATGAAAAGGATATTTTGAAAATCTGCGAAGCGGCAGGTTGGAAAGGCGGCGAACTGATTTACGGTGGGTTTGCTGACGGCAAGTATTATGTCTCCTATGGAGCTGAGAGTGACGGTGCAGAACTTGCGTGTGTGGGCGCTCCTATAATTCTTGTCGTGGAGAACGGCAGATGTAGGACAGCTACTGACAAGGAATGGGTTTATTTTTATGAAAATTTTGTGAAAGATTAAGGATTAATCCTTGGATATTTCAGAATAATGATTATATTTGCGTAGTAAAATTCAATTATGGGTTTATTTGAATACATAGTTAAGTCCAGATCAGGTGTCTATAAGGATAATTCTGAAAATAGGCGGCTTCACAGGGCTGGACTGCAATATGGTCAGAAAAAGCAGCAGGAAAGCGTTCCTGATGTAAACAAGAAGGATCTTGAACTTGCGGAAGCAAAGGTTAAGAAAATGCTTGTCGTGAAGCAGAACTTTGATGATGTTTCACAGGCGGTGTGTCAGGAGGTTGGCTGTATTGTTTCTCCTACTAATATTAAAAAGCCCGTAAGAATTGCTCAGAAAATGGCTTCTGATGGTTCTACTATTGATGAGATTAAGGATGTTATGCGTAACACCTTTGTTGTTAATAGTGACGATGATGTTGGCAAGGTTATAGAAGCCATATCCAAGCATTATAAAGTTGTTAGGGTAAAGTATCAAACGCCCGACAGGTTCGCTGGATATAGCGGCAATATTGTCAATGTGGAGCTTCCTAATGATGAAATTGGTGAAATGCAGGTGAATACGCCACAAATGATATTTGGCAAGGAAGTTGAACGTGATGCCAGAATGATTTTGGGTGATGGCCTATGGGAACGATTGAAAGCCAATGCAGGAAATCTTATTCCAGGACTTGGTCATAGGATGTATGAGGTGCTTCGGGATGATTCCATTGACGATGAAAGGCTTGATATTGTCGAACGCAATAGTAGAATTTATTATGATAGAATTAGAAAGATTTCGCTATGAGAACTGTAACTAACAAGGAACTGGGGGAGTTGCTCCGCTCCAATGAAATGGTCTATCTTCTGGACGACACTGATGAAATCGCATGGGGATTTCTCGGTGATGGAAAGAACCGTAGAAGAGTGGTGAGCAAGGCAAAGGGCAGGGAACCTGTTGAGCACAATCCCAAGCAGCAGAACTCCAATAGTATGATTCGTGCCTATCTGAATAAGGATGTGATGACCAAGGAGGAGTTTGAAAACTATTAGAATTTTCCTTGGAAATTCAAGAACAATGACTATATTTGCACTGTGAAAATTAAAAATGATTTTGTTATGATTAAGATTGTCACTAAATCTCAGGACAGATTTCGTCAGGCCGTTGAAATAGCTGTCCAGGCACATCAGGGTCAGGTTGACCGAAATGGTGTTCCGTATATCTGTCATTCTATTGCCGTTGCTCAAAAGTGCTCATTCTATACAGCCAAGTGTGTGGCTATGCTTCACGATGTGCTGGAGGACACGGAGGTTACGGCACAGGATCTATTTAAGATGGGTGTTGAGGAATATATCATTGAATGTGTGGAAAAATTGACGCACGATCCAAAGGTTCCATATCTGGATTATATTCAAAGCATAATTGACACCAGAGATGCTAATATCATATCGGTTAAGTACGCTGATCTATGTGATAATCTCGATCCTACGAGGGGTGGAATGAATGAAAAGAAAGTGCCTCTGTATCGCAAGGCCAGAAGAATGATGGAGGAAGCATTATGTTTCATATAGAACTAAGAAATGAAATCCTCCGTTTGAATTCTCTGTATAGGCAGGGCAAGCCGGAGGTCAGTGATGTTGAGTACGATTCACTTGTGGAGCAACTGAGGGCTATATCTCCTGATGATGATTTCTTCAAGTCTGGTGTTGCTGAAAAGGCAACGGATAGAATGCAGAAACTCCCTCTTCCTATGTTTTCTCTGGAGAAAATAAAGACGTTTAAGGAGTTTTTGACGTGGGTTGATAGGATGGTTATGGCTGGGTGTAAAAATCTCGTAATAACGCCTAAATATGACGGAATAAGTCTTCTTATCAGTGAACTGTCACAGGCTGCCTGGACAAGGGGTGACGGTGTGCAGGGTCAGCGGAGTGACGCACACTTTTCACGAATGAAGAATGGTGAGGTTGAACAGCCTGTGTTTGAATACATATGGGGTGAAGCTATCTGTTCCAAAAAGGATTTTGAATCCGTTAAGGGTGAGTACAAGAATGCTCGCAATATGGTTGCAGGTTTGTTCAATTCTCCTATGGGGGCTAATACAGAACAGATAGGGGCTGTCACCTTTGTAAGGTATGGCATTGATTCTGATGAAAATAAATCCGTTCAACTGGATTATCTTAATGGTCGTTACCAATATACTACAACATACAGACTGATACAGATTGAAAACATTCTTATGTATAATGAGAATGATGTGCTGGATATGTTGGATAGGTTTTATAGAGAATGGAAGCTGGAGTATCAAATAGACGGTCTGGTGATTGAAGCTAATGAAAACAGTGTTCGAAAGAAGCTGGGTCGTAAGCCGAATGGAAATCCTGACTATGCTATTGCATTTAAGAGGGAGGAGTGGTTGCAGTTCTATACAACGACCGTGGAAAAGGTTGAATGGAATGTTAGCAAGGATGGCTGTCTGTGTCCTGTGGTATGCGTAAAGCCTGTTGAAATGGAGAGTGCTACTGTTTCCAAGGTGACAGGGTATAATGCTAAATATATTCTTGACAATCATATTGCAGGTGGTTCTACAATAGACATCATTCGTAGTGGCGACGTCATTCCAAAGCACATTAGAACACTTGGTTATTCTCCAGAAATATGTTCGAAGGAATTTCCTACTGTCTGTCCATGCTGTGGTAAGCCTGTTCAATGGGATGCTACGCATACTGAGCTTGTATGTGTGAATGAGAACTGTAAACAGCAGGTCATTTCTCGTATGGTGTATTTCTTCAGGACGATGGGCTGCGAGGGTTTTGATGAACCTATTGTACGTCGCCTGTATGACGCTGGAATGGATAGTGTTCAGCTTGTTGTGGCAAGTAGGTCAATGGCATTTATGCACATACTTGGGGAGAACAAGGGGCTGGCTGTGTATAATGAGATTCAGAATAGGGTGCTTAATACAAAGAACCCTGTCGCAAGACTTATGACTGCATATAATGTTTTTGGAGGCGTTCTTGCCGAAAAGACGGCTCAAAGCATTATAGATGGCAGTGAAGCAGTTCAATATCTGTTGGATATCCATGAACCTATCAGGGATAATGATATTCTGGCAGATATTCTGGCAGTTCTTCGTGCGGAGCTTTGTTCTATTCCTGGTGTGGGTGCTGTCACGGCTGATACATTCATCACAGGTATGAATAAGTTTTTGGATATGAGATGCCTGTATCTTTATTACATTTGCACTCCTAAGAAAATTTTGGCTGACAACTGTATGTATGTCTGCATGACAGGTTTTAGGGATAAGGAACTGGAGAATGAGCTTATAAAACAGGGACATGAGGTTCTGAATGGCGTTACGGCCAAGTGTACAGTTCTTGTGGTGGCTGATTTGAATTCAACAAGCAGTAAGATGCAAAAGGCTCAGAAGATGGGAATTCGTATTGTGGACAGAAAGACATTTGAAAATGAAATATACGGCAAAGAAAATAAGTAAAGGGCATTATTTGTATCGTGGTTATCGTATCAATTGTGTTGGTTATTATGCCCCTGATAAACATAAATGTTGGGAAGCAGTTGATAAGGACGGTACTGGATTCGCTCATTCTTATTCTTTGCGTATGACCAAGGCACTTGTGGATGACGAGGTGGCCAGAAAGGAACGTGGTGAGGAGGACGGATGGTGATGCGGTATTTCTATCGTGACAGTGCTTGGTGGCACATCGGGTTTAGTTATGATCCAGAGTTGGTAAAGGAAGTCAAGTCCTTTGCCAATTCCGGATTTAACCCTGAATTGCGTGAATGGTATGTTCCTGTTCATATAACTACATCGGCAGCGGTGCAGAAGTGGCTTGCAGACCACAATTTTCGGGAAGAAAGGGTATATACACCATCCAAGAGAGTTGTGGAGTATCAGGAACCACCTGAAGTGATTACGGCTGACGATGTGCTTGCGGCATGTAAGGAAGTTAGCCTGAAGCGCACACCACGACACTATCAGGCGGAGGGCATTGCCTATATGATTAATCACGGTAACTGCATCAATGGAGATGGCTGTGGGCTTGGTAAAACCGGACAATCTATTGTTACTGTAGAGCTTATGGATGTCTTTCCTACGCTTGTCATCTGTCCAGCGTCCGTTAAATACAACTGGAAAAAGGAGTGGCAGAAGTGGAATCCAGCCAGAACGGTGGGTATAGTGGAATCGGGAAAGAAGTATGATGAATCCGTATGGAACAGTGACGTGGTGGTTATAAACTTTGATATTCTCGGTGAGCGAAGTACGGATAAGCCAAAGGTGAAATACAAGGAGCTTCTGAAAAAATACTGGGGTTCGTGTATAATTGATGAGATCCACTTTTTAAAGTCAGAAAAGGCGATACGCACCCGAATGACTAAGAAGATAACGAAGCATATTGCTCACGTGTGGGGGTTGACTGGAACGCTGACGCAGAACCGTCCTTTGGAACTCATTCAGCCTTACCAGATACTTCGTAGGTTCAGCGAAATCTTTGGTGACACTCTTGCATTCAAGTTCAGGTACTGTGATGCAAAGAAGACGATGTTTGGTTTTGATGCGAGTGGATTCAGCAACTTGGAGGAGCTTCACGAATTGTTGCGAATGGCTGGATATATTCGACGGGATAAGAGGGATGTGCTTACGGAACTTCCACCTGTCATAGAGCAGATTGTGGATGCTCCTATAAGCAATGCGAGAGAATATCATCATGCGAAGGATGATCTATTGAATTATCTGGAAACAATAGACGTGGAAAAGACAAGTTCAGCGGCCAATGCTCCTCATCTTGTTATGTTGAATACACTTCGTACGTTGAGCATTGTCGGGAAGATGGCCTTTATTAAGTCCTATATTCAGGAATGGCTGGAATCCAACGAGGAGAAGCAGCTTGCTGTCTTTGGTGTGCATCGTGAGCTGCTTCAGGAGCTTGCTGATCATTTTAAGGCTCCAGTCATACAGGGTGGTGTGTCCATAGAGAACAAGCAGAGAATCGTGGATGCCTTTGCGGCACGGAAGCATCGTCTTCTGTTTGCCAATATTCAGTCGGCTGGAACTGGAACGGACGGTCTTCAGACACACTGTTCGGACATGATATACATAGAGCTTCCGGATAGAAGCACTGATGTTGAGCAGACAAACGCTCGACTGGAGCGTATGGGGCAGAAGAATACCATAACAGTCACCTATCTGCTGTCACCTGAAACAATTGATGTTGAGATGAAGGAAACACTGGACGGCAAGAAGATGCTTACTGACATTGTAAATGCAGGACACAGTGAGAATGAACTTATTGCTATGAAATTCTTTAGAAATCGCAGGAGGAATTCTTGATATTTTCGTTATATGTGTAATAAATAATTTTGTGGATGGAAACACTAAAAAGATTCAAGTGTCGGTTCTTTGGCAGCAAGGAACGTAAGGGTCAGATCACACGGCAGACTGTTTTTGTCACGACCTATGATCGTGCTATGGTTGAGGAAGTTCTCAACAATCAGGGGTGGATTAAGATTAACGGTCTGAAGATAAGGGAATGCGAAGAATAGACATATACACTGACGGCAGCTGTAACGCACGAATTAGAGTAGGTGGCTACGGTGTGTATGTTAAGGAGGAAGGACGTGAAACGGTTATTCATCAGGGCTATACTCACACCACGACGGCACGGATGGAAATGAGGGCTGTGCTTCATGCGATACGCTTGGTATCCAACGAATCCATGGACGTTTATATTCATTCTGATTCTCAATTTGTGGTAAATGCGTTTAAGGAAGGATGGCTGTCCAGATGGCGGCTATCTAATTTTGTTGGGGTGAAGAACACTCCTATCTGGAAGGCTATTGCGCTTGAATTGGCAAAAAGACCACAGGTTCATTTTCACATTAGATGGCTTCACGGACACCAGAAGGATATTCTGGACGAGACCGTGTTCGGGAACACGGTGGCGGATGCACTTGCCGACTACAAGAATCAGGAATCATACATTAAAGACACTGATGACAATATATGACACCAGACAAGTATCAACAGGCGGTGATTGATGAATATAGGCGCACCAATCACAATATCTTTATAAGCGCGACGGCAGGAAGTGGCAAGACCACCTGTCTTTTGGAACTTGCCAAGAGAACTCCTCCTATTAAGTCTTCCATCTTTCTTGCATTTAACAAGTCTATTGCCGAGGAACTTGGCAGGAAGCTTCCTCCTACGGTTAAGGCTATGACGCTTCACGGATGTGCACTGGCGGCTCTTTGTAAGGCGTTTTCTCTGAAGTTTACAATCAAGGAAAACAAGTATTTTAGTATAGCGAGTGAGATTCTGGAATCACATAAGGTGCATTTCAAGCGGATTCCTGGACTTGCCGTGCGTATGTGCAGACTGCACGATCTTATGCGATACAATCTTGTCAGTGGTGGTGTGGATGAGATCTGTGTCCTTGCTGAGAGATACGGTGAGGACTGTGATGAGAAAATGGCTGGATACGCCTATGAGCTGTATTCAGCGGCAAGGCGAGCGGCTGACACGTTCTTTTCAGGTGGCGGTCAGGGAACCATCTCCATGGACTTCACGGATATGCTTGTGTGGGCGGTGAAATATGTACCTCAAGCGGAGTTCAAGCAGTATAGTGTGGTGATGTGTGATGAGTGTCAGGACATTAGTGCATTACAATATGAGTTGATAAAGAGATTGAAGACTCCAAAGGGGCGTCTTGTGGCTGTGGGTGATCCAAGACAGTCCATCTATTCATTTCAGGGTTCTAATCTGGATTCGCTCCATGCCATACAGAATTCGCTTAATACAGTGACGCTACCTTTGTCCATCACCTATCGTTGTGCCAAGGCCATTGTCAAGGAGGCTCAAAGGGTGTTTCCGGAGGGCATAGAAGCGGCTCCGACAGCTGTTGAGGGTACGGTCACGAGGGGGCGACTTAATGAGGCCGTTGAGGGTGACTTCATCCTATGTCGTAATAATGCACCATTGATAGATGCTTGGTTGAAGCTTGTTAAGATGGGTCGTAGGTGCGTGATACTCGGCAAGGATTTCGGTGATGCTCTTATGGAGCTTCTGGACAATGCGGAGTGTGTGGATGACCTGGAGAAGCCGCTTGTGGATCTTCTGGAGCGACTGCATCGTAAGGGCATTGAAAGACCTGAGAGAACAGAGGCATACGCCAATCTGGATGAAAAGGTGAATATTCTGCTGAACCTGTTTGACTTCTTTGGTAGCCTTGAGGCAGTGAGAGAAAGAATTTTTGATATTTTTGTGGAAAACGCTGATGAGAAGCACGTTATTTTATCAACAATTCACAAATCCAAGGGGCTTGAAGCTGATAGAGTGTTCTTCCTTGAACCAGAGTTGATTCCAAGCAGGTTTGCGACAACGGAATTGTCTATGTATGCCGAGAAGTGCCTTATGTTTGTGGCTATTACACGAGCGAAGAAAGAATTGATTTACATATAGTTATGGAAAAAAAAAAGGAATTTAAGATTTACATTATTGTACCAAGGGGTAAGAATCGTGTATTGCTTAACTGTAATAACATGAAGTCTATGCAGGGCTTAACACCGACAGCTGAGATTCTTGCCACACATTTTCAAGCGGAGCGGGTGCGTGTGGAAATCTGGAAAAGAGACCACCCCGAATGGTGTAGATTATCAGTTAATCAAAAAAGGGCTTCAGCGGAACAGTCTTACAGGCCACAGCCTCTCTACATCGAAACGGAGCCTGACAGGTTCCAGGACATTGTGGACGAGGTTAAGAATAAGGTTACTGGATGTAATGACTTATCACATATTGCTCTGACAATGGGTTCCGTCTATATACCTTGCTGTATCATAAGTGCGTTCCATCCTGAGGAATACGAAAAACAATCCATTAAATAAAAGAAGATTACGATGAACACAAGAATTCTTTTTGGAAAGGACGCAAGAGCAGCTCTGCTCGCTGGAGCGGAGGAGCTCTATTCAGCGGTGGCGTCCACACTCGGACCGAGAGGTCACACGGTTGCGATTGATAAGGGGTACGGCATACCTCATATCACCAAGGATGGTGTGACGGTGGCTCGTGCCTATGACATTGATGATCCGATGAAGCGAATGGGCGCAACACTCGTTAAGATGGTGGCTGCAAAGACCTGTGATCAAGCAGGTGACGGAACCACCACGGCCACGATATTGTCCTACGCTATGATGAAGCGTGGTGTGTGTGGCTCGGTGAACATACAGAATCCGCATGAGTATCGCAGAGGTATGGAAGACGCACTGGATGAGGCTGTCAGCTATATTAAGTCCAGTGCTGTAAAGATAGAGCCTGACGAGATTGACAAAATCAGACAGGTGGCCAAGGTGTCAGCCAACGGTGATGATATGGTGGCTGATCTTATTACATCGGCGATAGAGAGTGTCGGCAATGACGGCATCATTACCGTTGAGGAGAGCACCAAGGGAGATGAATCCACGGTGGAGGTTACAACTGGCTTTCAGTGGAGTAAGGGGATTATAAATCCATATTTTGTTACTGACAGTGAGCGAATGGAGTGTGTTCTGGATAAGCCGTATGTTCTTATCTGGGGTCAAAACATCAATTATGTTCAGGAGATTCTTGCTGTGGTGCAGACTGTATATACAGCCAAGAGATCCCTTTTGATTGTAGCTCCAAACGCTTCCAATGACGTGATAAAGTTTCTTGTCACAAACGTTCAGCAGAATAACGGTCTAAAGGCATGTTTTGTAAAGGCTCCAGGATTCGGTCAGATGCAGAAAGACTTGATGCAGGATTTGGCTGTAAAGGTGGGCGGCAAAATTGTTGGTGAGGAATACGGTAATGCCATGGAGTCATTTGGAACTGACTGGCTTGGTGAGGTGGACAAGGCCACAATCTCAGCCAATAGAACCGTTCTCGTGGGCGGTGCTGGAAAGTCTGTGGATATAGATGCTCGAATAGAATTCATCAGGAATGAAATGGCTGAAAACTCCAACACCTATGATAGAGAAAAGTATAGAGAGCGCATCAGTCGTCTTACAGGCGGTGCGGCTGTCATCTATGTAGGTGCGGACAGTGAAGTGGAGATGAATGAGCGCAAGGATAGAGTGGATGACGCCATTGCGGCCACCAGAGCCGCTCTTGATGAGGGTTATGTTCCGGGAGGGGGGACAATTCAGTATAAGATAGCCAAGATTCTGGAAAGGTCACTGGATGACAACCCAAAATGGAGCACCGATTATTTGGAGGGCTACCGTACTGTGATTGATGCCCTGAAGAAACACTTTCACATTCTATGTGAGAATGCAGGAGTGGAGCCTATTCGGATTGAGGTTATGATGGACTTGAAGTCCACGGCATTACAGCAGGGCTACAATCCATTTACTAACAGTATAGAGGATATGTATAAGGCTGGCGTGATAGATCCAGCCAAGGTCACACGAACATCACTGGAGAATGCTGTGTCGGTGGCCGTTCAGTTCCTCGGTATGTCGTGCGCTATGTCAGGTGAGGAGGCTAAGAAAGTATGAGCAGAAAGATCATTGGTAAGGGCGACATTGTTCGCATACGCCACAATACGTCAGATCATTTCTTCAAGGAGAACGAGCTTGTGGTTGTCAAGGAGACGTACCCTCTATATGAGGATGATCCTGAATATCTAAAGTGTGCCAACAGAGAGACACACTGGATGGTTAATATGGAGGACGTCACTCTGTTTGAGCGCAACCCACACCCTGACGACGATGAATAAAGATCAAGTTTAATCAATTAAATAAAAATGATTATGTATTACGAAGTAAGAGTTAAGAGAACGTGCATCACTGACGGCAACGCCTATGGCACGCTGAAGGAGTCCTATCTGGTCAATGCGGTGAGCTACACTGACGCTGAGGCAAGTGTGGCTCGCTATATGGAGACTGTTTATCCAGGAGCCGAGTACAGCGTTCAGCGCATTTCCAAGAGCAGGGTTGAGGACTATGTTCAGAAGGAATCGGCCGATGGTCAGAAAAAGCCTGAAGCTTATTACAAGGTGCGTTGTGCCTATGTGGAGGACATTGACGGTCACGCCAAGAAGCGTAAAGTGATGGTACTCGTGAACGCTTTTGACGTGGAAGAGGCCGCTTTAACGGCATTGTCCATCTATGACCCTGATGGAGATCTGAAGCATGAAGAAGTCGTGAAAGTGGAGAAGACATCCATTGTTGACGTTATAGACATAAGTGGTGAAGAACTTAGGTCATAGTTTAGTGTGTGAATCACCCCTGTCGTGGAGGAAGTCTTCGGCAGGGGTTAATTTCTTTTACCTATGTCGAATGGAAAATCAGTACCGAAGCGAGTGATAACTGAGCAGGACGTGGAACGCATTATGCGAACAGCTCCTGACTGGATTATGGATGCGGCTGACGAGATACATGATTTATATGTGGCGGCTGAATGGGCAAAGGAGGAGCGTGACCTGTCTCCAAAACGATATTTTGATATTACCCTGAATGCAGGCACGGCCAAGGAGAAGGAACTTCACATTGACTTCCAGCAAACGGTGAATCCGTCATCAGTTATCAAGTCATCAGGCGGCACACTGGAGGATATGCAGAGAGCCAATGGAGCACGTCTCGGCTATCTGGCTCTTGACCGTGCCTACAACAATGCTGTTCTCGCCCTGAATACGGCCTTGGGCATACGAAGTCGCAAGCCAAGGAACATCGTGGACTATACAGGCACGATAATGGAGCTGTTCGGCAAGTTCTACACTGTGGCTGACGTGCACAACGTGTTAAGCAAGGAGTATCGTATAAAGGTTCCTGAGGACGAGCTTCGTAAGTTCTATGTGGAGCATCGTGATCTGATAACCAAGCGTAGAGCCGAGTATGTACTGAATAGCAAGGAGTTCAGAATAGCCACTGAAACAGGTCGTCTGGAGGTGTTGAACAAGCTTCTTGTGGAGTTCGAGGTGAAGAACAAGGCGGCAGGAGGAAGCAATCTGGAGATATCCAGCATGATTTTGCGCATCATTGAACAGGCACGCAAGGAGGTCAAGGGGAACGAGCTGAAGATGACCGTGGACGGACGAATAGACGTGTCAGCCACGGTTCACGCAGAATCCAACGTGATGGATGTGATGAAGCATCTGTCCATTAACGCTCTTGTCATCGGTCTGACAGCGGCCAAGGCAGGACTGAATCCAGCCGTGTTGATAGGACAGCTCGCGAACAGTTGGTATAGTCAGTTTAACGGATTCAACGGCAACATTATGGAGGGTAAGGAAGTGCGTCTTCCTTCCGCACTGATACGTTCCTATGACTGGGATGTGATAGCCAAGGAGAGCAAGGCGTTTATCGGGGAATTTAAGCCCATTACGGATGTTGTTGATGAGCAGGACACCATTGCTCGGGAACAGGGTGAAAGTCGTCGTGAGGAGCTTGTAAATCGTCTTAGAAACATAAAGAATGCGAAGAACAGAGAACAGGAAAGAGCCAACCCTTACACCACGGACGGACTGCCAGAGGAGGCCTCCGGAGGTCTGGTGGCAGCCCCTGTCACGGCAGGAGAAGGAGCAGCGGAGCCAAAGCATGAATTTGAAGTGGATTACGCCTTAAATAACAATCAGAAGCAGAAACATAACATTCGCATTCGGGGGAAGATACGTGAATCCATTGACCGTCATGCGGCTCAGAGGGGGGTTACGGCTGAGAAAAGGCGCAAGGCCAGAGTCGTGCGTAGGAAGGACGCCAATAAGGGCAAGAATGAATAGAATTGCTATATTTGCAGCGTTATGAAGATAGTGTATAACAAAATAATTCCCTTTAAGGGGTATCTCTGCATTAATCTGTTCGAGGTGCTCTTTGTGCGTGGTACGAGGGTGAAAAAGGAACATCGAATCACCGCCAAGGTGGTGAATCATGAGGGGATTCACACGGCACAGATGAGGGAGATGGGTTACATTTTCTTTTATCTGTGGTACTTCGTGGAATACTGTATCATCAGGCTCTTTCATCAGAAGCAGGGTTGTGCCTATCGGGACGTTTCCTTTGAGGAGGAAGCCCATCGTCACGAGAATGACTATCAATATCTGCAGAACAGACGTCACTATGCTTGGTTCAAGTACCTCAGGGCGAGAAGCAACCATTTGCATACTGGACACGGCTACTGTCAGAGGTGATATATGTATGTAAATCAGGGACGCCCAGACGTGGGCGTCCTCCAAAATGTTTAATAATTATTAAATCTAATTCATTATGGCAAAACCAGATTGGATAACATTAAGCAAGACGTCAGGTACAGGCAATGATACTGTTACCGTGACGGCTGCGAAGAACACGGGCACCTCTGCAAGGAGCGGCTCAATCACTGTCAAGTCAGGATCTCTATCAAAGGTGGTGACGATAAGTCAAGAGGCGCAGACCCAGAATTCTCTCGTGTGGCCTACAAGTGGGCTGGCGTTTCCTCCGATTCAGAATTATAGTTCTAACAATTCTACTCACCTGGATGTGGATCTTAAATACTTTGACGGTTCACTCACCACACTGGACGCTACAATCTTTATGGTGAATGGTGAGGAAGAATCCTCCAGCCGAGTTCTATCTGACTTCGGTCTATCCTTGACAGGGTCTATCATAAAGACAAACGGTGACACCACGACAGTCAGGTTCCAGGTGACAGTCACTGATTCCACCAAGCTGGAGGCCGAGCTGGACACTTCCCATTATGGAGAGGGAACCGAGACGGAGCCATATTATGGAGACATGAGTTTTTACATCACTGGATTGAAAGGTGAGGACGGTGTGGGTGTTGCAAGCGAAACGTATGCGCTTACAATCTACAAGGTAGTGCCACAAAGCCCTGTTGGTAAAATTACATTATCGCCTGAAACTGTGGAGATTGATCTTGAGGGTAATGCTTCCGTTACCGTAACTTATTCCAACATCGTTCCTTCCTCCATCCAAATAGACACAAGTGAAGTCCCTGACAGCATTACAATTGCCCCTCAGAACCTGCCTGTCGGACAGGAAATAAGTAGTGGAACACTTGATCTCTTTATTACCGTTAGTTCAGAAGCGACAACGGATTTCAACCACGAATTTAACGTTTCAGGTCGTGATTCTGAAGGTCAGACAATCACGGCAACAGGTACAATCTATATTAGACCGTAGGTTTTGTGAATTTAATTGCAAATTCAAGGGAACGTCCTATTGGGCGTTCCCTAATTATTTAGAAGATTGTAGGATACATATAAATTCTGACAATCTTCTTTATGATATATCAAGGAACTCATCATCACAATATAAGGTGATAATTATATCGTCCTTAATAGATACATAACCATTTAAATCTAACAAAGATGGATTTTGCATCTCAAGCACGACAGACGAATCAAATCCAGGAACTTCTGTTCCGAAATAAGTCTCTGACAAATCAAAGGTAGGCAAATTTAATAAACTTAAATTACCTGTTTTGATCTCTGAAATTGACACAACACCGATTTGGGTAGCTTCTATGGCAGCAAAATCAGTAACAAAGGCTAGATTATTTAGTTTGAAAACTGAGAACGGCATTGGAATGCACCTATATACATCCATCCTAAGTTCTGGTACTGATCCACCTGCATCTACACCTGTTACGTAAGGAAATATAGGTAAGTAACTTGTATTGTTATCCCTGTTTATTAACCAAACAAGACCGAACTTCTCACTGGTAAATTGTGATGGCATTCTGGAGAGGAAAATCGAATCTGATCTAATGACTGCGTGGTATCTGGTTTGATATTCTTCAACAATACAATCAGATTCAAGTATAATTGAAGAATCATGAGAAGTAACGACATTCTCAACTTTGGTAAAGAGATCTGCTTGAACTTTTGCAATTTCACATAACAAGAAGTTCTCATTGTTATAAAAGTCTGTATGTGCAGACGTTTCATTATTATAAACAGTATCAGGATTAGTGGATCCGTTTAATATATGAACATATAAGAACTGATTATATTTCCAGTCAACCTGCAACTTGTTGTATAATTCGGTAACATTAGACTTTGGAATATCAATGTATATGTATTGTGAATCCATTGATACGATTGTTCCCAAAGATAAACCATCCGTTACAGTCAAGCCATTGGTATTAATATATACTTCTGTATCATGATTCGTTACATCTAAATTTTGATCAGCATTTGATATTGCAATCTTCATTGCAACAACGGTAGAAGCATCTTGACTTATCGTCACCACCTTTGATAGAGATCCTGACTTGACAGTGATTGAGCATTTGACGGAACGTTATTTGTAAACATATATTAAAATGACAGTTATGACAGAGGAAAACATTATCATTAGACGGTTGAATGAGTTATTAGGCTCACACTTCACCGTGATGACCTACGCTTGGGGCTGTCACTGGAACGTGACAGGAATGGGATTTAAGGCGGCTCATGACTTTTTGAAGGATCTTTATGAGGCCGAGCAGGAGCGTGTGGACGCCACGGCTGAAAGAATTCGTGCTCTGGGCGGCATGGCTTCAGCATCCATAGAGGAGATGGAGCGTAGAACGCTTATATCCGCCGACGGTGATACCGTGAACAGTCATGACATGGCTTCCGTGTGGAGCAGCCTTGCTCGTCTATGGGGCAGTCTCATCAACATTATAGCTGATGTTCATGGGGTCACGGCTGAGGCTGACATCGCGACACGGTCATTTCTGGAGAATATGACAGAGGAGATGCAGAAGGAACTATGGATGATCACGGCAAATCTTAAATAGGTTATGAAATACAGTATCTGGAAGAGAATAATGATGGTATTCAGTCCAAGGCGGCTGGAACAGGCCATCGATGAGGAAGTGCAGAGGGTGAACTTGGGGTGGCATAAGGTGTTGAACTCCATCTACACTGACAGACCTCTTGATCCCGACGTTACACCATTCGTGTCACGTCACGTGACCAAGGCTGGAATCTGGTGTAACGGCAAAAAATGGCGCAGAAGTGATGTCATGTTCCAGCAGAGATCCGGAGGGCAAGCAATGGACTTTAGTCCGGCTGTTATGCAGGAGTTCTGGGGTGAGGTTACAAAGGCGCTCGGTGCGTACATCCTGGAGCACGGCTATGGTCAGGTAGTGCTGTCCACCGATCCTATGGACAGTAGGGTGAAGATTGCCAATGTACGGTTGAACGCCTATAATCCAGAGATAGATAGGTAACTTTCCGCAAGTCCATTATCAAGTTTTATCAGTTGGAAATGGTCAGAATGTATTTTCTGACCATTTTTATGAATTATCTGGAGTAATTCTTGGATATTCCAGGACGATTATGCAACTTTGCATTCGTAATTAAAAACACACTGAACAATGAAGTCACTAAAGAAATTATTGATGAATCTTTTGACTAAACCTGTGTCGGATCACGTCTACATGAACGGCAAGTCAGTCAAGGAAAAGCTGGAACTGATAGCCAGAGCGCACACAATCTACTTCAGTAGGGTTAATCTCATAAACTATGAGGCCACCGTGCGTGGGTGGTTTGAAGCCGCTGGGTTTGTGGTGCGGCAGAGCTATTCTAATATCACACCGTTCACGGCCAGAATCACCGTTAACCTCTTCTATCCGAACGGTGATGGCAGCGTGATGTCACATATTGTGGAGCTGTTTACCAGAACTGCATAGATATGGCATACGTTATGAAGAGAACAAGGAGGGAAGCGGACTTCTTTCTTGTGCAGAGGGCAATCTGCGGTGATCAGTCCGCCTACACCAAGATATATGAGGACTATCAGAAGTCCGTTCGATATGTTGTGACCAAAATTTTATATAGAAGACCGATGGAAGTGGAGGATGTGTGCATGGAGACGTTCGAGAGGGCGTTCTCCCTACTGCACAGATTTCAGCCTGACTATCAGCTATCGGCTTGGCTTGTGAGGATAGCGTCCAACAGAGCGCTGGACTGTCTACGGAGGGGCAATAGACTGGACGTCACGGCTGATGATGACAGCCCTGTTCTGGAGTTGCAACTGATGGATGACGCACCTCTTCCCATGGAGCAGGTGGAACGTACACAGGACATCTCCTATCTGAACAGTCTTATGGAGGAGCTTCCAGACAATGAGCGTGACGCACTTCGCATGAGATGTCTGGACGGCCTTTCAAGCGACGAGTGCGCAGAGCAGATGGGAACCACCAGACGCACGGTGCGTCACTCCGTGCGTGACGGCATACACCACCTGAAGAGTATGGTGGACAAGACTGATGTTGAACTTAGAAGCAAATAGTGTGTTATGGCAACAAATGGAATGGACTCTCTTGTGCGCAGAATAAGGCAGGGGGCAGGTGTCGTGGTGGATCGCGGCACATTAAGGTGTGACTGGATTGAGGGTGGCAGCAACGGAGTGCAGACGTTCTTCATGACGGCTGAGGAGCTGGAGGCCTTTAACGAGAGGCAGATGAAGAAATTTGGGCGTATAAATCTACGAACGCTGCAAACAGAGCACTGGGTGAAGGATCACTGGGAGGTGGATGAGGATGGGGAGCCGACCGCCAATGATATGGAGGACACTGACTATGATGAGGAAAATGAATAGTATGGATCCACGTGTGGAAGCCGTTCGGCAGTCCATAGACAAGAGCTCCATTCCTGAGGAGATGGCTTCCTGCATGGTTATGGCCACAGCCATGGAGACAGTGATGAATGACGTCATGGAACGCATCAGGATGAAATACAAGGCCGTGGGTCTGGATGTTAGGCGCAATGACGTGCTCAAGGGGCTGAAAGGCTACTGTCAGGCCGTGAAGACGGCTGGATACTGGTTTGATAGAGAGGTTGAGCCGAGAAACGTTGAGTGTACCTTTGGAACATACGGAACGGCCTCCTCCTATGACGGCTTTCGCGCAAGATGCGGTGAGGTGGCAGAGCTGATGTCCATGATTGTGCAGGCAAGCAAGGATCCCTCCGCAATGGAGAAAATTAGAGATGCAGCGAGAGAGGCCGCTCGTGACCGAGGAGTTACCCTTGAGGACTGGACAAGACTGCATCTAAGGACGGATTAATGACTAACATTATAAAAAGGAGAATTATGAACTTTTACGAGGCAGCGATAAGGACGGTCTGCACGGCCTATGACATAACACCGGAGGTGTTGAGGGGGGATCGCAGAGATGAGCGAATAGTTGAGGCACGAAAGTGGTACTGCCTACTCACGACGCCACGACCCCTGGAGAGGTCAGGCAGATACATCAATCGTGATCACGCCACCGTTCTGCACCACAGAAGAGAGATGCGTGAGGCCATAGGCATCTATCCTCTCCATGAGGAAAGATGGCGTGTGATGAAGCGCCTATTCAACAGCATTCTTGTGGAGGAACGAATGAATGGGTGTCACGTGGGTGTGAAGGAATACAGGGCTGAATGGAGAAACTATCAGGATCTACTGTCAGCCGCTGAGAATGCGAGACATAGACTGGAGGAGCTGTCCACGGCCGTCACGGGGGAGCCGTGCGTGGTGTGTGAGAACGGTGACGGTGGATTCCATGTGGTGAAAGTGAGGGACAGGATTGGCAGACCGCTGCCGTTGGTCTATATGCTGAACGTCATAAGGAGGAGAGATGGACAACCAATATAAAGAAAAGAAGCCATGAATATTGATGAATGTATTAAGATTCTGGATGCCGTAAGGCAGCAGAAGCCTGTTGAGTATCGCTTTAGGGGTGATGATGTCTGGAAGGACTTGCTGATGGAGGATTCTCGGATGGATAACGTGACCCTGAACTTCCACAAGAAGGAATACAGGTTGAAGAAGCCCATCAGGTATAGATCCTACACCGGAGTGGACGAGTTTGTGAATGAGGCCTGTAATCATGAGTGTATGCTTATGAGAAGGAGAGATACAGGGGTAGTTCTTGTTCCATCCACAATCACCAATGACGGTGTTCAGTGCGGTGATTATTACATCAATTATTCCGAGCTTCTGGATAGGGTGGTGTGGTATGACGATGGAACGCCTGTGGGGATGAAGATATAGAGTAGAGACAGGTGCATAATTAAATCTTATCACCCTCGATAAGCAGAACTTATAGTTGATCATAATTGATAGACACACAGAGAATCCGGAGATTGGTCTTGACCCTGTGTGTCTTTTCGTGTGAACTCCGTAGGATGTTCACACATGGAACGTTCGAACAGAACGTTCCCCAACTCCCTGATATTCAGAACACTTCACTATTTCTATGATAAGCATTTCTTATAATGGGTGATAATCCTTCCTTATATGGAGCACTTGAATACAGGCATTGAGGGTGTGGAGGTGAATGACATCAAGGGAGAGGGTTCAGTCAGGAGACTCGGTTTAGGAGGGTATGGAATGGGTTTAGGAGGAGAGGGTCGGTTGGGGTGTATTGATTCAGGTTCAGTATGGGGTATCTTGAGGTCGGTTTGGATTGAGAGGTTCTGGGTATTTAGAGCCGTGCGGAACCATCCGCTCCCAAATCCCTTTCGCTCACGTCGTGGCTGTTTTCGGGCGAAATTAGCCGATGACAGGGTGCTTCCGACATGGATGCACCACCTATGAGCGGCCAGTTCCCTAAACTCCGGGATTTTCGGTACTTAACGGAAGCTCATCGGGATAGGCGGATGCCGAGATTTTGTGAAAAACTGGGTGTGAAAATGCCGTGAAAAATATAATTCGCTGATAATGAGTGACTGATTTCAAATGTTAAGTGGTTGATACCAAAATCCCGGAGAGTATTAAAACGAAATTAAGCAAAAATCCCGAAATTACGTAAAATGTTAAGCAGTTTTTGAAGTCCGTTCCTATAACTCCACTCAGGTATCCCGAGTTATGATGATTAAAATTGTAAGTAATAGAATTTTCGTGAAAACTTCATTGGATATTCAAGAAAATACACCAACTTTGCACCGTAATCGTTAAAATCATTAAAATTATGGATGCACAGAAACAACTTCAGGAGCGTATCAGATGTTCCGAAGCTTTGATTAAGGGGCTGGATTTGCAGATTAGTCAAAAAATCAACGAACTTCATAATCTGCAGAGCCGTATGGTAAGGAATAGGGATAGGCTTGCTGCCATCAGGGACGCAAGGGGCGGCATCTACGATAAGTGGTATCGGCATCATAGGGAGGACAATTTTGCATACGACACACAGTGGGAAATAGAGAAAGGGCTTATGTTGTTAGAGGGGGTATGAGGGTGAATTCAAGGTTGTGGAGGGGTAATAACTTTTGCTTATAATTAAAACTTATGGATATGACACAGAAGGAACGAAACGCACACATCGTACGAAATGCGGTGGCCACGTCGGACACCGTCACAATACGTCTCGGGGATGGAACCGAGCTCTGCTTCTATCGCAGCCAAGCCTTGGCTGCACGGCAGTTCAGGGAGGAACTCGGCAGAATAGTGGAACAGTATCTATTGGCATGACAAACCTATAATCAGAATCTATATGAACACACCTACATGGAGAATCTCCTGGTTGGAGAAAGGGTCAGAGGTCGTTCACACGACACGCCTCACAAGACAGTGCAGTCGTATTGAAGCGGAGCGGTACATAAAGAGAATAAGGCCGGACATTGTGTGGTGTGAGGTCGTTCTCGAGGGTATAAGGTAGAACTGATGAGTGGAGAGCCTTGCTTCTCCATTTATCATATATGATAAATGAAAAATGAACGATAGGAAATATTGCTGTGCAAGTTGCAGACACTGGGAGCCAGGAGATTCGTGGAGAACCACTCCCATAGGTATGGAACGCAGGGTTCCAACGGCTATTATGGCACAGGGCACGTGTCATGTCACGGATAGACCCTATGGACGAATGAACTATATGAAGCCCTGTAAGAGATTCGAATGCAGACTATATGAAAATCTAGGATTAATTTCACGAAATTTTCAGAAATAGTCTTGGAAGATTCAAGAAATAGCCCCAACTTTGTATCGTTGGTTCAGTTGAGCGCTGCCAACAAGGGTTAAAGTTTAATATCTAAATCATTTCGTTATGAACGCTACAATCATTCTTCCGGACGTCGATCAGTCATTCAGGTCACACATTCTCGCCAAGGACAAGACGGCTATGAAATATGTTACCACGGCACAGATTCAGAGAGAGCTTCACCTTTTATATGAGGCAGTTCGCAAAGCTGGGGCAAACATTATCATACCACGCAGAGAGGTGAAGTCCAAGACTGATCTTATGGACATATACGGCTGTTTCTATAGGGAATGCGAGAAGTATAATGCGGAGGTTCTGGCTGAGCGTCAGGCCAAGGTGGAGCAGGAATCAGCGGAAAGGGCACTGAAGTCATCCAATAGGCACGAGCGTAAGGCCGCACGTCTGAGTGACGCTGAGGAAAGGTTCACACGTTACAGCGAAGAGCTTGCCAAGCGTGAGGCAGGAGACATGATGGGGCTGGACGCAAAGGGGCAGAAGCATCGCATAGCCAGTCTGAAGCGTAAGATTGCTCGTGCTGAAGCGAGCCTGAAGAAACTTCAGGAGAATTCATAGGGTGGTTCTTGGATATTCCAGAAATTCACCCCAACTTTGTGGGCGTAATCGTTAAATCATTATTAACTATGGCAGCAGCATCAAAGTCAATCGCTATTCAGCAGTCGTTTCTTGATCTCGGTCTTACGGCAAGCGAGATTCAGTTCATAAAGGATGTTATCCTTAACGGCTATTGGGGTGACGCCTCCATTGAAATCAACGGTGCCGTCGTACTGTCTAATGGGTACATCATCAATAATAATCAAGTCTATGGGACTTATAAGGGCAAGCAGGTAAGTGGTTATGCAAGCAGCGTGTCCAGAAAATTGGACGCTCATCAATGTTCGTTTATGAAGCACTGCCCTGACTACTGGGGAGACGGTGGCGGAGATGTCTTCTTCTTTTCAGAAGCCTTTGCCTCCTATGACGAACTGATGAAGTGGGCAAAGTCATCCACCAAAGCCGAAAGGCTTGAGCGTAAGCACAATGAGCGCATCAAGGCCGTTGAGGATAGGCGTGACAGCTATATGGCCGAGTTCTATAAGTGTCAGGACAGGAAGCGCAACGCATCCCTGTTGCGCAAGATAGCCAGAGCGGAAGCCAGACTGGAGGTGCTCCGCTCCATTGACGGCCTGTTTAGGAAACCTGAAGAAAAGTAGAGAAGTTCCTGGGAAATCCAGGACTCCCTTATATTTGCATCGTAATCATTAATTCATACACGTTATGTCACATTTCAACAGCATCACATCGTTTCAGAATCTCAAGGATCAGTACAGAATCCTTGCTATGGCCAACCACCCTGACAGGGGCGGTGACACAGCCACTATGCAGGAGATCAATGCCGAATACAGCCGCCTGTACGCCATCTGGGTGAACAGGATAGAGGACGCAAACGTTCGCCCCACGATGACGGCCGAGCAGTCCATCCACCACTTCTACACGCAGAACGGATGGGAGGGTTCCAACTATGACTCCAGTCTCAGCACCAAGGACATCGCCGCTCTGGTTCGTGAATACTGCAAGCAGAACTGGAATCAGTGGAAGTTCTCTATCAGATGCCACTTTGCCTCCATGTGCAGCGAAATTAGGGTATATCTTCAGGGTGGCCCGATAGCTTCAGGTCTGGTCGGGGAGCAGGGTGAATGCTGTCAGGAGTTCGGCTACCAGACGAGATACCAATACAGAAGTGAGCGTGACGACAGGGTGGCACCTGAGGCGGAGATTGTGATGCAGGACGTCATCGCCTACCTTAAATCCTTCAACTATTACGACAGTGACAGTATGATCGACTACTTCGACACGAACTTCTATCTGTCTGAATACATCGCTGGCAGCAAGGAATGGAAGCACGTCCAGAGACAGGCTCGCATCACAGCCCCACAACCTACACCGAGTGAGGAACAGGCCTCAGCCCCAGGCCTTGGCGAGGGTGTGGACATCATCACCTATTCTGACAGGGCTCTGGCCGTGGTGGGGGATACCAAGCCGCTGAGAGCACGCCTGAAGGAGCTCAAGGGTCGCTTCAATCCAGGCCTGACGGTGGATGGTGTTAGGAGGGCTGGATGGGTGTTCAGCGCAAAGACCTACACGGTTGACACCCTGAGACAGGCGATATTCGCCTGAATTTGCGTTAAAATCACGAAAATTAGGAGGTGTTGCTCCCCATCTGATACATCCGGCAGGACACACCTCCACAATCGTAAATAATGACACAATATGACGTTTTTACAAATCAACATAGGCACGAGAAAGGTGGCGTCACTGGAATGCGGCAAGGCCGTGTCTGATTCAGTCAAGGGCTTCTTCCGCATTCCAGTGACGGAATTAAGGGCGTGCGTTCTGGACGAGCGCAGCGGCTTCCTATCTCTGAGGATGCGACATGAGACGCTTAACCTCCACTCCACGGGCTGGAAATGGGAAGATCTTCTGGACGCATTCGTCGCGACCACTGAAGCCCTGATGAGCCACTATGCCGACAGACCTGACATGGAGAGCATGATAACCATAACCGAGACAGGAAACATCACAACACTTGTAAATCTATATTACGATGAATAGTAGAAAAGAAACACAGGCCGAGCCGTTCTTGAAGTGGGTCGGTGGAAAGGCTCGCAGGGTGAATGAGATACTTGACCTTATGCCTGAACAGATTGATTACTACATGGAGCCGTTCCTGGGAGGTGGTGCGGTGGCACTGGAGGTTCTCCGGAGAAATCCTGATTGCAAGGCTCTGCTCTCGGATCTAAATCCACACCTCATCGACTGTTGGCGACAGGTCAAGGAGAACCCACAGGATGTCATACGTTCCGTCCACGCACTGGATGACCGCTATCTGCGTCTAAAGTTCGCCTCTGAGCAGAAGTCGTTCTATATGGCCGTGCGTGAAAGGTGGAACATATATATGGCCGTGCTTGAGCGGTGTAACGAGAGTATGGGTGATGATGACAGCGGTGGCGAGGCTGGCAGAGCCGGAATGTTCCTGTGGCTGAATCGCAACTGTTTTCAGGGGATGTGGCGTGTGAACTCCAGGGGTGAGTTCAACGTTCCTTCAAGACAGTCCCGCACAAGGGAGAGTCGTGTGAACTATGAGGCGATAGAACAGGCGTCCGCTCTGCTGAGAAACGCTGATATCCAGCAGGGAGGCTTTGATGAATTCGTTATGGCTCCAGGAACGGTCGTCTTCGTGGATCCACCCTATATACGTGAAAATAACGGTCGTGGATTCACGGCATACACCAAGGACGGCTTCACCGATGCGGATCATCTTGCACTGGCCGAGAAGCTGAGGCTAAGCGGAGCCACCTATGTGCTGACGATAGGCGGTGATGAGGACATCGTGCGTGAGATATACGGACAGCCTGACAGCGTGTCAGAGATTCCCTGTACGTTTGCAGCCACCAACGCAGGAAGACGGACGAGAAATGAGTTTATAATTACAAACAATCTACGTAAATTAAAATAACGGAGAAGAATTATGAACGATAAACTAAAAGAACTAATTCAGCCTTACTGGGTTGAGGAGCAACAGGGGGTATATATTCCATTGATTGATAAAGTGTTGCTTAAAGACAATGTTCCTGCGATGCCATATCACGATTTTATGGAATATGCAAAATCCAATGGAGTTCAAATTGCTACAAAAGACGAACTCCTACAAATATATCTTCAGAGAGATCAAATCAATAAGATACTTAAAAAGCATAATGGAGACATTCTTGCATTTACTTGGTTTGGTTCTTCATCGAAGTCTGATTCAGATATGGAGTTGGTCGTTCATCTTGGCTCAGGCGTTAGCAACTACACATATATGGATTATTATTATGCCAGTAAGGCGGTCGTAGATTTGAAATCAAAATAAGTAAATATGGAACAGTTTAATTTAGCAAAATATCTTGAAAATCCCAATCGAAAGATTGTCACAAGAGATGGTGAAAGTGTAAGAATTATCTGTACCGATAGAAAAAGTGAAAATCGCCCAATTGTAGCACTTATTCAAGACAATCCTTACAATGAGGAGTATGTATATTATTATACAATAGATGGTAAGTTGGCTTTTAATAGAATGAAATCGATGGACTTATTTTTCGCTACAGAAAAACAAGAGTGCCCCTTTAAAAAGGGTGACAGGGTACTGGTTCGTGATTATGATAACGAAAGCTGGCGTCCTCGCATCTTCAGCAGTTACGACAGTTACGACAAAGAATGTAAGTATAAGTATGAGTGCGAGGGTGATGATGATAAATATATACAGTGTATCCCTTATAACGAACACACATGGAAATTATTAGACACGACTGATGAATACAAGGAGGAATAATATGAAGCAGCATTCCAAAAAGAGAATTTGTATTATTGGCAGAAGCAAATTGTTGTGGAATTTGTAGGGTGTAGGGGAGATGGGAAGTACATATTTAACACCAAGATCAAGTGCAAACTCAAATATCTGAAGACCAATAGAATTGAAATAATCATAATCATTATGGCAACAATAATAGATAAGGCGAGAGAATATTCTCCTGACAATAATGAAAGTAAGGATGCGTTCCTGAACGGTGCTCTGTGGATGCTTGAAAAAGCAATAGACTGGTTGCAGGGGCATGTAAACGACTACCTCTTTGATGATGGCACTCCTGAAAGACCGTGGTTAAAGTGTAAATCAGAGATGTTCGTTGATTTCAAGAAAGCAATGGAGAAATAATTATATATTTAAGGCAATCGGGTGGGAGGGGCACTTTACGAGTAGAGAGTATCTAAAATCGGATTTGCACATTCCCGATTGCCTTTCATTAGTGATACAGTTATTATAAATTCTAAATTTATGAGCAAGCGAACGAATGAAGCTGAGGGTCTGCTGAATAGGCTTATGGAGATGCACGACGGATGGGTAGCCTACGGATGTGAGCCTGGAGACATCATGAAACTGACAGCCGCCATGATGGCCGTGCTGACACAAAAGGCATTTCCACGGAATCCTACCCAGAGTGATCTTATGGAGTTCCCAACTCGTCTGCTGAACTGCAATATGGTGTGGGAGAAGTTCGTGTCCGGACACAGGGACGCACTCTTCTACACAGCTGACATGTTCCGAAAATGGGTCTGGGGGCTGTATCGTGGCCACACGAAAACGAGGGCTGGTCTATGGAAGATACTCGGGTGGGAGACGTTCAACACCGATGATGAGGAGGTGAACAATGAAAAAGAATAAGGGACACGTCAACGGTGACATTCGCAAGGTCGTCGATGACGTGCTGATGAAAGGCTCCGAACGCTGCCCCTATGCCGGACTTGCAGGAAGCCTGTTCGGTATGACACCTGACGACTATCGTCTGGATGGATGGACAGAGTGTGCATCGTTTACGACCAAAGCCACGCTTACGCACATGAAGAGCACCATCGAGGAGAATATGAAGAAATGCAACGTGGAAGACGTGATAGGCGTGTCCTATGGGTCTGGATATCGTCAGGGTGTGCGGGACGTGCTGGACTTGCTTGATGAGATGATTAAACAACTAAATGAAGAAGACAATGCTAAACGGATGGATTAGATGGTTCAGCATTCTGATGGGAGTGATGAATCTGGCGTGCTGCATCTATAATGGGTGCACAGACAAATGGGAGGTGGCGTGCTGTGAATTCACGACCTCTATGGTGTTCCTTACGCTTGCCCTGCATGACTGGGCGGTGAAGCGAATACTTTCAGTCACACGTCGAAGATGGTTCCGCAACGGATGGATACAGTGTCAAAGCACAATGGATGAGAAGCTTTTGAATCGATACAGACTACTTCTACAGTGGAAGCAGTCCACGTCAAATCCACGTGTGAACGAGGTGAATCATATTCGATGCCACACAGTTTATAGCCTAAGGGATTCCCTCAGAAATAGAATGATAAATGACAATTTTGAGCACTACGACTATGAAAGCAAGAATAGCACTGAAGATTGTTAGGCGTATTCAAGAGAGACCTGAACTCTTCCGCTCCTATAATAGAAGAACAGTAGAGCGTGCCGTAAACACGGTGTATTGTAGAAATCGACTTGCATCATGGATGAAGTCTCACGTGAGACTTCGCCTTGATGACAGAACGGTAGTTATGATGCCGGACGGGACATTCAGTTTTATTCTAAACGAGCAATTTGACAAATTATGAATGCACGACAGACACGACGAGCCAGACGGCTCATAGCCCGAAAGGGGTACTGGAAAGCACGATGGCTTCAAATGAGGATGAATCTAAGGGATCTTCAACTGGACTATACCACCTACACGAATGAAATAGACGGTGACGCCAATATGGATCCTGGATTATTTCAGTGGTACAGAGACAGATATGTAAGAATATCCAAGAAAATAGCATACTACGAGAGAAAAATGTAACGAAAAAGCGTTATATATATGAATGAGTTTAGTCATAGCTAAAATGACAAATCAATTGTCTTAGGTGAATTAATGATTATCAGAAACAGGGTCGCAGGGATGCGCTCCTGTTTTTCTTTAGCGGAATCACGAATTCTATATTATGAAATTTCAGAATAATTCTTAGAATTTATCTTGGATATTTCAAGAATTCACCCCAACTTTGCCGTGTAATCATTAAAACATCACGTCTTATGGCAAACAGATCAAAGCAAAGCCCGAAGGGCATTTTATTCATCAAGTGGCATCACAAAAATTCCACTTGCATCTGTTACGGCACACTCGCAGGTCTTGTCAGTGAGGTGTTCAACTATACGCTTGAATGCGGTCATTCCTGGGATCCTTCCATTTCTATGGAACCAAAGAGCCTCAAGTCGCTCGTAAGAGCCCTAAACAACTCCTATGACGTTCTTAACAGGTACTCTACTTATGTGGAGGAAAGCAACTTTCAGGAGTTCCTTCAGGCTTATGGCAGTGACTTTGATAGAGGAATTCTTACCGCAAAGGCGGCTATTGACCCTATGTTTCACGATAGAATTGAAGTAAGATAAGGAGGGGGTACATCATGAACAACACGATAAACATTTTCGAAATCAACATCAGTATCCCTATATGGACTATTGAACAACAGACAGGCTACAAGCCTGAGACAACGTTCTGGCAGGACTTTTCCATCGCTGAAAAGGTGGGTGGTCTAAAGAGCATCCAGGAAACGTTTGACAGGGTATTTAAGGAATGGTCAGACAAGTACAGGTATCTCACGGAGCTTGTTCTTGTGCTCAACTGGAAGTGTTGGGATTGGTATGATCAGGGCGATGATGATCTGTCAATGCTGTATCAGAATCTCTTTTATCAGGCAAGAGAATACGCACTGGACAACCTTAAGGACGAGGAACTTTCCTATTTCGTGGAAACTACGGATTAATCCTTGGATATTTCAAAAATATGACTACCTTTGTGGCAGTTAATCATTAAATCATCTACATTATGGGATTCACACCGAGCAAGTATCAGCAGCGCATCTACGATTTCATCGAAAGGGGATCAGGCAATGCGGTCATCAACGCAGTCGCGGGAAGCGGCAAGACAACGACTCTAATCAGTCTTCTGGAGCGTGTTCCGTCCACAAGCAGGGTTCTCTTCCTTGCGTTCAACAAGTCCATCGTGGAGGAGCTTAAGATAAAGACCTCACGATTCAGTAACGTGGATGTCAAAACTCTGCACTCACTCGGGTGCTCGGCTCTTCGCAAGCAGATATCCACCATCGGTGACATCAACAGCAGCAAGTATCGTCAGTACGTCACGGAGCAGCTGAAGTCCGGTGCATACGCACCTACAAGGGAGCTGTCACTGGAGGAGAAGTCCGAGTATAAGTCCAACATTATCAACCTCATTGACCTTGCACGTGTCAATCTGTGTCAGTCCACACAGGACATCATCAGTGTGGCTCACAAGCACGGCATCTTCCTGTACGATAACGAGGTTCAGCTCGTCACGAATGCAATCGTCTGGGGTCGCAGCGAAAGCGGTCTATCCACCATTGACTTCACGGACATGATTTACCTCCCGTGTTATCTCAAGGACATCAGGTTCTTCAGATACGACCTTGTCCTTATAGATGAGTGCCAGGACTTGAATGCGGCACAGAGAACCCTGTTCCTGAAGACCATCAAGCGCAACGGACGCTTCGTGGCGGTGGGCGACCCACGTCAGGCTATCTACGGCTTTGCAGGTGCGGACGTGGAGTCCTTCACGCTTCTCACCAAGCTCCCTAACACGGTGGAGCTTCCACTTTCAGTATGCTATCGCTGTGACATGGACATCATCAAGAGGGCACAGACTGAGGTTCCCCAGATTGAATGGAGAGAGGGTGCTGGTGCTGGCATTGTAAATGATTCTGCAAAGGTCGCTGACATCCAGGACGGTGACATGGTTCTGTGCCGTCTTTCAGCCCCTCTGGTGGCACTCTGCATCAAGTACATCGGAGAGGGTGTCAAGGCCTACATCAAGGGTCGTGACATCGGTGTTAATCTCATCAATATGCTCAAGAAGACCAACAAGGTTCGCATCAGGGACGCACTCAAGATAATGGACAAGGAGCTTGCACGTGTTCAGGCTGAAATCGTAAAGACCACTGGGTTGACTGTTGACGAAGCTGTCCAGCACACGTCCTACATCCTCTATGCTGACAAGATTAAGGCTATTGAGGTCATCAGTGAGGGTCTCACCAAGGTTGAGGAGGTCTGTGATCGCATCAACGCCATCTTCAGTGACGAGAGCAAGCAGGGCATCTGCCTGTCCACCGTTCACAAGTCCAAGGGTCTGGAGGCTGACAGGGTGTTCATTCTGTGTCCGGACAAGTTCCTTCTGAAAAGAGCTATGCAGATAGACTGGATGGCCGAGCAGGAGCACAATCTCATCTACGTGGCCTACACAAGAGCAAAGCACTATCTCGGCTTCGTAACGGACTTCAAGATATAGTTTCCTGGATTGCTCCTTGGATATCCAAGGAGCAGCCTTATATTTACACACGAATTAAACACATACGATATGACAAAGGAGCTTACAATCACCCTTGACGGATGGGCAAGGAACTACAGCGTGACCGAAATAACGGCCAATGAGGACGGAACGGTAACGCTTCGATGCACACCTCAGGAACAAGAGGCGGAAGTCGCCCAGAGGGCGGAAAACTCGGGAGCCGTGACACGACCACGCATCCGCTCCTATATGCACTGTTCAGGTCTTGTCCGTCTGCTTGTGAACGGCAGAATGGTCACAGCGGCTGTCACGCACTGCACGGACAGAGCTGTGCGTGTATTAAATCTGGATCTCGGTGTGGCCTGGATGCCGAAGAATGTGCTTCGGTGGTCAGAGGTCGCTGGAATGCTCTGTGTGGTGGACGCAGACTACTGGCCGGACTTCACCACGAAAATCAGTGATTCCATGGCGGAGTATCCTGTCCTGTTTAATGCAGAGGAGCTCTATGATAGAGAATTCTGTCAAAATACCTACCTTTAATCCCACTTTGGAAACCACATATAATTATGAAAATGGAAGAAATAGTGGATGGAACACTTCTGTGGCTTGGTAGCCTGAATATCGTCAGCAGAATGATGGCCGTGGTCGCCATAATGCTTGGAGCGGTCATTGTGGGGGCACTTCTGGCCTTTGCTATGGTGGGAATTCTATGCCTGATAGCCAATTAGTTAAACTAAAATAGAAATGATTATGAAAGAAAGAACACTATGGCCTGTCGTGCTTGGAATAGTGACACTTGTGGGCATCACGATAGGCGTGTCACGATGCACACACAAAAATGATGAACTAACGGAGGATCATGAAAGGGAACGCCATTTTAATGACAGCGTGCAGAACACAGAAATCATGGAGTCCGTCTATGACAGAATCTTCCAGCTTCGTCTGGATCATCCTGACATCGTTATGGCTCAGTGCATACTGGAGAGCGGTGAATTCACCTCCGACCTGTTCAGAGAGGGCAACAACTGTCTCGGAATGAAAGTTTCAGGGCAGCGACCGACGTTTGCAGTAGGTGTGTGCAGAGGGCACGCCAGATTTAAATCATGGCATGACTGCATCGCCGACTATGCTCTGTGGCAGAGCGCCTATGGAAGAGGTCTGTTAGATGACGCCTATCTCGCCTTGCTGGACAGAATATACGCTGAGGACGGCTCCTACACGGCCAAGCTAAAATCAATCATTCGTAAATATAATCTTTAGTGCCTATGTGGAGAGTGGTGAAGTCAAGAATGGACAAGAATGAGGAATTCTTTCAGCGGATGGAGGATCAGGGGTGGAAGCTGAAGTCAGCCCTCTACTCGTGTATGGACGGAATGTATCACTACATATTCAGGAAAAGGGATGATGAGCAACAAAGGTAGAGCGGAACGATTTTATCCGCACTGTCTCGTGGTTCCGGACAACGTCACACTCGTCCTGTATTACATTACACGTGTTGTCGGGAAGCCCGTGTTCGTCGGGACGCAACTCTCCATCTTTCGCACTCCTCTGTGGTGGCGGTGGATCAAGGAGAACAATCTTCCTCCATCAATAGCGAATCTTATGGACGGCACACTGGAGGAAAACTATGGATTGAAGATAGAGAACGCTGACGTAGAGACGACTAACATAAATCTTGCTGATGACAGCGCTCTTATCTGTGAACGGTGGCTGGAGGGGTGGCGCAAGCAGTGCACACATCGCTCATACAGGCAGCACGACAGCACCGAATTTAGGTCTCTACTTGCAAATTAGACGGACATGTCCACGGAATATTCCGTGGAACATACGTTAAGTCTCTATATAAGTTATAAATAGATATGAGACAGTCAGAACTATGCAGGGAGATAGCGGACAGAACGTCCGTGAAGCCCAAGGAAGTAAGATCCTGTCTGGAGTCACTTTCAGATGTCCTGAAGGAGAAGACTCTGGGGGAGGGGGTGGAGGTGATAACACCGTTCGGAAAGTTCAGTCGTAAGACGTTTGCGGCAAGAAAGTGTCGCAACCCTAAGACAGGCAAGATCACCATGACACAGGAGACACGTTCTCTGGCGTTCAGCACCAGAAAGAAACTAAAGCTCCACCTGATGGAGGATGGTTCCTATGAGGCCGTCCCTCCACGCAGACGCAACCCTCATAAATCAACATCAAACAGATAGACGGCCATGGCAGCAACGAGGAATAAAACAGCGACAGCGACCGTGACGGCTCCAAAGTGGAATGCACGGTTCGAGATTCAGCCTGTGCAGTTTGATCTCTTCAATCACATTGACTTTCATCACAGATGGTGGCCAAGGGTTATCTGGATGGATGGCGTATGGCCGAAGCATAACAGCAACATTGTCGTGGACGTCACAGGGCAGACGTACACGTTTCGTCAGGTGTCAGTTCGCTCCACAGGCATGGAGACACCGTTCCCGACAGAGAGCCTTTACCTGATAGAGACCCCGAACACCGTCACCGTGTGCACCTATGCGTCCTTCTGGAGCTATGGTGGAAAGGTTCTTGCCGAGAGACGCAAGGGGGAGCGTATGTGGCCGTCCTATCTCCACTATCTAATGGAATTCGCCCTTGTGACGTATAGCCGTGAGGACTGGGACAGGCTTCAGGCAGAGGGTCACATCACCATCGTGGAAAATCAAATCAAACAGTAACGTATATCATGAAGAAGTGGATAAAGAAAAGGTTTAAGGGGTTCCTTGAATGGGCTTTCAGTGAGGAATTCGACAACATGAGAACCACCTGTGAGCAGCAGCAGCGCACAACCACACAGATGCAGAAGGAGATTGAGGACTTGCGTATCCTCCAGAATCAGCTCGGCATCTATGAGAAGAAGCTGAAATCTCTACTGGGAACCATCTCCGTCTCAGCCAATCTGCCGAAGAAGGCCGAGAACTGGGCTGTCATCTCCATTCAGGGTGAGAAGATAGACTATGTAAAGTTCATCGCTCTACCTAAGAATGACATGATTGCCATCAGCAGGTTCCTTGCACAGTTTCAGGATCACGCACTGGAGACAAGTCCAGCCAACTATGATCTTATAAACGGTAAGATAATCGAAATCAAACAGTAATAAGAATGAAACTATCCGAAAAAGAATTGTGTTTGTCGACATGGACGACACTCTAATCAAGACAGTGTCAGACGGGACATTTTCTCTGGGCATATATGACATGACACTCCGCCTGGACGTGTTCGCCAAGATAAAGATGCTTGCACCTAATGCGGTGTTCATCGTGTCCAATCAGGGCGGCATTGAGGCAGGGTATGTCAATCCGACACTCTTTCAGCACAAGTTTATGTATGTTCTGGCGGCTCTGCAGGGGTTTCTTGGACTGCACACCTTTGTGGCAGGGAGATTCTGTCCGACTCAGAACCCGAAGTTCGAGGGACGCAAGCCGAACACGGCAATGCTGACCATCATGCTGGACGAGTTCGAACAGATAGTCAAGGACTATAGGTTCTCCAAGGAAGAATGTGTCTACATCGGTGACACGCTTATTGACACGGAGCGCAGAACGGCAGAAAACTTCGGCTGTGACTTCGTGCCTGTGGAGGACTTTCTCCGTATGCACATTGACCCTCCGACATATCGTATCGTCAGCAAGAAGGACTGTTCCGACTATGACGGTCGCGTCATTAGCAAGGCGGAGGCCGTGCAGATAGTGCGTGAACACACTAACGAGAACGGTGAGACCGAGTGGGACATCGTGCCGAGCAAGTTCCTGCCTCTAAAACTTGATGCAGCTCCGGAGCCTGAGAACAGACCAAAACTGAAGAAGGAAGCCAAGGTGGTCGTTCCTCCATTCGCGAAAAAAGCGACTGAGAAAGAAAAACTGAAAAACTAAGATTTTCGGGAAGTAATCCCCGAATTTCTTATGAATATCAGTTATATCATCAATAAACATTTAGAATTATGAATTCAGTAAATTACTTTTACTATTTTGTGTTTAAGGATATGGATAGTTCCTGTGGTCGGGTCAAGGAGATGGTCTTTCCTATGGAGAATCCAAGCAAGAACAGCCTAAAGAAAAAGGTTAAGAACATTATTGATAACTCCAAAAAAGTCGGAATAAATCTGGCTTTACTGGAAGCCTTTCCAGCCACAGAAAGCGTGACTCAGAATCTACCAAGGCTGTCACGTCACACCAGAAGTGAGCACATCTATAAGTATGAAGTTATCATGGGAAACATCCATGGTGATGACATAATCAGAGACACCGTCTATGAATGCAGCACAGCTCCATATCTTCTGAATGAGAAGCGCATTAAGGTTGTATCTGAGGAGTATGTGCAGGATGACATTCGCAGGGGCTACGAGATACTTGGAATCGCCTATCTGGGAGAGGAAAACTTCTGCACCGAGCCTGTTAGTGATAGTGTGATGGAAAAGTCTCGCAAATCGCCTAAAAGGGATGAATATGTCTGGATAAAGGTCAAGGACGGTGACGACGGCAGCGGCATCAACTGGATTCCGGCTCGCAGAACGGCCAACGGTGAGGTCGTGTCCTTCGTGGGGCTTATGTTCACGAAGACACCTGAGGAGGACACTCGCTCGTTCACGGACTGTCCAGTCCCTGGGTACGTTATAACAACAACGATGTAGCAGTGCATCGTGTCATGTATATATTCCATAGTTTAGATTGCTTCCCGATCGCCTGTGATAGGTCATCGGGTTTTTCTTTCATACATTCCTTGGATAATTACAGACATTCCACTATATTTGCCGTATAATCATTAAATCACATCACACCATGAACAGTAACATCACACTAAAGTCATTCAAATATCAGAACGGCTCAGGATACGTCAAGACGG